CTTCAACTTTTTTAATTTCTTCATTTATTTTTAATTTTAGACTTGAATAAGTTATTTTTGCCATAACTAATTCCTCCTTTTCTCTCTTATATAAATTATAACATAAATTTTTTTACTATGCAACTTTGTCTAAATTTAAACTTAATTCCATAGTAATATTTCTATTTCTAATATCATTGATAATCATTCGACTACGAGTTTCGCCTTCTTTGTTACTAGTAGGATCAGTTTCTTTTTGATAATATCGATTATGAGCATTTTTTATATTATATTGATGCTTTTGAAGATCTGATGAAACATAACTTTGATCATCCTTCTCATTAGAAATTTTTTCCATGATTTCTGCAACATTATATACTTTATCATTAATTACCATAAATCATGCAAAATCATCTTTATCAAGTGATCCCGCTAATGCTAATGGTAAAAATGCAGCATGGAAATAATCATACATATCTTGCATTGCATTTTGCGCATCTTTATTTAATTCTGCTGGTAGTTTCATTTTTCTTCCAGGTTTAATAATTGCCATATTATAGTCTGCAAAAGCATTGTAAAATTGAACTAAAGGAACACTAATTTTTGCATTATCTAAAAAATTAGATAAAGTTGCATTTGATTTAATATGAATATTTGCAACATTATTTTTAACATTCGTTCTCTTTAATGTGATACCTGGAAGTCTAACAGAAATAAGTCCTTCTGCTTGTCCATTTACCATTTTTGGAATATCACATTGAATAGAGATATCTTCAGTCTTTTTATTAAATATTGATGAACTTCCAGTACCTTCAGCTGAAACTACTAATTTCATATTTTTATCTATAACATTTATTTTATCCATGATATATTTAGGTAAATATTCTGCTAGCTTATCTTCAGATACGAAACCTACCATTCTATTGATTATATTCCAAGTAGAAAATAAAAAAGCCTCAATAGTTTTACTCTGAGTTTCTTTTCCAAAAGATTTCATTCCTCCGCCTTCAATAGCTTGAATTGCGGATAAATTTGCTAACATTTTATTTATTTCTCCTTGATGACTAGCAATAGCTCTACTATAAGAATTATCTACTTTAAAAGTAGTTCCATTATTTAAATATGCATCTCTATAAGTCTTTTTAATAGCATCAATAGAAGTGTCTCCATTTAACATTTCTTGTGTTAATATAGGTAAAGGGTTTGTACTAAAAGTACCCCCTGTAATTTGCTCTAGTACTTCAGAAAAACGATTTACAATTTCTTGTAATTTTTGTACATCATATTCGGCGGAAGCTATATCTCCTCTTGAGACTCCCGCAGTTTCTATCGAATTAGCCATTTCTTGTGCAGCTTTACTAATCCCATCATTTTGAATATCACTTAATAATTTAAAAAATTCATCTTCACCTATTGTCTTTCCATTTATTTTTATTTTTTGTCGATAAATAGTATTTAATTTAGCTTTTAAATCTTTAAGAGATATTTCATATTGTTTTTTTACTCGGTCATGACTAAAAGTTTTCGCTAAATAAGCGGCATTATCACTTGGACTATCTCCATTACTTAAATGACTATATTGATAGTGAACATAATCTCCTAATGCACTCATTCTTATCACCTATTTTCTTTTTCAAAAATAAAAAAGGAGGCCAATTAAGGCCTCCTCCATCCATTCAATCCCAAAGTTTTATATATTTATATTAATTAGATTGATGATTCATCGTCACCAAGATGTTTCATTACTGATTCGATTTCTTTAGTAGCAGCTTCTGAGTCATCTATAACTTGCATTACACATAAAACTTTTTTAGTTTTATTGAAGTAAGTATATCCAGGGAATGCGTCCATAGTAAATGTAAATGTACTTGGATCTCCTGTAGCAGCCATAGAGAATGAGAAGTTAGATTGAATCTTAACATTTGGTAATGTAATTTCTGCAGGTAAATCTTTTCCTGTAGCTTGGTCTCTGAATAATGTTGAAGCTTCAACATAGTAAGATCCAGCGAAGTTTTCTGCATCAATTTGTAATTCTGCAGCATGGTTAGCTTTCTTAATGATATAGAAATCAACTAATACAGTTGCACCATTGTATTCACTTTCAATTCCTGTTAATGATTTTCCGTCAGCAGATACACTGAAGCCTTCAATTAATTCACCTTTAACAGATCCATCTTCTTCAGTTAATGCAGCAAAGATTGCAGCAGTAGAATCGATAGTTTCAGTTTCTCCTAATGAAGCACTTAAATCAATAGCTCCATTAATAACGATTGCAGATGAAGTTACATGAACGTGAACATCTTGTTCTGCATTGTTAAATAATCCAGCACCTGATAATACTGAGAATCCAATTGGAGATAATAAAGCGTCTTCAACTGTGAAAGTTAAAGTCTTTTCACCTTCCCATGCGATTAAACGAGTATTTCCTCTACCACCTGTAGCGTATACTGTTGTAGCAGCACCTTCAAGAGTAGATGTTTTAGCTGTATCAATATATAATACTGGTTGTCCAGCTTTGAATGTAGAAGTTCCGATTTTTACATCAGATTTAGCTTTGAAAACTACATTACATATTTCTCTTACACCAAATTTCATAGTATTTTCCTCCTTTATAGATATTATTTTTTCCTTGTATCACTTAATAAGTTCTGCTTATTTGCTAAGAACTTATTTTAGAGTTTTATTAAGAACTCTGGCTTCCATCAACATTAGAGTGAATATCTTCCATCCAGTCGTCGACTTCTTGTAAATCCTTTGCTCCGGCAAGTTGTGCCTTCAAATGAATATCCCAATTAATTTTTAATTGGTATCTCTTAAATTCATCAAATAATTGATAAATTGTATAATTAAGCAAAGTATTCATGTCTTTATTTTCTCCTACTGCAAGGACAGATACATATCGACTCAAAATAGCAATTTTCTGATTTTCTTTTCCCTGAGCCGCCAATTTTGCATGGCGATCTTTCAGTTTTTCTGCAATTTGTCTTGCTAATGACCCAGACGGATTATAATTAGAAGAAGTGTCGCCGCCTAGGCATAATATTTCATTCAATGATTTAACAAAAGCATCATAGTTATTTGAATTAAGTTCAAATTCCATTTCCTCTTGTTTAAATACTATACGTAATTTATCAGTATCTAATTGAATTTGATAAGTAGGAAATAATAGAGATAATACCATTAAAGCACAAGTTTTACTCTTTTGCATACTTGGATTTTTTTCTCTCATCATTGACATTATTATTTCAAAATTTCCTATGCTCTCTAAATGACTTCTGTCCTCTTCACTTAAATTATTTTTTGAAAATCGTAAAAATTCACAACCGGAGAAGAAAGCCTCTTCTCCAATTAGTGCTATTTCTTTTATTGTTGGTGGATGTAATAATAAATTTATTTCTTCAATAGGGATATCGTTACCAGATAATAAAATTAAATCATTTAACATTATTCTTCTTCATCATCTGGAATGCGGTCATCACTACCATGTACCGCTTTATATGTTAACGTATATCCAGATAAAACTTCATCTAAAACTAATTCTTGACATCCGACAAAATTTAATGTTCCAATACCTGTTAATTTTGAATTATTTAATATTCCATCTATATAACCTGCAATTTTTAAAGGTCTAATTTGATAATTATCCATAGTCCAATAATCTGTATGACAAATTATATCAAAATGAATTACACAATCTCTAAATTGAGGATTAGTGTGATTAGGTGAGAAACTATCAAATGAAATAATAATATAAGATTTTACCTTTTCATGTTCAGGCATTGGTATTTTTGGCGCCAACTTAATATATCCATCTTTCATTAAAGTAGATAAAGTTGTTTCTTCAATTACCTTCTTATATTCTTCATTTGTTAAATTTGTTAAACAGTCCTTCATAGGAATTACTAATAATCTTAATAATTGTTTATTTTGGACTTGATGATCAAAGAATAGTTTTGTTAATATTCTTTCTATATCCTTTTCAATAGATAAGAATGATGAGTTTAGATCTGGTACTTCTATAATATCTCTTTTCATTTTATCTAGCTCCTTTTATCCCTATAAAGATGCTATCGTAATAGTTTTTACAATAATATCTTCATCATTAATTTTATATTTTAAATCAAATTGTCCGCTTTTAGCAGATGTAATGATTATATTTATTTTTGATTCACTTTGTGATTCTATTTTCGCCTTTGATGTTTCTAAAATCCAGCTTCCGCCAGAAGCATTTTCAATTTCATATGAAACTTTATCAAAAGGATAAACAGTATCATATCCAACGATCGCGGCTGTTGTGTCATCAATAACTGGATTAACATCAGGTGTTTCCGCATCATCGGTAGTGTTTGTTACAGGGTCAAATTCATTTGTAAATGTTTCCTTTAGATAAACAATTAACATTGTATCTGAAGTTATATCATTAACCATTTGAACTTCCCATACTCTATCTCGAATTTCAACTTTTTGAAATCTATGGAAGAATTTTTCTGTTGTTTCATCTTTAGTAACATATAAAACAACTTCATATCCCATCTCACTCCAAGAATTAGTTTTCTTAGTATGCCATAGTTCGCCTTTTGTTCACTTACCAAGATAACCATAATAAGTATTGCCATCAATAACAATTTCATCTTCAGCTTTTCTTATAGTTGCTCTGAAATAAGCATTTTCTTCCAAAATTTCTTGAATAACAATCCATCTAGTAGAAGTTTCTTTTCAAGTAAAGGTATCTCCTACCTTCATCCCGATTATTTCTTCTCCTTCATGGGTTTTATCATATATTTTTTTTCTATTTAAACATATATCTTTATATGGAATAGATATAATTTTATCATCATAATCTTCTTTTAATTTATCATGATTAATTAAACATCTAAATTCTCTACCATCAGTTAGAATTGCAGTTTGCGCTTGATAAGAATATAATAATGCTTTTTTAAGACTTCTTAATTTATCACTATTCATTCTTTCTTCTTGATTAGGGCCACCTGCATAATTTACTCGAGTTTTAAGATTATCTAGACTCGACATATTTTTTTACCTTATTTAATAAGTTTAGACATTCAAAAATAGTTCTTCTAAAACTGAAGAAATCATCTTGTTCTAAACTCTTTAATCCTTCTAATTTACATAGTAGGCTCAGAATATCTGACCCTAGATTTTCATTGAATATGGCGGCCATCCCCGCAATCTCCTCAGTAATGGTTGCTAAAGGAGTCTCCCAATCAATTCCTTCTTCTCTGTTTGGTAGTAATTTATATGTTTGATTAATTAATCTTTTTAAATTAAAATCTATTACATTATTATCTATCTCTACATCATATTTTGACATCATTATTTAGACCCTCTTTCTTTATAGGGCTTCATAATAATATCTAAAGTAGACTTAATATGACCAGTTTTATCAACTGTTCTTCTTTTATATAATCTTTGTAAATGAAATCCTTCAACTGTATATTTATCTTTTAAAGCAGATAACTTTTGAATATGATTTGCTTGAGAAGTAAATTTAAAATCAGTACCACTAAATTTCATTCTTGTATTTTCTATACTGGCTAATTGTTGCCCTATCCATTCTACTACCATATAGGTTGCTAATATATTAATTTCTTCCATTGAAAGTTGCGCATTAAAATAGCCAACTTCATATTCGTTGGCTTCATTAATATATCCTGTTTCATCAAGTTCCCCATGGATAATATCTTTCCCTAAAACATAATCAAATAAATTAACTCTAGGGAATTCAAATTTAGGAATACTAGAAATAAGAAGATCTTGTAATAATTTATAAGTATCTTCCTTAGTTAATTCCATATACATATCATCTGTTATCTTTGATAAAAAATTTTCATATATACTAGAAAAAGGTGTTGTATTATTATCGTCCATACTACACCTCCACATCTATTATTTTATAATTACATTTCTATATCTACTATTGCCGCTAGTAGTTGAATTTGTCTCATTAGCTGCCATAGGGGCACTTCTTCTAAGACTTGTAGCCGCATTAGTTTTAATAGAATCATCTTCTTTTGATAATTCTATAGCATTGGTTACATTAAAATTAGTAGCCTTTTGGATTGCTTCTCTTTTAACACTACTATCTAATTTTAAGTCTACAGCCTCATTTTTAATTAATTCTTTTACTCCTGAAGGTCCAAACTCTAAAGCATCTTCTAGTTGATCTAAAGTGCCTTCTCTTAATAATTTATCTACAGTTTCTTTAGTATAGAAATATTCAGGTTCAACTTGTCCTAAAATTTCTTCTGCAGCCTCTTGGTCATTAATAATTAAATAATTTTTTAACATTTCTTTTCCACCTGGTGCCCAAGATAATTGTTCTAGTTCATCAAATGTAATTGTTTTTGTTTCTCCGGCAGTGAAACTTCTATGAATATGACTATCAGGAATAGTATATCCCACAGAGCCTGTATCTCTATTAGTTACTTCAATAGGTTTATCTTTTGCTATCATGAGTATCCTCCTTTTATCTCCTTTTTATATCTTTCCTTATAAATAATATACAATAAATTTCACTTTTTTTCAAATTTTCCAACAAAAAACTAGGGAAGATTAATCATTATAATCAATCTTCAAAAGTTAATTATAATATTATTTCTTCCCTAATATTAATATATTAAATTGAATCGTTAATTGTTAAACTTGTGTTTCTATATACACAGATGTTGTTAGTAATTAATGTAGCAACACCGAATTTTTTATAAACTCTGAATTCTCTTGACCAATCTTGATTGTCAACTTCTTTAACAGCAGTAGGTCCTTCGAAAGCGATTTTAACTGGTTTATAATCTCCACCAGGAATAATCCAAGCATAAGATGGATCGATAACTTTTTCAGTATTAGTTTCATCAGTATAAGATTGATCTAATACGATTACGTTATGTCCTTTATAGTTAGCTAAGTAACCATTGTTCCATCTTTGATCTTTCATAGCGTCAGATCTCCATCCTTCATTTGGAACCATAGTAGCTGCGAATTCATAAGTACAATAGATTGTAGCTTTTCCATAAGAATCTGCAACAGCAATTAATCTGTCCATTTCAGCTTCAATAAATTGAGTTTGTGAAGTTTTGTTAGCACCTTGTAATGTTTCAACAGATGCGATTAAAGCTTTAGCGATTTCTTTATAAACTGCTTCATCTAAGCCTTCCATAACGATATCTACTAATTCAGCAAAGTCAGCTCTACCATCTAAGAATTCTTCGAATCCGATTTGAGCAGCTCCACCCCAAGCTTCAGTTGTTACGTCGATGTATTTTCCATCTAATTTGAATACTTCATAAACACCTGCTAAACCAACTCTAGTAACAAATTGTTTTGCTCTTCTTTTAGCAGCTGTAGTAATTTTTTGAACGAATCTAGGTTTGTCTCCTTGAGCAAAAGTTTTAACTTCAGCAAACATACCATATTCTTCTAAAACTTTTTTAGGTAATACATCAGAAATTACTTCTTCAATTAATGCGAAGATAGTATTTTGATTTTCTCTATATAATGCATAGCTTCCTGCTAATTCATTTAATTCACTTCTTAAAGTTTCATTCATTGCTGAATAACTTAAAGTAGTGTCTCCATAAGAATAAGTTGAAGAAGGTTCTGCTTTAGCAACAGTTTTTGCTAATGTAATTAAATCAGTTTTATTTAATGCCATAATTATTTCTCCTCCTTCAATTACGCGATTCTTTGAATCTTAACAGCTTCTTGTCCGTCAGCCATAGTATAAACTTTAGCTACTTTAAATTTAATATCACTGTTTGCGTCTTTCTCTAAATATCCATTATCATTAATTCCTAGAATATCTCCTGCGTCTAAGTCAGTTAAATCATCAATTTCAGTTTTTCCATCGATAGATGCTTTTTCTAACATATTAGTAGTGTAAATATCACCTACATTAGTTTTAAATACTCTTGGATAAATTTTTCCATCAGAACTGTCTGTAACTTTTTGAGCAAAGTCTTTATAAGTTTGATAGTTTTCATATAATTTTACTTCGTTGAATACTAACATCCATTCTCCAGCACCAGTTTTGTTAACTTCGTTGTTAGCATAGTCATATTTAACGAATTCACCATTTTCTAAAGTCTTGATAGCTTCAGTAGCAGGTAATTGAGCGTAAATTTGACCAGTTCTTTGTGCAGATAAATGATTTGGTTCAACTTGTCCATATCCTAATCTTTTCATAGTCTTTCCTCCTCTAATTATTGTATGCTATTTTGAGTGCTTATACAAGCAGAAACCCAAGCTGGTAACGCACTGCCATTATCAGCAATGTTATATGTAGTTACACTTGAATTTTCTTCTTCTATACTATTTTCATTTTTTGCCTTATCCTCTGAATCAAAATTAACCTTTTTTCTTACACAAATTACAGATAATTTTGCTTCAATTTCTTCAAGGCTATAGTTTGCAATATTTTCTCTAACTTCAGCTTTATCTTCGTCAGATAACATATAGAAACTATTTATTAAATCTTCTTTTTCTTTCATTTCAACTTGATTTTTAAATTCTACTAATTCATTATATTTTTTTTCTAAATCAGCATATAAAGCTTGATAATCAACTGCAGCTTCTTCACTTTCAGTGATTTCTTCTTCAGCTGGTTCTTCAACTTCTATTTCTTCACTACTAGCGTCTTCTTCTTCAGAAGGAGTTTCTTCTTCTCCGTCTTCAGATTCTTCTTCTTCGCTAACTTCTTCAGCAGCTTCAGTTTCAATTTCTTCTTCTTCAGCTACAGGTTCTTCATCAGCTTCAAGAGTTTCTTCAACACTTTCTTCAATAGAAGTTTCTTCTGTTTCAATAGAACTTTCTTCTACGATTTCTTCAGTTTCAGCAACTGGTTCTTCAGTAGTAACGATTTCTTCAGTAATTTCGTTATTTTCTATTTCCATGTCTTTTCCTCCTTCTAATGCGAATTTTAAATCTTGCATCATAGTAAATAATGTTGTTTTGAAATCATCATCAACTTTACTAAATGATGAACTTACTTTAGGAGCTGTAACACTAGCACCTTCAAAACAAGGTTCTACATCTTCTCCTAAGATACATAATTTTGAGAAAATTGCATCGTTGATAATAAAGAAATCCATTCCAGTTTGTGAATTAGTTGACCAATGTCCATCTAAGGTAGCTTGATCTAATTCCATAGATTGATTATTTCCTTTATCAATAACACGTTGAGCTTCTTCAAATTGACCTGTCCATAAATAACCAGTAGTCATTAAATACTCTCTAGTTATTTCATTTCCAAACTCATCTGTATCTTTAAATTCTTGGAACCATACTTTAGCATCAGGAGAAACAAAACCATAAGGTTTTGTTAAGCAATTAAATTTGATACCTTCATCATCAAAAATTACTTGTTCTCCATGATCTGCGAAGTCTTCTTTTTCTTCTTTATAGTATCCAACAATAGGAGCTCCTCTTAAAGTTTTTGCCATATCTGCGGCAACGTCTTTAGTAATGTAACTATGATTTCTATTTTCTCCTACATATAAAACTTTAATTTCACATTTAGACATCAAAGGATTAATATCTAAAGGTTGTAAGTTTATAAATTCAGGAGAGCTAATTGTTGCAATAGATTGATGCATCATAGTTTATTCCCCCTTGACTATATTAATATTAAATTTTCTTTAATAAAATTATTACTTTTTGTCCTAAGATTGAGATTCTTTATTTTGAATTGTTTTCTCAGCAACTTCTTTTCCTTGAGACTCATTTGTAGGTCTACCGGCTTCGTTGCCATCAGTATTTCCGGGATTATTTTTTGTTTCTTTATTTTGTTGATTTACTCTATTTAATACATCAGAGTTCATTGTACTAGACATCATTGGTGGTATAAATACATTAACTAAATCTAATACATCATTTTCGAAATATGCATTTGCAAGTATTGAACTTTGTGATTGACCAAGTGCAATTTGCGCAAGTAACTTACTATAACCAAGTTGCATTTGTTCCTTATACAATTTTGCCATTTCTTTATAATTGTAAATTGTAGTAGTCAATAATTGTATTCTATAATATACTTGTTTAGGTTTAGTATTAAATTTTTGAAGTAAATAATTTAAGAAATCTTGGAATTGTAATAATAAATTATACATTGAAGATTCATCATTTAAAATTGATTTTTCAAGTGCTAAATTTCCATCTGTATTAAATTGCATTTGTGAAACACCTGCTTCATTATATACAGTTCTTTCAACCTTTTTTAAATCATCTACTGTTGTTGTAGTATTTCTATCAGCCATATCCGCAACATCTACGTCTGCAAATGTTGTTAATACATCAATACCAATAGCTTTACCTAACATAGCAACTGCATTGTTATGCAATTGTTGAGCTTCATCAACATCAAAGACTAAATCTCCATTCTTGTCAACTGGCATTTTTTGGATTATAATCTTTAATAATTTTTGAGCCATTTTCTTTCTGTCTAACTCTTGTGCTTCCGCTAAATCAATTATAGCAGGAATGACTGAAATTAAAGCTGGGAAATCTTCTCCATTAATATTAAATTTAATAGTCTTATCTATTTCTAATAAATACCAACTTGCAGAGTCTCCCGCAAAATCAGGAACTAATTTTCCTTCTTTATAAAGGATATAACCTTTTTTAAATTCTTTAGGAAATAAATTTAATACTTTAACTCTTTGAGTAGCATCTTTAAAAGCATTATCAAAGTATCTCATATCAAATTCAACTGCAGGTCTACCATTTACACTGAATCTGGAGCGACAGTATCTAACTGGAAGTTCTTGTATTTGAACCTTGTCTCCTTCATCAATTATGTAACCATAATAACAACCATTTCTAATAACTTTTAATGCAACATCTCCAAAATATTCTTTAACTCCGAAATTATCAAAATAATTTAAGATTTTGTAAAAATTAGTTAATAATTTTTCATTTTTAACTTTTTCATCATTAATGTATGGAGTTACCATCCAGTCATATCTATACATATATGCTAAATATCTGCATAATCTATTATAGATACCGCTAACTCTATAAAAGAAATTAGAAACATCTCTCATTGTCTCTAAATCATTTTGAGCAATAGCTCTTAATACTGTTTCTTTATTTGCTAATCTTGGATCAATTCTTTTTAAAGGATTAATAGCATCTAAAGTAGCATCATTCAATGATTTTAAACCTACTTGAATTTTACTAAATTCCGTAGGAACATAAGATTCGTCATGGTTTATGGTGTCATTAGAAATCATACTAAAACCTTTTCGTTTTATTTCTTCCATTCTATTCTTTATCAAAGCCGACACCTTCCTTTACTATAATTATTAAATTCCTCCAAGAGAATAATATGCGTTCATAATATAATCATAATTTAATATTCCTTCATCTGTATAAGGAACTGCAATTAAAATAATATTATGTTTACGACAATAATTTCTTTTTAGCATATCATTATATTGTTGTTTCTTTAATCCACTATTGCCGCCAAACTTACTTTTTGCAATATAATGTTGAATTCCTTGATATTCCAGTAGAAACATCAAATCACCTTCATCATCAAATACTGCAAAATCAAATCTTAGAGGTCTACCATTCGAACTATATAAATCTGGAAATGAATATTCTTCACTAAAATTTAAACCGGCTGATTGTAAAATTTCTTCAATTTTAATTTCTCCTCGACTTGCTCTCATATTATTCTCCTTTCAGGAGATATGATAATTATCTTTCATATTTCTAAATTATTATTAAAAATCACTTTTATAAATGAGCCTGCTATGCCCAAAAAGCTATTTCTTTGAAAAAAACATCATATCTGAAATATTTCTCTTTTTTCTTTTCTTTTTTCTATCTTCTTCTTGCTTAATATAATATAGTCCATATTCAAAAGCAGAAAACTTATCTTTAGGAATACTTCTACTAGATTGCTTCAATATAATATTTACACCTTCATTTTCTTCTACTAAATTAAGCATTTGTTCTCTTAAAATTGTAGTTAAAGTAAAAGGCATTAAAAATTCAGCACGTTTATCCGCATCCATATTTTGTCCTACTTTTGTACTCATTAATTTTACTTTTGCTTGACCTTCGTCAATTAAGAATTTTATTTTACCACTAAATAATTGAGTTTGAACATAACTATGAGCTTCAGTATTTATTGGCGCATTTGCCTTAATTAAATACATAGCATTTTCTTCTACTCCAGGACCTTTTATTTTTTTATAAGGTTCTAAAATATCTTCAGCAGTTCCGCCTTCAACTCCAAATGGTGGTAGTTCTTCTCCTGTTTCTGGATCCATTTGACCTTTAGTCATAAAATCTACAAATCCAGCACCAAGACCATTCGCATCGATTGCAATTATCTTCGCTTTATATTTATAAAATAATTTTTTAACATTGATTGCTTGTTTTTCAAAATCTTCTGCTTCATATGAATATAAATTTACAAGAGTCTTCAAAGCAGCGCCTTGAACTTGCGGAGTTACTTTAAACACACAAACTTCGGTAGTACATTTAAAACGTCCAACATCGACTCCAAGTACATAATAAGCACTTTTGCTACTTCTCCCACTAAATTCATATTCTGGTTGTAATAATACTCTATGTTTATCAAATTTCTCTGCAGAGAAGAATGCATTTTCTGCATCTCCAGACCACTCTGATTCATATTCACGAGCAAAAGAACTATCATTATAAGTTCCATCTAATTTTAATTCTTCAATAAAAGATTTTTTCAACAAACCTTCAATTACTGGGACGCGCCAGGTTCCGCCTAGAACGACCGCTTCCGCAGGTTCAATTATTTGTTGGATAAGTATTTGTATTAATTTATCATATGCAAAACTATTTTTTCATCCCGCAGTAGTTACATATATTTGAGATTTATTAACAGTTTCTTCTTCAATTCTTGTTCCATCCGCCAATCTTCGGTCAACGTTCATGGTTGGAATAATAACTTCATTTAATAATGTTTGGTCTATTAAGATACACTCTTCCATCAAACCTCCAGTAGCACGTTTACCACGGGAACTTTGTTGAGCAGCCATAATATCTAATTTACTACCATTTTTAAATTTATATTCAACCATATTCTTACTTGCTTTTGTTTGACCTCTTGTCCAGTCAATTTCATTTTTTAAACCTGGAATTAATTTACAAAGCTCTTCCGCTTTTTCTCTTGCTATTCCAGCAGCTTGTTCTTTTCCTCCAGTTGTAACGAATAAATGTGCGCCTGGGAAAAGTACACATCTTAACATTAAAATTAACACAGATAAGAAAGATTTTGAATAGGCACGAGGAAAGGTTGCATATGCATATCTATGACGCATTACCGCCCTTAAGAATACTCTTTGATAAAAGAATAAACTAAAATTTTCAGGATTATTTTCTCCGCAAAGGAATTCCACAAACATATCAGGATATTCACGCCAAAAGGAAACATACTGTCTAATTATAGGTAAATTATCTTTTATTCTTTCTTCAGATATCCCTACTTTTTTTAGCATACTTTTATCTTTAGATAATTCCATTAAATCAGAAAGAGCCATTTTATATCTCTCCTTCCTCATCAAGGCCGAATTCATTATTTTCTATTAAAATATTGTTATCTTGTTCTTTTTGTGCTTCAACTTCTTCCATGAATGCAGCATAATCTTCATCTTCAAGTTCTAATGCCCCATCTTGTGCTGCGGCCTCTGCCTCATTCATTTCTTTTTGAATTTGAATTTTCTTTAAAGCATCTTCTATTTGTTGTCCAAAACCTAAGTCTTGAGTAACTAATTTATGTAAATAATCATTCATATCTTTTAAAGTTAAATCAACTTTATCTTGTGGAATATCAGTTGCATATCTAGGAATAAATCCTTCTCTTTCACACATAGCAACTAATTCTCCAACGCTATCTACGAAATCATTTTTATCTTCTTTATTTTGAGCTGCTGTAAATTTAGCTGATTTTCTTAAACTTTCAGATACTCTTGATAATTTTTGATAACTATCAATATCTTCCATATCTAGAGCATGGTTCATTTTTAAATTTGTTTTACAAATTAGAATTAATGTATTAATTGTATCCGCATCTTGAATATCAAATGACTCTGTCATTTCATTATACATTCTTTCTAATTCAACCCATTCTGAAGGTTTATAAAAACGACCTCATTTCATAACTAGATAAATTTTATCATCATCAGTTAAATCTGCACCTAAATCTACCATATCATCTTCGCTCATATATTGAGAATCGTCTAATCCGATAGATCCTCCAACCATTGGAACTTGTCCTATTGGTTGACCTGGATTTACAAAATCTTGAGCAGGCATTTCCGCATGTTTTGTTTCAGTTTGTGTTAAAGTTTTATATTCAGCTTCACTAATTTCTCCATTTTCAAATCTTTCTTTAGCTTCAGCTTCTCTTTCCGCAACTTCTTTTGCATGTTCTTCTGCTCTTGCCGCATATTCTTGTTGTAATCTTTCAGTGTCTTCCCAACCAAATTCGCGCCATTGTTTTAGTTTCATTTTAGATAAATATCTACCAAAAACAGATTGACAAGTTAATTTGCTAGGGTCTTTTTCATAAATTCTATCTCTTAATGTATTTCATTCTTCAGGAATATAAGGAACATTCATCTTTTCTAATAACCATAGAAATGATTTCTCATCAAAATTATCAATGTGCATTGTCAAACATTTTTTACACATTTCAGTTTTCGTTCCATCTTTATAAGTGAAAAACTGATTTTCATCCATAGTCTTTCCGCATTTAGTACAATAATATCTTGGTTTCTCATTCATAATATTCATCTCCTATCTTACTTCTTTTTATTTCTACATTCTTTACAGATACTATAGAATCCATCTTTTGAAGTTTTATTTTTTGAAAAATAAATATTATGAGCTAACTTTACTTGTCCACATCTAGAACACTTTTTCCATTTTCCGCGTTCTTTAAAAGTATAATACCAGTTCAAATATTCTTTGACCGCTGTCTCCGCAATAAGTTTAGGTATTTTATTTCTTCATAGTGAACTTATATATTCAACAGAATGTTTAATTCCATATTTTAATTCTAGTAAAAATTGGATTTCCGCATTACTTCTACCATCAATTTTATAAATAACTAAATCATAGTATAAAGGATAATCATCTTGTAATGCATGGTCTACTAAATTTTCTAAATCATACATCATATAATAGCAGTCATTATCAAATTTATCCATTGTTTCACCTTTTAAGGCACTATAATTACAAAGTAATGCTGATATATGTTTAGGATTAAAAAAAGAACATAATCCATCACTTACAGGCATATTGTTTTCATCTAAAGTAATTGTTTCTTGTAAATCCGCTCTAGAAAAAGATTTTACCGCATTTGAACTAAATACAGGTTGTTTAACATTATTTTTTATTGTATATTGTTCTTGACACATTTCAATTAAATGTTTTTTTAATAAATATTTTCTTTTACCTGTTGCTCTTGTGGCTTGATCTCTTACAGATTCAATAGCCTCGTTCAAATCTTTTAGAGCAGGGATCTCCGCAATATCTTTAGGTGTTATCGCAATTTTAGGAGTTAATAAAACATTTTTATCATTATCTATTGTTATGTTATATAAACCATCTTCTCCATTTTCAAATTTACTAACTAAATTTTGATATGAGGTTTCCCGCTTATTTATTGTTATCATTCTATTATCAGTTAAAATATTTTTTTCTTTTTTCTCTTGTTTATCCATTGCAAATATAATATAATTACTTAATATTTCCATATATCTTTCAGTTAATTGATTAGGAGGAGTTTGCTTGATTATTTCTTCTACTAAAGCTTTTCTTTCTTCTGGAGTTTTTAATGAGTAATCTAATTTAATTTTATTCTCCATATTTAATTAAGCTCCCTTCTTAATCATTTTTGTCCTCTTTGTTATAAATATTATAACTAAAATTTTTTGTTTTGTCTACTTGACTTTGTAAAAAATTTCCGCAATACTATAGTTGTAGGAGGGTGAAATGATAAACAGTGAACAATTAAATTATGACTATGAAAATCATCCAAAATATAATGTGATTGATTTCTTTTTAAAAGATGAATTTGGGACTTATAAATTTCAAAAGCGATATAAAGATGATGAAATTGCATGGATTCCCGCAGATTTAGATAGATATTTTTTACCTGAATGAATAGGTTTCTTACTTGTTGGAAGAAGCGCTGAATTCGGAGACTTTGGTGTTGATAGTGGCGATATAGTACAAGAGAGAAATAAAGGTAAAGTAAAAAGAAGAGTCCGTAATTAGAAAACTCATATGCGTATGGGTTTTTTATTTTGATTACTTAAAAAATAAGTTTTATAATAATTATAATAAAAAGGAATGATATAGATATGAAAAGAAAAATTTTAATTATAATAATATTTTTAATTGCGGTAATAAATATAATGATGGTTGCGCAATATTGTCATTTATATAATATACAAGAGCAAACAGTAAAGATTAATAATAAAATATATAATGGCGGAGGGAACCGATCAGAGAGTCAGGAAATGCAAATATTGAAGTTAGTGAACGAGGCTAGAGAAAAAGAAGGGCTACAACCGCTTAAATATAATGATAAGGTTGCCGCAGTTGCGCAACTTAGAGCAGATGAAATGAATAAAAATAAATATTTTGAACATGAAAGACCTAATCATACAAGTTGGGTGACTGCTTATCAAGAATTAGGTGTTGATTATACTATTGCCGCAGAAAATATTGCACGCGGATTTAGTCAACCTGAAACAGTGGTTGCCGCATGGATGGTATCTGAAGGACATAGAAAAAATATATTAAATCCAAGAATAGAATATATGGGAATAGGGATATCTGGATATTATTACGCACAAGAATTTATAAAACCGTAAGATAAGTGAATTGAATTCGTTAATTCGTTAGCTGGGTTAACTCGTTAATCCATTTTGAAAATGAAGTTAAAGATTTTTGTGTCGTGCCAAAACCATTTTTTAAAAACGAAAAAAATTTTTTCCCATAATACTACCCCCATACACCTCGTAGGAATGCTGTGTAGAAACAAAAAAACATTTCTAGATAGCGTGCAAATGCTCGGGTCGCAAACACGCGATGCGATCCGAATTTTTTAAATGTAAAGTATTTGTAAAATTTTTGCATTTCAATTTGTCAACTTAACACTTGTTTACATTTTCCTAAAATAAATGTAAAAAAAATAAAAAAATATTAAAAAAAGTATTGACATTAAATGCTAATAATGATATACTATAATTGTAATAAAGAAAAGAGTTGATTAAATTATGGCAAAAAGTATGTTTAGTAAATATTTTAAGGTTTGGGTTCAATTTGGTGAACTTACCAATTCAAGAGTTATTATCGGTAAATGTAATACTTACATTGAAGCATGTCATTTACTTGATAAGTGGTTAAAAGAAAATCCAAATGTTAAATTTCATGCAAAAGGAATGATTTCTTACAAATAAGTAATCAATTCTCTTGTCAACCTTAATGGGTTGACTTCTCAACTGTTTAACTATTCAATGTGATAAGATAAATAAAAGATAATAATAAATAAATGAATTATCACATTGAATAGATAAAATAAATAAAAAAACTATTGACAAATAATAGATAAATTGATATAATAATAATGTAATAAATAAATAAGAAATGAGTTGATAAAATGTTAAAATTATTCTTTGATTTAGATGGAACATTAGCAAAGTTCAATAGTAAAAGAAATGCACTAAAAAGATTTGATAATGAAAAAGGTTTTTTTGCTAATTTAAAACCATTTAAACACATTGAAGTTGTTAATGAATTAGCAAAAAGACAAGATATTGAAATCTACATAATAAGTGCAACTCCAAACGAGCAAGCAGACAATGATAAGTTGATTTGGATAAATAAGTATTTGAATAATGTAAAAAAAGAAAATATTTGTTTTTGTAGATTAGGAAAAAACAAAGCAAAAGAAATCAAACAACAATTAAACATTGACATTGATAAAACTTGTTTATTATTTGATGATTACACAAACAATTTAATTGATTGGAAACAATCAAAAGGAATTGGAATAAAAAGATTAACATCAATTGCAAACAACAAAAGCAAAAGATGGAAAGATTATCAAATAAAAGATTTAAGACAAATAAATAATTTATTAAATAAGATAATACAAGAAACAATGTAGAAAGGTTATTTAAAAACCTTTTCTACTACTTGTAAATTAGTAGTGTAAACCTTAACAAAAAGTTGTGAAACCATTGACTTTGAGTGAATAACTTGATATAATATAATTGTAATAAAGATAAAGAAAGAGTGATTTAAATGAAATTAAGATTTGAAGTAAAAGTTGTATTATTTGTATTAGTAATGATTGGAATAGTTGTTGCATTAGGAAAGTCAATTAACTCAATGGAACAAAAGGCATACTCTGATGCAATTACTAGATGTAACGGAGAACAAAATGTAGTTCAAAAATACACATCTCAAGGAGATAAGTATTGGGTTTGCGCTATTGAAAAATAGTGCTTTTTTCTTGCTCGGCTCGCGGGCGCCCACTAAAATCGCTGCGAGCCGCATTTTTTTAATGTAAATGATCTGTAAAGATTTTGTAAACAAAATGTCAACTTGCAAATGTGTAAAAAAAATCCTAAAATTGTAAAAAAAGTATTGACTTTTTAATTATTTAATAGTATAATTATTATAGAAAATAGATAAGGAAGTGATATTATGATTAGAGAATTATTAATCATCAAAAAACAAGTTTTATTAAATGCTATTGACAATAATGTTAATGACAAAAATAAAATTGCTATCTATTTAAAACAATACATTGAAACTGTAAAGAAATTAAAAAATATTGAAAAAAATAATTGACAATGTTGTATTAAAATGATATAATTATTATAGAAAATAAAGAAAGAGTTGATTTTATGAAATTAAGCAAATTACCATTACCAATTAAATTAATACTTTTTGTATTAGTAAGCATTGTTGCAATAATTATTGATACAATTAGATTTATTGATAAATTATTTATTAAATTGCCAAAAGCAATAAGAGTAATATTTGTTTATGGTTTAATTGCTATCATAATTATTAACTACTCTTTTCCAATTGTTAAGGTAGAAACTAAACAAGTTGAAACTGAAACAATTGTTTACATAGATAGTCAAGAGAGTACTAGAGAACAAGTTAAAGAAACTAGTACTCTTGACTTAAAAAATGATAATGCTAATAAAATCTATGCAAAAGCAATAGAATTAGGACTAGACCAAAATCAAGCATTAATAGTTGTTAGTATTTCAAGACACGAAACTGGAAATTGGACTAGTAAAGCATTTAATAATAACAATAATTTTGGTGGTATAATGACAAATAATGCTACTCAAATTAAAAATTATGAAACTTACGAAGAAGGACTAAATGACTTTGTAAGTATTCTAAAAAAATATTATTTTGATTTAGGACTTAACACAATAGAACAAATTGGTGCTAAATATTGTCCTGTTGGTGCTAAAAATGACCCAAATGGACTTAATAAACATTGGGTTGGTGGTGTTAACACTTTCTATCAAAATTATGTCAACTCTTTACAATAGCAATGTGTAAAATCATTGCTATTTTACATTTTTTGTTGGCGGCGCGCGTGCGGCCATCAAAATTGCAGCGCGCCGAATTTTTGTGAGGAACATTTGTTTGGGTTTTTTGATCTGGACTAGGACACGCCAGGCGGAGTTGCCGCATTCCTGAAAATATTTACAAAAAAATTTAAAAAAGTGTTGACTTTTGTATTTAGATTTGATATAATAATTATAATAAAGAAGGTGATAAAATGAAAAGATATTATTTTACTGGACTTGTAATTGTTGCATTAACTATTTATCTAGGTGTAAAAATTGCATTAATTTTAATAAATATTTAAAAAAAAGTATTGACAAATAATTAAAATAATAGTATAATTATTATAGAAAATAAGAAAAGAGTTGATAACTATGAAAAAAGAAATCGTTCAAGAAATTAAAAAATTAGACAAAATGATGGAAGAATTAAACAAAGCATACTTTGATAATTCTTTACCACAAGACGAAATTGATAGAATTGAAAATCTATACAATAGAATACTTAGAAAAAAAATATTATTAACTTTAAAAATAAGTTAATAATATTTAAAAAAAGTATTGACAATTAAACTATAATTTGATATACTTATAATGTAATAAAGGTTAGGTAGAAAATGGACGCCGAGTTCGTAAGTCGTCAAAGGTCTTTTCGTAAATCCCACTAAAATCAAAAATCCGACACCCAGTGTACCTTTATTATAAAGTATTTGAAAGTGAGTGATAATTATGACAATGTATCTTCAAAAAAATTACAATGGCACTTTTGCTATTAGTGTTAAAAACACTATTAAAGATATAGTTTTTAGAAACTATGATTACCTAGTTGTTATCGACAACCTACCTGGCAAAATGACTTACAAGGCTCTTTGTGAGTTAGTGCAAAAAGAGTTTGGTTGCACAAAGTTAGTTCTAGATTTCTAGAACTAACTAAAAATTATGAAAGGTCGTGGAATTATGTTTAAAGCACAAGAATTATTAGAAAGTTTAAATAGAGAATGCTCTATTGAAGATATTAACGAACTTTACAAAGCAATTATTGCTTATTGTATTGGACTTGACACAATAGATGAAGATAAGTTTAATACAATTATCAATTTCTATTATGATAATCCAGTAATTTATAATTTTGCAAATCAAGAATTAATTGATTTTGCAGAAACACTTTACGATGAAGAGATGTAGATTTACATCTCTTTTACATTTTTTCGAGCGGCACGGCGGCGACCATAAAATTGGCGCTGTGCCGAAAATTCTGATGTCAATGATCTGTAAAGTTTTCGTCAACAAAATGTCAAATGTAAAAAAAATTAAAAAAATTCCTAAAAATGCTTGACTTTATTTTTTAAAGTGGTATAATTAATATAGATAAAACAAAAGAGGAGTAAAAATAAATAAATAAAAAAATGTAAAATATTTAAAAAAAATGCTTGATTTTGTTTATCTAATTTGTTATAATAATTATAGAAAGTGAGAGTGATAACTATGGCAAAATCAATGAACCCTGCAAAAAGACACGCAATGCGTGCAATGTACGAGGCAAGAGATAAGGCGAGAAAAGACGCTCGTCTAGGCATCAAACCTCTAAAGGTTAAAAAAGGAAAGAGAAAATAATTTCTCTTTTCTTACAAAAACCTATTGACAATTAAAATTAAATAGTGTATAATTAATTTAGAAAATAAAGAAAGAGTGATTGAATTGAATAAAAGAATTGATATTTCAAAAGAAAGATATTTATTATTTGTTGATACTGAAACAATAGGAACATTAAATGTTAAAGATAGTATTTTACCATTTGAAATTGGTACAAAAGTTTATGATACTGCAACACAAAAAATTGTTCGTGAAAAAAGTTATTTAGTTAGAAAGTTCTTCAATAATAAATACATAATGTTAAGTACATTTAGTGCTACAAAATATCCAAAATATTTTGAAAAGTTAGAAAATGATAAAAGATATAAAACTTGTAGTGTAAATGATATAATGCAAGACTTGACAAAAGTAATAAGTAGATATAATGTAAAGGTTATGGTAGCACACAACGGAAACTTTGACAAAACTGCTATATATCGTTTATGTGAAGATTTTGGAGTTGTAAACCCATTTGAAAACCTTGATTTACTTGATACAATGGAATTATCAAAAGTGATAACATTTAGTAAAGAATATACTGATTTTTGTATAGAAAATAAAGATATTCTAAACTCAATGAAAGATAGTTGCTTTATAACAAATAGTGGTAGAGTTAGAACAACAGCACAAGCAATTTATAGTTTTATAACTCAAAACCCACACTTTGAAGAAGCACACACAGGACTTGAAGATATTGACATAGAAATTGACATTTTCAAGCACTCACTTGACAAGTTAGGAAACACATTAGTTGACTTAAATGTTGCACCAACTTGGCGTGATTATTCAATAGTACTTGACACTGAATAGTGTCAAGTTTTTGTTTGGCGGCGTGTGGTCGATCGCCACGGGCCCCACACGCCGAATTTTCAGGAACTGATCTGATCTGGGTTTTTCGACACGCGTGGCGGCGTTGTAAAGGTGAAAAATTTTTTTCCTAAAATTAAAAAAAATGCTTGACTTTTTATTTTAAAAGTATTATAATTATTATAGAAAATAAAAGAAAAGCAAAAATAAAAAGTGTAAAAAAATTAAAAAAACTTTTAAAAAATGCTTGACTTTTAAAATCAAAAATAGTATAATTATTATAGAAAGTGAGAGTGATAGAAATGTCTAAAAAAAGAGTTCAAGTTAAGAAAGTGGTAATTGATAAAAATGCCGCACAATTCATTCGTACTGCTGCAAATCTTGCTAGAAAAGGAAAAACTAACAAGAAATTACACGGTCGTAATGCAAACCCTAAAGCAATTAAGTATGCAATTTAATTGCTTTAGGGAAAACCTCCCAAATGTAAAAAAATTAAAAATATTTAAAAAAAGTGTTGACATCACTTACAAAAAATGTTATAATTAAATTGTAATAAATAAGAAATCCATAACTTATTTATTAATAAAAAAATATAGAATAAGGAGAGTGAAATTATGGAAAAGAAAATTACTAAAAGAGATAATTTCAACGAAATTATCAAAATTGCTACTGAATTAAATAGAAAGGACTTAATAGAGTTTGCTACTCACGAAATAGAATTATTAGATAGAAAAAAATCTAATGATACTAAAACAAAAGTTCAAGTTGAAAACGAAGGACTTAAAAATGTTATTGTTGACACATTAACTGAATTAGGTAAGTTCGTTACTATAACTGAATTACAAAATGCTAATGAAGAATTAGCACAATTATCAAATCAAAAAATTAGTGCTTTACTAAAACAATTATTTGACAATAAAGTTATCAACAAAAAAGTTGAAAAAAAGAAAGCATACTTTGGTATGTAAAATGTAAGTAAAGAGAGTGTCAATTTGCACTCTCTTTACTTTTTTCAGTTTTGATACACCCGGCAGCGTTGGATCGGCCCACTTACGCCCACTTTGTTCAGCTATGGGCCGTAAAATTAATGTAAAGATCCCTGTAAAGTTTTTGTAAAGCATTGCCGCACTTTACACTATACAATTTTTTTCCTAAAATTATCATTTTTTTGTTGACTTTTATTTTTAATTTTGTTATAATTATTATAGAAAATAGATAAAGAAAGAAGTGATAAAAAATGTTCTCATTAAAGATTTTTTATAGAATACTAGAACACTACTACAAAAAAGATAAAAAAAGTTTTGATAGTGTTGTAAAAATATTTTACAAAAAACATAATTTATCTATTGACAATTAAAATATAATTTGTTATAATTATTATAGAAAAGTTAAGAAAAGACTTTTCAAATAGTATGGTGGCAACTACAAAGCACCTTAAAAAATATTTACATTTATTAAAAAAAAGTATTGACTTTTAAAATAATAAATGTTATAATATAAATGTAATAAAGATAAGTTAAGACTTTATTACACCATCAAAAAATAGATTAAGGAGAGTGATAAATATGATGGAAACTAAAAAATTAACTAAAAGAGATTATTTTAATCAATTAAAGGAAATCGTTGGAGACAATGCTGAATTAGTAGCATTTATTGACCACGAAATTGAATTACTTGATAAGAAAAAATCAAGCAATACAAAAACTAAAACACAAGTTGAAAATGATAATTTAAAAGAAATTATCAAAGGTATCCTTGTAGAACAAGGTAAACCACTATCTATCGTTGAAATACAAACTTTTGACGAAACACTTTCAACTTTATCAAATCAAAAAATGTCTGCTTTATTAAAGCAACTTGTTGACAACCAAGAAATTGGTAAAAAAGTTGAAAAGAAAAAAGCATATTTCTATGCTATGTAAAATAGGGTGTCAATAGACACCCATTTTTTTTATTGACATTTACTTGACGGCACCTTCGCGGGCGCTTTGCTGCGAAGGTGCCGAGTTTACATAATACTTTACACTGGGGTATTTTTTGTGTAAACTGACTTCCGCACATTTTTTTTATAATTTTTCCTAAAAACTATTGACTTTTATTTTTTATTATAGTATAATTATTATAATAAATAAAGAAAGTGAGAGTGGTAGTTATGTTAGACTATGAAATCAAAACTGATATTGTTGAAATTACATTAGAAAGTGGCAAAAAAGTTAAGGTTGCTAAAAAGTGGGTTGATAACACTATTGAAGCATTAAAAACTGACATTGAAGATGTATTGCTAATGTGGTTAGAAGATAATGATTATCTTGTTAATGAAGAACAAGAAGAACTTGACGCAAAGGCAAAAAAGGTTGTTAAAAATGTTGTAAAATCTTCAAATACTGAAAGAAAGGTAACTACTAGGGAAAGAAAACCTAATGTTCCAAAACAAGAAATAATTTCACTATTAACTCAATTTTTATTAGAAAATGGTGCATTTTTTAATATAATTGTTGAAAATGATAGCAAAATTATTACTTTTACCTATCTTGGCAAAGATTTTAAGATAGATTTAACTGAAAAAAGAGTAAAAAAACAATAATTTTACTCTTTTTTTGTGTAAATTTACATGTCAACGGCCCATCTGCGCCCGCGCCAGGCCGAATTTTTAAAAAGTCAAGTGTTTTTGATAAATTTTACACGAATTTTACACTTTTTTTGATAGGCGATTTTTTCCCGAAATTATGCACCAACGCCACCAGGCGTATCAGTGCATTTTGCGGCAACCGCCGTAATCTACTATATGGCTCACATCTCTCCGTAAAGCGACCGCGATCCTATATGGCAAAATTTTCTGTTGAAAGTGATCAGATCCAGATCCATCTATATTTTTCCTAGAATCACAAGAGTAAAAGTTGATATATGAAAAATTTTATTATATAATACAAAAAAACGCTAAAATATCACCTGAAACCCTCGATCACAGGATATATGAACCGGCTTCCCGCATATTCCTTATAGAATTGACAAAATTAGCTGATCTGAGCCATTTTTATTCATTTTCGCACATTTTTACGTGAGAGACAATAGTAAGCAAATAAAGCCAAATGGAGGATAATCTGCTTAGCAAAAAAATGTTTTCTCTCTCACTTTTCTCACAATAGTAAAACAAAAAAATAAAGTGCGGCAACCGGCACCTTATAATAATACTCTCCCATTATAATTATATAATAATTTTTTAATAAAATCAAATAACATTGACATTTTAAGCCAATTTTATTTTACTACAACAGACAAATATACATGAACACAATAGACAAGCAATTAGGGCGGCAATGAGATATGAAATTGCTTAATAAAAATGAAAAAAGAGAGAATAATATTTCTCTCATTTCTTTTTCGTAATCGTAATTTGAAATATATTATATGGTAGGAGGCGGTCGGCGCCACCGCAACTACACTATTTACACTATTTACACTATTTACACTATATTATCTTTAATATAAACTTATATTTCGTATATATGGTGATAATTTATGTTGTCCATGATACTTATCTTCTTCTAAACAAAATTGATTAGTATCCATTTCTAATTCATTATTTATCTTACATTTGTAATCATCAATAGCAAAGTCTACTATTCTATATTGATAACATAATCTACCTAAATCTATTAATAAATCTATTCTATGTTCATAATCCATTTTAGTTATATCTATATTATATGTTTTAAATAACTCTATAATATCATTCATTATAGCTTCTTTCATCTTAAATACTAACATTACATCTGTTTCATTATCCATTCTTATCTTCATATGCGGCATTACCTTCCTTTCTTTCATTACTTTGTATGGAATTTGGCGGCACCCTTATACATATAATTTCCCCGTAGGGGAACATTGTATGTATTTTTGTATTTAATATTTAGGCTTTCATACATACATACATTAGATACATTTGTATGAAACTATACATACACATACAATACACACATACATACATTTGTATCCAACTAATACTTACATACATACATTTCATACAAATTAAAACCCATGAAATCCATCAGTGTTTGTATTGTATGTATCTTTGTTTGAAACCTGTTTCATACTTTCATACAAATGTTCATTTCTTGTTTTCCATGCATTTCTGGTAGCTATTCTCTTTACATTTGCCCCCAAATAAGCAATAACTTCTTGTTCCGTAGGATAGCCCCCATTTTTCTTTTCATATAGCTCTTTATATGCCCCCCAAATTTGTTCATCAGTTACCTCAGAAGGTCTTCCTCCTTTAGTCCCTTTTTCTTTTTGTGCGGCAACATAACTATCTTGCCCCTCAAATAATTTAGCATTTGTTTTAACATACATCTTATCAACCCCAGTTGCTTCTGGCGGAAACTCTCTATATAGTCCCCAATAACATAAAACATATGTAGCTCTATATCTATCTTCAGGTTCTAAATCCTCAAGAGCTGTTAAAAATTGTTCTAAATATAAAAATTTATCTCTCATTTCCAGCACCTACCCCTCAATACCTTCAAAGTATTCTTTTACGGCAGGATGTGTTTCTAAAAACTCCTTTAGTTCTTTCAATTGTTGTTCTTCTGGCTTCTCTTTCTCTATAAAAATGGCTTTTTTACCTCTACCTTTTTTCTCTATTAATATCCCATATTTTTTCAAAATCCCTGCTTGAACTGAAAGGAAATTCTTATATATAGTATTTTCACTATATCCATATTTTTCTGCTAATTCTTTTTGTGTCATAAATTCCCTTCTTTCTACTCATTTATATTATAACAAAAATTTTTCCATAAGTCCAATAGAAGTGATGGAAAAAAGTCGTTTTTTATCGTTCCTCTGTTTTCCATACAAAATCTATACAAAGCCATACATCTTAATATAGTATGCGGAAATGCTTGCTTTTACAAGAAAAGGACTAGGTATTTCTACCTAGACCGTATATTAGTTCTTCTTTACTCTTTTTTCAACTAAGTCAATTTTCATTGCTTTTCCCTTGAAGTTAAATTCTATTAACTTACCTATGTTAGTTATATTAACATCAGTTACTTCATCTAATTCATTTAAGAAGTCAGCCAAACTAGCAATTAAATCTTCTTTATCAGGATTAGGTTTTCTTTCAATTTTCTTTCTTTCCTTTTTTTGAGCTTCTGCTTTATGTATAGTTGCAGTTATCTTATTATCTTTTGCTTTTTGAGTTAATTCTTCTTGTTCTTCGTTTATTTCGTAGCCCTCATCTTCAAGATATACTTGAATAGCATCTTCTCTATCTAAACCTAATTTATCCATTAAATTTTCAATAGTCTTTTCATTTATTCTTATTATTTTACCATTTTCTAATTTATAATCAAACATACTAATCACCTCTTATTCAAAATCACTTTCTATTCTAAATTTTGGATTTGCATCACCGTCTTGGCAAGTGCAATTATATAAATATATTTCATGTTTTACAACAGATGCACATTCATCAAGAGTCCAATATGAACCAATTTCATACCATTCTCCTGCGGGATATATTACATATCCTTCTTCATCTTTAATATCATTTTCTGCATATCTTAAAACTTTCCACATAATTTATCACTCCTTTTTTTATTTTTCTTTTTTATTTTATATATATATTATATAATATTTTTAAAAAAAAATCAATATAAATCGTGTGGATGAAATAAAAAAGTCTATGCAGCTAGATCCGCCATATAGACTTTTAATTGTTCACTTCTTATAGGATTTCTCATTTTTCGTAAAGCCTTTTCTTCTATTTGTCTTATACGCTCTCTAGATAAATCCATATCAGCCCCAATTTCTTCTAATGTCATAGCTTCTCCGCCATTAAGTCCATATCTTTTTATAAGGACTTCTTTTTCGCGGGGATCTAGACTATCCATTACTTTTAACAATTGTTCTCTTAAATCTTCTTTCGCAACTTTTTGCATTGGTGTTTCATAATGAGTGTCCTCTATATAATCTCCAATACAAGTATCTTCATCAACTCCCATTGGAGTATCAAGAGATAAAGCAGTTTGACTTATTTCATTTATATTTCTAACTTCTTCTTCAGTTAGTTGTAAAAATTCAGCAACTTCTGCATTTGATGGTTCTCTTCCTAAATCAAGAGATAATTGAGCAAATGCTTTCTTTACTTTTAATATTTTTTCTCCTATATGAGATGGAACTCTAATAGTCCTACTTTTTTCAGCAAGAGCACGAGTAATTGCTTGTTTAATCCAATATGTAGCATATGTTGAGAATTTATATCCAAGTGTATGGTCAAACTTTTCTACTGCGGCAATCAATCCAAAATTACCTTCTTGAATTAAATCTTGAAAACTAATCCCTCTTCCTTTATATTTCTTAGCAATAGAAACAACTAATTTTAGATTACTATTAATTATATCATCTCTTAAATGCGGATCACGCGTTTCTCTAAACTTAGCGAACATCTCTTGTTCTTTATCATAATCATATATATCATATTGACCTATTGATTTTAAATACTCTTGTAAATCATTTATAGCATTAACTTTATCTTTCATATTACTTTTACCTTGCGGCAGCAGCCGTCCTTTCCATCTTTTACCAAGAATAGGCGAACCTTTTATTGGGTTCGCCTTTTATATGATATTATTCAGCGATTGAATAAACTGCTGTTTTGCCATCTTTTGCTCTAACAACTTTTCCTGCGTCAACTAATTTCTTAACTAATGCAGATGCTTTTTGTCCAGAAGTTAAACCAAATTCAGTAACGATTTCAGCTATTGTAACTGGTTTACCAGTTTCAACCATATAGTTATAAATCTTTTCTACTGTTTCAGCATTTTCTTTTTGAGTTTTAGTTTCAGTATTTCTTTTCTTAGAAACTAATTCAATTTGTCTGTCTAAGAACTCTACTAGTTCAGCGTTGTCAGCAACATATCCTTTTAATTCTTCAAAATATTCTCTTTTAGTCATAATCAATACACCTCTTTCTAATTTTTTCTTTTTTGACTAATTTTGTAATATTTATTTTTTATTACACTTATATTATATTATATTTTTTATTATAAATCAATTAGTTAGTTTTTATCGGGTTCCCCTAAAGCCGTGATCCCGCGGGAAAACTAATAAACCACTAAACACTCTACTACACCATTAAAACCCTGTAGCCGGTTATATGCAACTTTTGGTAGACATTCTCATATGAGTATAGTTCACGCTTGCAGTTGCCGCATATATATAGGTCAACTCTTTTTTTATGGGGAGAGTTGTTTAGAACCCCTATTAATTATTCAGCAACTGAATAGAATGATTTATTCTTTTCAACTACTTTTATAACTCTTTTAGCATCTACTAATTTCTTTAATAGAGCAGAAATCTTTTGATTAGATAAAGTTGAGAATTCTTCATTAGTAGCTTGGATTTCAGTTATAGTAACTGGTTTTGCTAATGCTGCGATTACTTCATAAACTTTTTCAACTAATTCAAGATTTTCTTTTTGAGTCTTAGTTAAAGTGTTTCTTTCAGCTCTTTTGTTTAATAATTCAATTTCATGATTAGCAAATTCAACTAAATCAGTTCTGTTTAATTCAGTTGCAATAGCAATTATGTCATTGAACATATCTCTTTTTGTCATTTTCTTTTCCATAGTATTATCAATTCCTTCCTATAATATTTAGGTTTTTATGAACTCCTATAAACATAGGCGGAAATACTTACCCTAATATGCAACATTAGGCTACATATCCTATTGGTAGGTTAATTCCTACTAGTAAGTATTTCCTACAACTTATTTGGAAGGTAGTTGTCAAACCCATCTCTTTTTTAAGTCTATATTTTTTTGTTAACGGAGAAATGGACTTGCTAGAAGAGCAGCTATCTAAAACTCCAATTTATATTTAAACACAGGACTTTACAACCTTAATACGATTTTAATTATTACCCTGATTTTCACAGACGCACTGTATTATTTTGTGTTTTTAATTAAGTGTGCTTCAATTTACCTTGCTTTTCACGATTGCTGGGAGAAGCGGCCCGGCTAACTCTTTACTCTTTGTTGTAAGTTTGCATACTTACATTTTTCAAAGGCTTGGTGGCTAACAACCAATATGTTATAACTAGTGTTTTTTGTATTCACGACGACTTAATGCTATTGGTTCCCGTCAGAACTTCTCGCCTCCAACAATATGTTGTGCTTACTATTTCGCATTTCATTAAGTTATAAGCAGTGTTCGCTTCACTGGTTCTTTTCTTTTTTCTTTTTCTTATATATATTATATAATAATTTTTATAAATTGTAAAGTAATTTTTATTAAATGGCTTTTGCTTCCCACTCACAGTTTTTAGAAGCTGATCAGGCTCCCTCACTAGCTAGAACTGTCAGTAAGGAGCAAAAACCATTTAATTTTTATTACTTTTCTTATTTACAATATAATTATATAATATTTTTTATAAATAATCAATATTATTTTCTTTTAGTTGCTAAGAAACTTATTTTATCAATAATAACAATTCCACCTGTACGAAGTTGTCCTTTAATTCCAACTAAGTCTCCTTTATGACAATATTCAATAGTATGTTCAGCAAGTTTCCCAAATATTTCACATTCAATGAAATCAGTTTCATATATACCCTTTTCATTTTTATAACTTCTTTGAACTGCTAATGTAAGTGTATTACCCTTAATATCATGAGCAAGTCTTCCAATTAAATAAACTATATTGTGCATAATCTCTTTCCTCCTTTTATATTTTCTATATATATTATATTATAATTTTTAATAAAAATCAATATAAATATATTAAATTGAATTAGGAACAAAGAACCACTTTTGAATTAATATTTGTTCAGGTAATTCTACGAAATGAATTATATAATCCCCCTCATCAATAGAATAAGATATTGTTCCATTAGTTGCGGCAATGCTAAATTCACCATATTTTTCCTCAACAAATTTATATAAATCTTCATCTGTATATATATTAAAGATTTCTTCTAATATAGGCTTAATGTCCTTTGCATTATATATAATTGGTTTTTTCATATTTATCATTCCCTTCTAAAAATCGGTAGATCCGATCATCTTTATCATAGTATCACATTTTTCTTTATGAGTTAAGTAATAATGTACTGCCCAAGTTGTTGCGGCAATCTCTGCTTCTATTTCAAAATATTTAGTGAAGTATTCATGTTCAGTTTCTATAATACCTTGTTCGTAAAGAAATGTATATATACTATCTAATTTAGCTCTTTGTTCTCTCATTTCTTCTGTATTTGTCATTATATGCCCCATTTCATGAAGTATTGATATAGCAATCCAATTATGAATATTAGTATTAAATTTTTTATTTACCCAATTCATAAATATTTTACTAATTCTATCATATCTTTTGTTTCCTAAGAATATTATTTCTTCATCACAATCAACAGAAAAACTAGAACTTCTACAAACTTTTACATCTTCATCTATATCTAATATAAAGTCTTGAATTATTTGTATATCTTTTGTTATAAAATGATTTCTTCTACTCATAATTATCACTCCACTTTCTATTTTTTCTTTTCTTATTTTCTATATATATTATATTATAATTTAATAAAAAAATCAATAAAAAAGAGAGGCGGCAATTGAAGATTATTCTTCCTCAATTAGATCCGCTTCTTCTGGATGATGTAATTTATATAATGGACAAGTTGCGCAATGATCTGGATTACAATACATTATATTGCTTCTATAAGGGTCTAAATCACCCTCATTTTCAGCTTCATATGCATCTCTATCACAATAATGATTTATATCCAATTCACATACTGGATTCTCTCTACACCATATAGCACAGTTGCGGCAATCCCCATCACAATCTATATATTCATCTTGTATTTCACAATAATGTTCATAATAGAAATTATCATTGATATGACCTTCTCCTGAATAACACATATCTTTGCAATTTTGAGTTCCTATATAATCTTCTTTACAACCACATGGACAAGTTATTGTTTCATTATATATATGAAACTCTTCATAGTTAACAGGAGCATTTAATACATATACATTAGATCCGCTATATTCTCCATAACCATACTCGTCATGTCTTCTATAAGCAGTATTATATGCAGAATTAAATTCACTTCTTCTCCATAATAAACCAACTCTTTCAAGTTTTTTATCTATATAATCTTCAACATGGACTCTTAATAATTGTTTAAAACTGTCACTATAATTAGCTTTACCTGGATAAGGAGTATTAAAATGTATTGCTGTAAAATTTTTATTAACTGCAATAGTCATTCTAATTTTTTTATATCTTATATTTTTAAAGGTATAATTATTATATAAATCAAACTTACCTTCATTATTCCATATATAAGTTACAATAGTGGCTTCATCAAGAACTCCTGCTAAACAACCATCAGCATGAGATTCACTATTCTCTGTTGATAATCTATAACAAGAAACCCAATTATATGGATTTTCACTAGATAACATTATATCAACAGGGTCAATAGATAAAGTATATGTTGCGGAAATGGCTTGGTTTTCAAATATTCTACCTATTTTAGTAACTAGCTCTTCTGGAGCATTTAATTTACTTCTTAAGAAATGAGTTAATGTTGTTCCTGCTAACACATAACCTGGGAAGCACTTCTTAACTAAATTATCTACTTCATACATACGATAGCTTCCAACATCACTTATTTTATTTTCTTTTAAATGTGAAAACATATCTAACCAAGGATAGTAAATAGGATAATCTCTCCCAATTTCTAGGATAGCTTCTCTATAATCTACATCTTCTTCTTTATATTCAATAGGCATATCAACTTTTATAGCCCCAAATAAATCATAAATATACTTTTTACTAGTAGCCCATTTAGTTAAATATTCTTCTATAACTTCATCTTTTATATCTTGAATATCTAAACCTGCATATTGAGCAATACATTTTGTAAAATCAGGAATATTAACTTCTTTTAACATAGGAGCATATTCTTGTCCTAATTTTTCTATTAAAGTTTTTGTTTTTAACATACCAACCACTTTCCTTTCATATATCTATTTATTTTTTATTACATATATATTATATTATAATTTAATAAAAAAATCAAATAAAAAAGAATGCGGCAGCACCCGATCCATACTTCTATAGATCGGGGCCTTTGCATTAATCTTCATCATCAAATACATATATGCCACTAGTTAATATATCATCTATTTCCGCCAAATTCTTTTCAGTTATTGGTTCAAAACTATCCATTAAACGGTATATGTATCTTCTAGCATCTCCTACATTATTCTTTAATATAGCTTCCCCACATGCATGTATTGCACTTAGATTTTGCCAATATTTTCTAGTAGGCTCTTTAATATACATTTTCTCATATACTCTTAATCTTTTTATTTCATTACTCATATGGTCAAAGCGTCTTTCTATACTATCAATAATATAATCTGGTACACCGTATGACTCTAATAATTTATCAAATGGCATAATTTTTTTATTCTTCTCCTTCATCTTGCTTCTCCTCGACAGGTTCTACCTCTTTAAAGAATTGTCTAAAAACATCTAGCATTTCTTCTTCTTCATAAAACCATGGGTCTCTAGAACAAGTGCCTAATACATTTACAATTAATTGTCCAAATCTCCAATCTTGTGCATGTTCCTTCCATATTCTTGCAAGTTCAGTACAAAATTCATCTATTCTATTAATATCTCTCATATTAATTCACTTCCTTTTCTTATTTATATAATATTTTATTAAAAAACTAATGCGGCAGTACTCGATCTAGAAAACATAGGTCGAGTCCTTATTTCAATAATAATATGAATCACTAGACCCTCTACCATTATAACTATCATAAGTATCATAATCATAAATAGGAGAGCCATGTGAAATTCCAAAATCGTAACATACTAATACACCATCACTATTATAAGCAATATTGCCATCTCTTAAATCAGTTAAGTCAAATCCCATATCTGCAAGAGCATCAAGTGTCTTTTTATTCTTTTCCATAAAATCCCAGCCTCTAGGCCATCCATAATCATTACCACTTGTGTTATGAATAAATTCTTGCTCTATAATAGGAACTCCATTTCTATCTAAATAATAATCTTTTATTCTAGCAAAACCTGATATATCATAACCTTGCTTTTCTAATTCAACAAGATGTTCCCATACCATAATTTCAAATACAATTTGACCAATAGACCAAACTAAACCTTCATGATAATCACATAAATCATCTATAAATTTTCTATAATCAGTTGCTTCATATGGATAATGTAATACTTTAGTTCCCATATCTATTTCTTCATATCCTAAAGGTATTTTATAACAAGTTTCTTCTTTTGCATAACCATATTTACTAGCTCCACAATCTAAGAATTCTGCTTCACCCATTATTTTTCTTGCGTCAATATCTTCTCTAACTCTAAATACTAATTCCCTTTCCATATTTATCACTCCTTTTATATTATATATTAATTATATAATAATTTAATTTAAAAATCAATAGCAAATAAAAAGCGGCGGCCCTTTAATTTAGCCGCCTATTTTAATTCTATAAAATCTTTATATAAACATCTATAATTATCCCCTAATTTAATATCAGTATGATAATGTCCAAACCACCATTGATTAAATATAATATTATTTTTTAATTTTTCAAGGTTATCTTCACTTTTATGAATATTATTATTTTCATTTATATTGCTTAATGTATATAAGAACCCTTTATTATTTTCAACAACGGATCTAGGCCCACAATGACTAAATATATAATAGAAAGACCCTTTAATATCTTTTATATCATCTTCAGTTATAGTCTCATCTGCCCACCAAGTTTCATGTTCAGTTCTCCACCAAGTGTCAACACTATCAGCGCCCCCAATAAATAATGCTTTTCTATTTTCTATATGGTCTCCGCAATCGATTTCTATAAAAGTTTGAAAGCCTCTTGGTAAGTAGTGTATATGATTTGAATTATCATATATATCTTTATTATTACAATTCCAAGAATTAATTACATCAAAATTTTCATGATTACCGTCAATCCAATATAAATGAACTCCATTACAATTCATTTCATAATAATCTTTTTTTTCTTGATTTATAGCATCATTATTTTCAAAGAAAACTCCAAAATCTCCTAAAACAATTATATTATCTTCTGGTTGTAAATTAAATTTATGAATAAAATCTATTATTTCAGTTAGACTTCCATGAATATCTCCTTTAATAAAAGTTCTTCCAATATAATTCTTTTCCATAAATATCACCTCTTTTATTTATACATATATTATATAATAATATTATAAAAAAATCAAAATAAAAAAAGAGGTCTAGCAAAAACACTAGACCTCGTGGAAAGGGATTGAATTTGTAAAGAAGTATAAGAATAATCTTTCTCTTCTTTACAATTATATTATACCAAAAATTTTTGGTATAAGCAAATTTTTATTAAAAAAAATACATAAAATTAGTATTTTTTTTAATCTAAGTTTTGTATCCCTCTAAGAAGAGGGATGCCTACGAAAGGGATATACACAGTAATAAAGTCTAAGGTTTCCTGTATTAAGGCTGACTAACTCATAGACGAAAAATCCAGCCATATATCATGAGTAGTGTATTTATAAAATACACTAGTGAACAAATTACAAGATTCATATAATTTGTTCACTACTATATTTTATAAAGTTTCTACGCAGACCCGAACACACCAAACAGTCTGTGGGAGATTCCAAAGAACATTCTCCGCTTCCAAATAAAGTGAGTGATAATTATTTAATTCTACTTAGTGTGCTTTGATAAAAGAAATAATTTAGGTACTCCTCGTACTAAGACATATATTAAGTCAACATTCGGTCACTAGCGAATATAAAGCCTCATACAAGGAGCTACCTCGTAATCTTTTATATCCACCTTACGGGCTAAAACTAGATAAGGTTGATACTTACTACTTTCACAGGCGATAGGCTAAATCTTTTTTCCTCAAAAATCCTTGGCACGGATCGCATTCATGTACTATATACGCAGCTTTCTGCTACTCGCACTTCCATCCCTTCTTATAGTCCATTACTGAACTCTCAACTGCGTTATGATTTTTTGGCATAGACAATAAATAGATAAACTATAAATTGCCCTGACAAGTACTTTCCTACCCTATACCCGCCACAGGTATCAGGTGACTTGCTCTACACACCCACTGGGCTGTCGAAATTTCATCACGAAAGGACAGAATACCTTATTCAAATAATATATTCCCACCATCGACACCTCTGTTTTGCTCTATTAAAGCATCTGGCGGCTATTGTTACCTTTAGTCGCATCTCCGTCCTTCCAGAGTTTCCACCCCAGAATATGAAGGTACAAGGCTGATGTCCACTCTCGGCTTGCACTCACCGAGTCTTTCAAATGGTTCAAAATTATTTACTTTTATCAAAGAACACTAAGTAAGAAGTAATGGCTCTTAATTGGAACATAAGTTTGAGTATTGACTTAGTTTGAGCAACCCATCTCAAATACCATAACTTTTATTTACTTATTACAAATATATTATATAATAATTTTTTCAAATTATCAACTAATATATTTTTATCAATGTCTTTCTGCGACTTTTAAATAATAAGCTATCCGAAACTTACGAAAGGCATTGATAAAAATATATTAATTATTTATTACATAACTATTATAACAAAAATTTTTAGTTTTTGCAAATTTTTTCAATGGTTGCGGCGGGTGGGATTTGAACCCACGACCCCTAGGTTATGAGCCTAGTGAGCTACCAGACTGCTCTACCCCGCTATAAATAAGCGTGAGCCTATTTAAGCACCCCAGCTCACAAGGTTCGGTTTCATGTTGCTTTTTTTAAGGGGTTAGAACATCACCGCCGCAGTATCCCCAAAAGTTTTAAGTGAGAGTACAGTTTTTATTAGAAATTCCTTTTTTGCACAGGGAGAATTATTTGGTAAACTGTAACCGTTCATCCTAACAACCCAAATATTACCTTTAAGTTTTTTGTTGAGAAACTAACCGCAGTAATGTCGTATCAAAACTCTAGTTTCTACTTGAAACTTGGTACTTCACTGCTACTAGGTAGCTGATACCTTTAAAGAATTATATAAAACAAGTGGACTTATTGCCTGAGGTTTTTGATAACGGAGAACTCATTGTTTAAGCATTACCCTGTTCACTCAGTGGGTTTCGCAAACTCCAAAATTAAGATTTTTTCTTTTTTATTACATTTATATTATATTATAAATTTTTTATAAAATCAATTAATCACTTTTTACCAAAGTTTTTTAATTTCTTTTTTTATTACATTTATATTATATTATAATTTTTTAAAAATATCAATTTATGATTTATAAGTTGCAATTAATTCATTTATTTGATCTGAATCTAATACTTTTTCAACTTCTATAAAAACCCCTTTTAATAAATCTTGTTTTAAATTAGGGTTCTTTTCTTTTAATCTATCTAAAATACGATATCCCCTTTTCCCAGGTAGATAATATATTTTTCCATCTAATTCTAATTCAAGAGCATAAACATAAATAGATATATGATTAGAAATAATAGATTTAATCTCAGCCTCATCATCAAATGTATCCTTTTTTACAATAGTAAGCATTTTACTTACTTTTGCATCATCTGTATAATATGCTATTTCATAACCTTGATTTCTGTAATCCATAACAGTTTCTGTTACTGCAATATTATATAGATTAGAATTGGCGGAAATGCCCATATCTATATATTGTTTATTTTGTTTTAGATAATACATATATCTTACTCTGTATCCTTTTGCTCATAGAAAAATTGTGGATATAATTATACATATAAAAAATATTTTTAAAATAAATTTCCATTTTATATATATTTTTTTCTTATTTAATAATTCATTCGTCATTCTTTCCCTCCTAGCTTAAACAAGGTTTGAGAAGGTTATAAAACCTTCTCTGTTTAATATATTTTCTTTGGAAGAAATGAAAATATGAAATTGTTATTATTTATAAAGCATTACAATTTCGCTTTTAAAAATAAGTGCCCTTGACCAGAATTGCACTGGATATAAGCGGGTTCACTAATAAAAGTGCCATACGCTTGTCTTACTTTTAAACGACAAGGACATAAATAATGAGAATTTTTTTCTATGAAGAAGGATAATTCTCAAACCAAGTCTCAATTGAAAAAATAATTTAATAATTTTGGTTATAATAAAAATATTATATAACATATATACCTCGAGTTTATTACAACCGTTCGTAAGTCTTACTAGCGGACGTGGCCCCGCTCCCAACCACTATATTAGGATAGCCTCCTTTTAAAAAGGTAATCAAGTGCTGATAGCACCAACCAAAACCCCTAGTTTATAGTCATTGCGGACTTAATAGAGTTTATTTGTGTGAGCCTCAAGAATTGAACTTGACTTCTTCCTTTTTAGGAAGCGTGCTACCATTAACACTAAGTCCCACATATATATCAAGATACCGCAAGCCACTTAAAATCCATAAATTAAAAACTACAATATTGCTTTTGGTATCTTATAATTATTATAATAAAAATTTTAGTTTATTTCAACTTTCTTTTTTATTTTACAATTATATTATATAATTATTTTTATAAAAAATCAAAAATGGTACCAGCGGTGAGACTTGAACTCACACACCCTTGCGGATACGGCATTTTAAGTGCCGTGCGTCTACCGATTCCGCCACGCTGGCATATATAAATGGTGGCTTGACCAAGAGTCGAACTTGGATCATCGGATTTTCAGTCCGCTGCATAGACCAGCTTTGCTATCAAGCCAAATGGTGGACCCGAGGAGATTCGAACTCCTGTCCTAGTACTGCGTCATATATACTTACTTTCTTACAAGCTTAGTTGCATTTTAAAAACTCTATTTCTATTTATGCAACACTATTTGAAATAGGTCTTTACACATTAAATAAGATAATATGCCTGTAAAGAAACATATTAAATTTGTCCCTCTAGATAAGTCTACTATATTTTCACGAGGGTATTACTCATATAATAGTCGCCTACGCAAAAGATAATGCGTTTACAGTAAATAAAGATTTAACTTTATTAGCGATTTTTGTTAAAATGTTGTCATTTAATATTTAAGTTTGTTTTGCTTGTTTCAATATATTGGCTACATCTAGTCGAAACCATAAAACGAGCCCATAAATAAAATGGCGGTCTGTACGGGATTCGAACCCGTGATCTCCTGAGTGACAGTCAGACGTGATAGACCCCTACACTAACAGACCATAACCCCTCTTATATAGAGGGTCGGCGGGAATACTCCGGCCTACGTAAATACAATAAATTGGTAGCTCCAATAGGATTTGAACCTATGACCTATGGGGTATGAATCCATTGCTCTAGCCAACTGAGCTATGGAGCTATAAACATGGTGCGGGATTGAGGATTTGAACCTCAGACCCTTCGCGTATCAGACGAATGCTCTAACCAACTGAGCTAATCCCGCATATATAAAAAATGGTGTCCGGAGAGAGGCTTGAACTCTCGACCCTCTGATTAAAAGTCAGATGCTCTACCAACTGAGCTACCCGGGCATATATATCATTAGCTAGGATTCTCACCTAGACCTTTGACCTCCACGGCCAATGTACTAGACAGCATAGCATATATTGCAATTCATCTATACCAATATAAAAGTCAGTGGTCATTTAGTTGCATGCTACCTAAACTCCGGACTACCATATATTTATACTACTAATGTAAAAATTCAAACTGGCGCGGGATGTAGGGCTCGAACCTACGACCTAACGGTTAACAGCCGTGCGCTCTACCGACTGAGCTAATCCCGCAAATGGTGACGGGTACGGGATTCGAACCCGTGAGTCCATGCGTGAAAGGCATGTGTGTTAAGCCGTCTTCACCAACCCGCCATAACAGTAAGTAGGAATATATCCTACTTACCAAGATAGTTTCGTAAAACTACCCGCAATTCCTTGCTTTTCTTTTTTATTACAATTATATTATATTATATTTTTATTGAAAAATCAATTAAATATATTTTAAAGGATTAACCTTTTTTCCTTTTATCATTATTTCAAAATGTAAATGTGGTCCAGTTGCATTACCAGTAGATCCAACTAAGCCGATTAATTGCCCAGCTGAAACTTTCTGTCCCTTTTTTATCTTATATGCACTAAGATGCCCATATCTAGAGATGCTTCCATCTGAATGTTTTATTTCAATCAAATTTCCCATATTTCCAGAATACCTAGCAGTTATTACAGTGCCAGATTTTCAAGCCAGTACTTTAGTTCCTTTTTTTGCTACTAAATCTACCCCTTTATGATAAGCAGTAAATTTAGAGCTTATATATTTATAGTGGGCAATAGGCAAATATGTTGTTACTATTGGTTTGTTTTCTGCGGCGGCCGCCTTTATTTCAGGTTGAATTTCAACGACCTCTGTAACTGGAATTTCCTCTGTTTGAGGAATATCTTCTATTATAGAAGATTTCATTTTAAATGGAAATAATGCTAAAAATAATATTAAAATTGTAATAAATAATAAAAAAATGACCTTCTTATTAATTTTTTCCACCCTTAATCCCTTACGGGAGGGGAGGCTACTTTTTTCAATTCTTGTCATATCGTGTCCTTTCTTGTACTGTCAAGAAACATGGAGACCGGGGTCAGATTTGAACTGACGACTTATACATGATTTGCAGTCATGCGTGTTGAACCAACTTCACCACCCAGTCAACAATTAAATGGTGCGGGATGAAGGACTTGAACCTACAATGAATAAATTCGCGAGTTCCTAAGACTCGTGCCTATACCAATTCGGCTAATCCCGCAAAATGGGGTGAAATAAGGGTTATGCTCCCCTGCATCCAGAGCCACAATCTGGCGTACTACTATTATACTAATTTCACCATAAATGGTGGGTGTTGAGAGAATCGCACTCACTCGAACCATAAGATACCGGTTTTACAGACCAGCCCGCCTGCTTTAACGGATTAAACACCCATATGGCGCCTAGTAGAGGACTCGAACCTCTAAGCCGAACAAACGACCAACGGTTTTCAAGACCGCCCGACTACCAGTTATCACAACTAGGCATATTATTTTATTCTAACCCTATCCTCTTGTTCTTCTTTTCTTAATTCATGTTCACGATAACCAAATTCATGTAATAAATCTCTAAATGGTTTTGATACTCCTGGGACATAAATTCTACATACTAATTCATAAGCACAAATATTTACAATATCTTGCTTTCCTTCTCTATCTGCTTGTGAAAGCCAATTAATTAATAGAGTTGTTGGAACAGTTTTAAATTCTTCTAATCGTTTATCTTCCATTATTTTTCACTTCCCCTTTTTAAAAATGGTCGGAGAAACAGGATTTGAACCTGCAACCTCTTGGTCCCAAACCAAGTGCACTACCAAATTGTGCTACTCTCCGATATATGGTATCCCCACTAGGACTCGAACCTAGAATAGACGCCTTAGAAGGGCGTTGCATTATCCTTTGTGCTATGGGGACATAAAAAGACACTATAAATGAAATAGTGTCTTACCCCTTAATACCAAAATCTTTTATATCCTTTATTTGCTCGTCCATTATTTTCTTTTTTATTTTATATTTATTTATTCTATTACCTAGACACCATGGACATTGATTAGCCGCACCTCCGCGTCTACCTCCATGATTTCTACAAGTTCTATCAACAGACTTACAATAAGGTTGTCCTTTAGTACCATATTCTATTCTATGTTCTTTTCCCGATTTTATCGCTTTTACAAGAGACATAGTCTCCACCTCCTTATTATGAGGCGGCTTCTACTATTTCATTTAATTTTGCTAAATTTTTTCTATATCTTCTTCCTGAGCCTTTTGGATGTGCGGCAGCGAATGCTTTTGCAGCTTCCATAATTTCTTGGCTTTTAGAAGTTAAATATTTAGAAGCTTGAGGATTTCTTCTTAACTTTTTATTAGTTTTTCCTTTTCTATCTAAATTAAATTGAGTTCTTTGATAATGTCCTTCACCTGTATGTGATGCACCTTTTCTTTTCTTTGCCATAATCCTTAACCTTCTTTCTTTTATTTTTCTATATATATTATATTATATTTTTTCTTTACTGTCAACAAAAATAATTGGCAGGGGCTAAAGGATTCGAACCCTTACCTGGAGTTTTGGAGACCCCACTCTATGGTTTTGAAGACCACTGTGCTGCCTTTACACTAAGCCCCTATATTAGTCCTACTTACTAGATAAGTAGAAACCTTCTTTATCAAAACCAACTGAATTACCTTCAGTTTCTAACCATTCTTCTAATGTTATATAATCATAAATATTAGGATAATCTACAATAGAAAGCGGTAATTCAAAATCTTTAATTAAAGTATTATAATTTCTCTTTATAAAATTAAGTAAAGTATCTTTTTGGTCTTCGTCTTTATCTATCATAATATCACTTTTTTTAGTTAATTCACTAAGAATATCAAAAGCGAATTCTTTCCAAAAACCATTTAATTCAAATAAAGAGATAATACTTAAATCATATTTATTAATATATAAAGTTTTCTTTTTTAACCATTCTAATTCATAGTCATCTAATCTTTTAATTAACATATTATTCCTTCTTTCAAAATGGCAGGGCGACAAGGATTTGAACCCTGATACACAGTTTTGGAGACTGTAGTCCTACCATTGGACGATCGCCCTATATGGCGCTCACTAGAGGATTCGAACCTCTGTGTCGATCGCTCGGCCTAACTGTTTAGTAGACAGTCCTCTTCACCAACTTGAGTAAGTGAGCAAAATGGTGGGAGTACTAGGACTCGAACCTAGGACCCCCTGCTTGTAAGGCAGGTGCTCTAACCAACTGAGCTATACTCCCACATATGGTTGGCCCACTAGGGTTCGAACCTAGAAATGTCAGAGTCAAAGTCTGATGTGTTACCATTTCACCATGGACCAATAAGTAAAGGCTGCGGCCATCGGTGTTATTATCTTTGACCGCGGCCGCTGCTAAATTCTTGTGATGTTCAACTTTGTAATCCCATTAGCTTTTATCTCTCTTTTTGTGAGAGCTGCTGCAAGTTTAACCATATTGGTAAGTTTATTCCACTTTTTATACCAATATTTAGCAAGTAGTTTTTTCCCTTTCATATCGTATTCACGATATTTACAGAAAGCCATTTGCTCTTGCATTAAAAGTTCTTGTTCTTTCATTGTTTTCTCACTTTCTATAAAATATAATAATTTTCAAAATGGTGGAGGATAGGAGATTCGAACTCCTGACCCCTACATTGCAAGTGTAGTGCTCTACCAACTGAGCTAATCCCCCATATATTATTAGGCGGGCATTGCCGCCTTTTTAACTATTTCTAGTTTAAATATTATATTATTATATTTAAAAGTAATAAACTTTCCACTATTTGTAGTATATTCAATATTATTTTCTTTTAATTTATCACATATTTTTTCAACAACAAAATCTTTATCAGTATCTCTTAATGCTTTTTTCCCATCATTAGTAAGTAAAGATGTGCCTTTTTTAAAATCAACTGAATAAATTTTATCATTAACAAATATTAAATTGAATATACCTTCTCCTGATAAAGAATATTTTCTCATATAATTATCCCCAAATATTCCTTTAAGAAAATCTAATCCAAATGGATATTCATAATCACTAAAATATTCATAATTATCAAAAAATTTTCTCATACTTATCACTTCTTTCTTATAAATATTATATAATAATTTTATAAAAAAGTAAAATAAGATATAAAAATGGCAATTTATTGAGCAATTTTATGCCTTAGGTCAAGTAGATTTTCTCCGTGAATTACAGTCCGTTACCAGATCCGCGCTTTCGCTTTAAAACTCCGACATGGGGTTACCCCTCATATGACTTGATTACCACTTAGTACATACTGTAATCTCAATAAATATCGCTCTAGAAGTTTTCCTTCACAATAATTTGTGTATATAACTAGAATAGCGTGCCATTATAAATAAAAACTGGAGCGGGTAGTCGGATTTGAACCGGCGTTATCTGCTTGGAAGGCAGAAGTCCTACCACTGAACGATACCCGCATTAAATGGTGCCGGCTTCAGGACTTGAACCCGAAACCTACTGATTACAAGTCAGTTGCTCTACCAATTGAGCTAAGCCGGCATAGAAGATAGATTAGACGCATCTAATCTATCAGGTGGGATCCGAAGACACTCCACCGCAATTCATTAATATTGACAGCAGTTTATTTAAAATAAACTTACACGAGCTCTTCTATTTTTTGTTTTACCTTAAAGGTCGCCGAAGATAGGCTGGGGCTGTCATCTCCCATCTAAATGATGTCGTGTACATCGCTACTCAATGAGTATGTAGAGCCACGTTCTCTACTCGTGCCTTTTTATAGATACTAAATCTACTCCGGGACAGCCTTATAAGTCTGCTAAGCAGTGAACCCTCTGCCGTGTTAAATTGGAGAACTTTCCTTAATTTATATTGCGACTTTCAGCCTTCTCCATCCCTGGCCCCGCCCTTATTTATTATTCAACATTTTCTTCTTCTTCGTCATCTATTTCAATTTCTTCAATTTTTTCAACTTCATTAAGTTCCCTTACTTTTGATATTTTAAATTTTACTCCTGTAAAATCTTCTGCATCTAGAATAACATCACATTTATTCCAAGCATCTTCTACTTTTGATATTGCATCATCTTCATCTTCAGCATATACTTCAACTTTTCTTTTTAAAGTTTCTATAATATTTATAGTATATAACTTTTGATTTGGAACTTCTTCTACAAATAATTGAGTAATTTTATTCATATTTATCATCTCCTCTTTTGTTTTCTTATAAATATTATATAATTATTTTTAAAAATAATCAAATAATATTCAAAGTCAGCTGACAATAGAATATAATTTTCTATTGTCAGCCAATGGAAAGAAGGTTTAGTGAAACAATATTTATTGTTCCACTATATATATTTCAAAAATTCTTCAATAGACTTATCTAAAATTGACTAATTTGTTAGTTTTCTATGGTGTTCTCTCTAGGACTCGAACCCAGAATTTATGGTCCGTGGCCATATGTTTTATCCATTAGACTAAGAGAACAAAAGGCGCGGCAACTGGTTAAGTCTTTCAATGACCTAGATTGATAACTTTCCAATTTGCCGCTAATATATGTTTTAGGCAAACCTCTATTTTGTTTCACACATTTGTTTACTGCATAGAGTGAGATAGTTTTTCCTAACTTACGATGTTAGTACTCATTTTCTCGACTTATAAGAGAGACCTTCTCTATAGGTCTAGTCCGTACCATATAGCAAGGGGAGCATTGGCATGACCGTCTCCCGAGCAAATGCAACCATGTTCATATACCCTGTAATTTTTCTTAAATAGGAATTCGGGTTAAATCTGTACCAAAATCACAAAAGATAGATTTCAATTCCAATCAATATTGATATTTTAAATATTACTAATATTAATAATATATAATAAACCCTAATCTTTCCAAATTTAATACTCTTATAATAAATAATAAATTTTTCTATATATACCATTAATATCTTTTCATATTTACACTTATATTATAATTTAATTTTTTGTAAAAATCAAACTATCTTTTTGATTTTTCTACTTTATATTCAATATTATATGCTTTTAATATTTCTTCTAATTGAGGCCCAATAAACCATAATCTAATAGGTTTTCTTTTATTAGGCATTTTTATCTTATACATTTTTTTAACTCCATAATAATGTATTATTCCCATTTTTTATCGTCCTCTCTTTTTTCTTATAATTATTATATAAAATATTTTTATAAAAAACAAAAAGAGGTTTTTAAACCTCTTATATTTACATACTACAAGCAACAAAACCTAAAGTAATTAAAGTAATTATAACTATCTCTGCGGTTAATATGCCCATTAATATTAATTTTAATTTTTGCATATTTTAATACCAACCATATTTTTTAAAATGACTTCATGCTTTACATGGAGAGCCATAGCCTTTTCTCCATCTTATATAATTAACACCCCATCTAATTTGAGCTTGCCAATCATAACTACCTTGTTGCGCTTTAATTTTACTACAAGGAAGAGCTTGAGGAATTCCACATGCCCCAGATGATCTGTTTCTAGATCTAGGGTTCCATCCACTTTCTCTTTGCCATAAATTAATTAAACAACTCATTTGAGTATCATCATATCCGCCTATAGATTTAGCATAATTATAATATTCTTCTCTGCTAGCAGTAGCAACATTTAATGGTGAATAATATTTTTTCTTTTTCTTAGTAGTTTTTTTCTTTTTTGTAGATTTTTTAACAGTTTTCTTCTTAGTAGATTTTTTCTTTTTTGTAGATTTCTTAGATGTTTTTTTCTTATTACTCTTGAGTAATATCTCTTGATTAACAACTGTTTCATATTCAACATTAGTAGAATATGATTTATTTGTATAAAGAACTCCTCCTATTATCATTAATGTAAACATTAATATAAATAATATCACTGTAATTTTTATTTGTGTTTTCATCTTATTTTTTACCTACCCTTAATATTTCTATTGATACATTTTTTTGTATCCCTAATTTGCTTGACTTTTTTTCACTTTCAACAAGTAAATCTATAGTTCTACATCCGACTCCTCTGTCTAGAACAATAGCAGTCAAATCCCCGCCAAGTTTGTAGTTTTTAATTTTTATAATTGAATATAATTTATATTTACTACACATGGCAACTATTCTTAGTTTTCCATATTTCGAGTCGTTATAATATATAGTATTCTTTACATTATAACCACTTGCAGTATTACCTCCACATCCGCGGCAATCTGGACCATAATGAGTTAACTTATATGTTCCTGATGATTGTGCACTTTTACTATTATTAGTAGTTCTTTTTTTAGTAGTGGTAACTTTTTTCTTTTTTGCAGTGGCTTTTTTTACAGAAGTTACAACTGTAGTAGTCGTCGTAGTTGTAGAAGTTGTTGTTGTTGGTATAGTAGTTTCAATAGTTGAAATAGTTGTTGTTTCTTCTGTTTTTATAGGTTTATTATTTTGAGATAATTTATATATTCCAAATAATGCCCCTATAAATATAAGAACACTTATCCCAATAATTAAAAACTTTTTTATAAAAAACATCTCCTTAATTTATATTTTATAAGCCTAATGCGGCAAGTAAATCTTTTACATTTGATTTTTCTTCTTCAGTAGGCTCAATTACTTTTTCTTCTTTTTGATTAAAATTAATTGCATTATTGTTTTCTTTTAAAACAACATTACTAGATCCAGGAATAGCATTATCATCTCCTGGTTCAACATTATCTTTTGCAGCAGTTAAAGTGACTTTAATTTGAACTAATTCCCCATCTTCCATAATAGGAACTCTTAATTCTTTTCCATCATTATATAAGAAAGCTCCATCAAAAATTGATTGGATTTTCTTCATAACTTCTGCTTTTGCAATTTGTCCTCTAGCCATTATTCTTCCTCCTTTTCCATTGTTACCATTAAACCAGCTTGTTCTAAGTTCTTAGATAAATCTTTTACATGATTACACATTTGACAATTTCCGCCTTTCATGCATTCTCGATTGCATCTGATTCTTTTCTTTACGAATCTAGGCACTATATATCTACTATCAAGAGTTTCATGCAAACCTATGATTATCTCTTTTAAATCTCCAAACCATTTTTTTTCTTTTTTATATACTTCATATAATACATTAATTTTTTTATTTTCTCCATAGAATTCACATACATCTACATAAGGTTCATAAAAATCAATATCTTCAGGTCTAATTCAAAATTTCTTTAAATCATCTAATCCTTCCCAACTTGCTTGTGCAACATTTGGGAATACTCTAATTTGAATATTATGTTCATGCGCGATTGCCGCAATCTTATCTAGTTCAAATCCTAAACCTTCAACTATATATAAATCTGAAACCCCATAATCAATATAACCTAGAACTCGATCTCAATCATTAATTTTTGTATCAAAGAAAAATTTACTATCTGGATATTCATTTAACATTATATCTAATTCTTCATTTCTCATTGGAAATCTTATATATAATATTAAATCTGAATGTTCTTTTTGAAAATCTAATATATCTTTTACCTTATTTTCTTGTAAACTTTTTTCTAAATTTTCCATACAAACATTAATTCTTTGATTTTTATGTTCATTACAAAAGGTCAATAAAGCATCTAAATTTTCTACTCTATTATAAAAAATATTTATTTCGTCAGCTTTATCTAATAATATACCTTCTTTGTTTCAATCAATACAGTATTTCATTTTAGCTCCTTCTAGTTAAAAAGAGAGGTATAGACCTCCCTTTGTTTAACAATTAAGCAATTTTATATGCTTTTTTAGTTTTACCATCTTCAGTTTTAATGTCAGCTTTTTCTGCTAACCCATTGGCAACTAATTGAGTTAAACGAGCTCTAACCTTTGCAATAGTTAAGTCTTCTACATCTAGTTGTTCAAATATTTCATCAGCAGTTTGTAGTTCATCTGTTAAAACTGATTTAACAGTTTCTCTTAAAGCATCTCCTTCTGCCTTTTTTGCGGCAGCTCTTTCTTTAGCCTTTTCAGACTTATTATCAATTGATGCGATTTGAGAATTAATGAAGTAGATTATTTCTTCTTTATTTTCTACATTTGCATTTTCTACTATTTGCTCTAACATTTCAAAATATTCTCTTTTAGTTATCTTTTTCTTTTCGTCCATACTATTTTCCTCCTTCATTATATTTTTATTATAGCATAAAATTTTTTAGCTATCAACATTTTAGAACTCATCATTATTCATTTTGCATTTTATAATATAAAGTAATTCATGTTCATCAGAGATAGTTAAATCATCTAAACTATAATCTAATTCATATAAAGCATGTTCTAAAATTTGCATTGGTGTTGCCGCACCATGAACTTTTAATCCTTTTAGAACAACTAAAACTTGCTCTTTTACTTCATTACTATTTCTTATATGATAGCGAATACCATCTATAATTGCATTTTGTCCATCTTTACTTGGATCGAATGGATTTTCAAATCTAAACATAATTCATCATTCCTTCCTATTTATCTTCTATTTTAGTATATTCTCTTACAGAAATTGTGCTGTTTCCTTTTGTACAAACAAGATGTCCTTTATTTGTTCCACAATATGAAGCAGTTCCTTTATTTCCTTGATAATCTATATATTCATAATGATTTGAATTAACTGTGCAACAAACAGTTAATATAAACATAATTATAATTAATACTGTAACTATTAAACAACCTATTAATATACTCCTATCTTTTTCTTCCATCTGTTTCACTTCCTTTTCTTTTGTTAATTAAATTTTATAATATTTTTTTATAATAATCAATTACTATTCTTTAAATTGACATTATTAAAAATTTTTGTTATAATCGCGTGCGTTCCTTATTATATATATGTTTTTTATTAAAAAATATTATAATGTTGACAAAAGAAAATATTTATTTTAATTTATATATAAGATGATATTCATAAATATTTCTAAAATATTATCTTTATTTGATAAAAAATTAAAAATATTATATAATATAAATATAAAATTATATATTGCAAAAAACTTTTGCTAGAGAGGAGAAGGGACAAGAGTGAATATACAACAAAGTAGATTTTTCTGTACAGAATGCGGGAGAGAAGGCGTCCCAATAATGAGACCTAAAGGGGCTCAAAGAGAATCTGGACATTTGAAAAAATTGTATTGCATATATTGCCAAAAAGAAGTTAACCATGCGGAGATCCGAGAGAATGGAAATTATACCCTGGAAGATTTTCAACAAGAATTTAATCTAGGAAGATTCAAAAATGGAGATAGAGAGGCAATTAGCGAATTGAGTGAATGCTCATGTGTACATTGTCCATTTAATGTTAATGGTCGTTGCTGGAATAGTAATAGAACAAATAACTGTGGACATAGAATAATAGAAAGAGATGATAATAATGAATAAAATTTGGTTTACAAGCGATTTACACTTTGGACACGATAAAGAATTTTTATATGGGCCTAGGGGTTTTAAGACAATAGGTGAACATGATAGAATGATTATCGCAAATTGGAATGAAATAGTTGCGCCAGATGATGAAGTATATATTTTAGGAGATTTAATGCTTGGTAGCGATGAATATGGAATTAATTGTTTAAGTCATTTAAATGGAAAACTTCATATTATTTTTGGTAATCACGATGAATCTCATAGAAGAAGGTTATATTTTTTAGAATTAGAAAATGCTTCTTATCCAATTGCATTTGCAGAAAAACTAAAATATCAAAAATATGAATTTTTCTTATCACATTATCCAACCTTAGTTCATCCTAAGTTAGATAATAAAAAGATATGGAACCTACATGGACATACACATTCTAAAGATAAATTCAGTGAATACCCTCATTGTTATAATGTAGCCCTAGATGCTCATGACAATAGGCCAGTATCAATAGATGAAATCATTGAAGACATTAGAAATTTCAATAATAATAATATAAACAAGGAGGAAAACTAGTATGATAAAATGGACTTTAAAATATAGTTTTTATGACTCTATTTCTGGAGTATCAGAAGCACATATAAATACTAATTTAGGAACTTTTAAAGGTAAAGCATTTTTACATGAAGAAGATGAAGATATTGAATCAAAATTTCAAGGTTGTAAATATGCAGAAATGCGTGCTGTATCTAAATATGTTAGTGCATTAATAAAAAATGCTCAAATAAAATATGATACTTTATTAAGTTTAACTAATGATTTTCAAAACATAAATATATATAGAGAAAATAAATATACTAAAATTTTAAAAAATAAATTAGATAATGCTTATAATAATCTTAAAAATTTAAAAGAATATAAACAAAATTTAGATAAGAATATTTATAAGATAATGTCTGGATACAGAGAAGAAGTTAATAGCTTTAGAAAAGAAATAAAAGAAAGACAAGAGCCAACTAATTAGTAGTTGACTCTCTTTCTAGTTAGGAGCTGATGAAAATGAATAGAAAAATAATTAAACTATATACTGATGGGGCATGTAGCGGAAATCCTGGCATAGGTGGTTGGAGTTGTGTTAACTATGATGCTAAGAATAATACTATATGGGATGCATATACAGGTCAAGATGATTGGGATAAACCTGAAACCACTAATAATAGAATGGAATTAAAAGGATTAATACAAGCATTAAAACTAGCCACTACAAAATATAAAGATTGTGATGTTCTTATATATTGTGATAGTTCATATGTAGTTAATACTTTTAATGAATGGATTAGAACCTGGGCCCGCAATAACTGGATTAATAGTTCAAAAGAACAAGTTAAAAATTTAGATTTAATGAAACAAATATATGATTATGCTATTGTTGAATTTCCAAATTATGGAGTATATAAAGTAGCAGGTCATAATAATGAAATAGGAAATGAATTAGCAGATGCTTATGCTGTTGCGGCAAAAAATAGTGATGCAACAAAATTAGCCAAAATTTTAAAAGAAAATAATATTACTCTAGCCATAGAGTAATTTTTTGATTTTAGAGGAAAATTTTGATATAATATATATGATAAAACTTTAGGAAGGAGAAAAGAAATGACTGATAAAAACACTTATACAGAAACATCGATTGAATCATTGTCACCTCTTGAATTTACTCGTCTTAAACCAGGAGTATATGCTGGTGATACAACTTATTCAACTCAATTATTAGTTGAAATTGTATCTAATGCTGTTGATGAATTCAGATTAGGACATGGTTCTACGATTGATGTAACTATTATCAATAAAGATAAAGATACATTAATAAAAGTTAGAGATTATGGTCAAGGATTTATTCCTAATTCTTTTAGGGATGATGGTAAGACTATACTTGAAGCTGCATTTAGTGTACTTAATACATCTGGTAAATATCGTGAAGATGGTACTTATCAAGGAACATCATTAGGTTCTTTTGGTATTGGTTCAAAAATTACAACATTCTTATCACATTATCTAGAAGTAACAACTTATAGAGATGGTAAGTATGAATACATTAAATTTGATGAAGGTGAATTTAAAGAAAGAAAAGAAGGAACATATACTGATAAAACTCTAACAGGTACAGAAGTTATATGGACTCCAAGTGAACAATTCTTTACTCACACATCAGTAGAAGAATCTAAGATAAAAGATTTATTTAATACTATTACTTGTCTATGTCCTGGATTAACTATCAATTTAGATATAGATGGACAAAAAATTAAATATATATCTGAAAATGGTATTAATGATTTAGTTGATGAAGCAGTAAGAGGAAAAGAAATTATCACTAATAGATTTAACTTAAAATATGAAGAAGGAAAAGAAAAATTAGATATGGTATTAACATATACATCTAATTATTCTTTAAATTTAATTCCTTATGTTAACACAGGTTTAACAGAAAAAGGACCTCATATTACACAAGTTAAAACAGTTATCACAAGAGAATTTAATAAATTCTTTAAAGATAAGAAATGGCTAAAAGATAAAGAAGAAAATTTAACAGGTGATGATATCCAAGAAGGTATGTATATAGTATTTAACTTAACAGCCTCTAATGTGGCATATGATGCACAAGTTAAATCAACAGTAACAAAATTAGATATGAGTAATTTTGCTAATGTTATTGCTACAAATCTTCAATATTGGTTAGCTAATAATGAAAAAGAAATTAAAGTAATCTTTGATAAAGCGGCAGCAGCTCGTAAAGCAAGAGAAGCCGCAAAATCTGCAAGAGAAAGAGTTAGAGAAAATAATAAGAAAAAAGAAAAGGCTCTTAAATTTGATAGTAAATTAGCAGATTGTTATTCAAAAGATAGAAGTAAATGTGAAATATATATTACAGAGGGTGATTCAGCTTCTGGAAACTTAAAGTCAGCTAGAAATAATGAGTTCCAAGCGGTAATGCCTATTCGTGGTAAAATATTAAACACACAAAAAGCAAGTTTAGATAAAATACAAAAGAATGCAGAAATTATGACAATGATTGATGCTTTTGGATTATATATTGATACTAAAACTATGCAAGTTACTTATAATAAAGATAGTTTAAGATATGGTAAAATTATAATTGAATCAGATGCCGATGTTGATGGCGCCCATATTAAGAACTTATTCTATACTTTTATATGGAACTTCTGTCCTCAATTAATTGAAGATGGATATGTATATGCAGGTGTTCCACCATTATATAAAGTTACAATAGGAAAAGAATATAAATATATTAAAAATGATGAAGAACTAGAAGCATTTAAAAAGACAATAGGCGATAAAAAAATAACTGTTAATCGTATGAAAGGTTTAGGCGAAATGTCTGTTGACGAAACAGAAGAAACATTAACCGATCCTGATAATAGAATTATCAAACAAATAACAGTTGAAGATGCGGAAGCCGCAGATAAATTATTTAATGATTTAATGGGTACTGGTGTTGTCGCAAGAAAAGATTTTATAAAAGAACATAGTAAGGAGGCTACATATAATGCAGAATAATGATATTTTAAATGAGTTAAGTACAAACTTTATTGAATATGCTGTTGCGGTTAACACAGATCGTGCTATTCCAGATGCAACTTCTGGGTTAAAACCAGTAGCCCGTAGATTACTATGGGGAGCTTTTGAAAGAGGCTATACATCAAGTAAACCTCATGTTAAGTCTGCAAAAATAGTTGGAGATGTAATGGGTACTTACCATCCACATGGTGATTCATCTATTTATGGAGCTCTTGTAAGATTATCTCAACCTTGGGTTATGAGATACCCACTTATAGATTGGCATGGTTCTAATGGTAATATTGATGGCGATGGTCCTGCAGCGATGCGTTATACAGAATCTAGACTATCAAAATTAGCAGAAGATGGTATGTTAAAAGGAATTAAGAAAAGAAATGTAGATTTTATTCCTAACTACTCTGAAGACTGTGAAGAACCAGTTACATTACCTGCTATATTCCCTAACTTATTATGTAATCCAAACACTGGTATTGGTGTAGCTATGGCTTGTAATTTTGCTCCACATAATTTATGTGAAGTAGCTCAAGCTATATATGATTACATTGATGGTAAAGAACCTATGTTACCAGGTCCAGATTTTCCAACAGGTGGATTAATTATTAATATGAATGATATTCCAAATATTATGAAAACAGGACATGGTAGTGTAAAAGTTAGAGCTAAATATAATGTAGAAAAACAAAATATAGTATATTATGAAATTCCATATGGAACTTCTACTGAAGCACTTATTGCGGAAATCGGTGAAGTAGCTGAAAATGATATTCCTGATATTATAAATATTAGAAATGAAAGTAATAAAAAAGGTTTAAGAATTGTTGTTGAGTGCGCAAAAGGAGCTAATCCAGATGCAATAGCAGGTAAATTATTTGCAAAAACTAATTTACAAAGTAGTTTTTCATATAATCAAGTTGCTTTAATAAATAAAACTCCAACAGAAGTTAACTTAAAAGATTGTATTAAATTATATTTAGACCATAATGTAAATTGTTTAATTAAGGAAACTGAATTTGATTTACATGCTGCGGAAGCCCGCCTTGAAATTGTTGAAGGTTTATTAAGAGCATTAGAAGATATTGATAATATTATTGCATTTATTAAAAAATCTGAATCTAGTGCTGCCGCAAAAGAAGGTTTAATTAAAGAATATAAATTTACTGAACCTCAAGCTAAGTCTATTGTAGCTATGAGATTAGGTTCTCTTGCTAAATTAGAAAAAGTAGAATTAAATGAAGAAAAAAATGGTTTAGTAAAAGATATAGAAGAATTTAATAAAATTTTATCTTCTAATGAATTACAAGTTAATATAATAAAAGAAAGATTAGAAGAATTAGTTAAAAAATATGGTGATAAAAGAAGAACTGAATTAGCTCAAATTGAAATCCCAAAAGAAGATAAAGAAATTGTTGCAGTAATTCCTGAAGATGTTGTTGTAATGGTATCTCAAACAGGTGATGTTAAGCGTATTCCTAAATCTAACTTCAGAGCGCAAAGAAGAGGCGGAAAAGGAATTAAGTCAGAGGAAGAAGCAATTTTAACTACAATTAAAACTAATACTATTGATAATTTATTAGTATTTACTAATAAAGGAAAAATGTATAAAATATTAGTAGATAAACTTCCTGTTGGAACAAATGCTTCAAAAGGACAAAATGTTGCTAGTTTAGTTACTATGGATACAGATGAGAAAGTAATAGCCGCTGCAAGTTTAGATAGAGATACTGATGCTGAATATGTAGTATTTGTGACTAAACAAGGTCTATTTAAGAAAACATTGCTAAGTGAATATAAGAGTATTAAAAAATCTACTGGAACTCAAGCGATTAAATTAAAAGATGGCGACAGTATATCTAATGTAGTGTTTATGAAAGATGAAGAATTTATGATATTTACTAAATTAGGTATGGCTATTAGATTTACTACTACTGATATTAATCCAATAGGTAGAGTAACTAGTGGAGTAAAAGGTATTAACTTAATTGATGGAGACGAAGTTATAAGTAGTTTTGCTATTACTGATAAGAGTAAAAATATAGCAATTATAGGTAAAAATGGTTATGGAAAGAAAAGTAGTTTAGATGAGTTCTCTTCTCAAGGTCGAGGAGGTAAAGGACTTAAACTTGGATCTGAAATAGCTGGTGCCGCATTAATAAATGATGAAGATAATTTATTATTATTAGGTAAACCTAATAGTATATGTATATCATGTGCGGAAATGCCTGTTCAAGGTAGAGCTACTCTAGGTGTTAAGCTAGCACAAAACGAAATTAAAAATGTTGTTATTGTGTAACAACATTTTTTTATTGCGATTTTAAATTTGAAAATAAAAAAAAATTATTATATAATATATATAGAAAAAATAAAAGGAAAGGAGGAATTATGTATGATAGATAATAATTTAAGTGAAATAAGACAATTAATAGATAAATTAAATTATTATACTAAATTATATGATGAAGGTCATCCTGAGATTTCTGATATAGAATGGGATAATTTATATTTTAAATTACAAAAATTAGAAAATCAATATCATACATATTGTGAAGATAGTCCTACTCAAAAAGTTAATTTTCAAGTAGTAAATAAACTAAATAAAGTAGAACATAATCACCCTATGCTTTCTTTGGATAAAACAAAAGATATGGATGTAATTAAATCTTTTATAGCAGGAAAAGAATTTATATGTATGGCAAAAATGGACGGGTTGACTTGTTCATTAACATATCAAAATGGACAACTAGTTGCCGCAGAAACTCGCGGAAATGGAATTGTCGGAGAAGATATTTTACATAATGCTTTACAAGTAAAAAACATTCCTAATAAAATTGATTTTAAAGATAAATTAGTTGTAGATGGAGAAATAATATGCACATATAGTGATTTTGAACCATTTGCAGAAGAATATAAAAATCCTAGAAATTTTGCATCTGGTAGTATAAGATTATTAGATAGTAAAGAAAGTTCTAATAGAAGATTATCTTTTGTTGCTTGGGATTGTATTGAAGGATATAATGATAAATATTACTTAAGCACAAAATTAGCGTGGTTAAATCTATTAGGATTTACTATCGTCCCTTGTTTTGCTTATGGTATTCCATATACCACAGTTCATTTTGATGAAGATATAGAAGAATTAAAAAATAGAAGTAAAAGATTAGGGTATCCAATAGATGGCTTAGTATTTAAATATGATAATTGTGATGAATATAATACCGCAGGTAGAACTGACCATCATTTTAAAGGCGGAATAGCATATAAATTTTATGATGAAGAATATGAAACAACTCTTCAAGATATAGAATGGAGTATTGGAAGAACAGGAATTCTTACTCCTGTTGCTATATTTGACCCTGTGGATATAGATGGAACTGAAGTTTCAAGAGCAAGTTTACATAATGTAAGTGTTATGACAGAAATATTAGGACAACCTTACAAAGGACAAAAGATAAAAGTATTTAAAGCAAATATGATTATTCCTCAAATCTCTTGGGCTGAAATTAAACCACTTACTATATCTACATTCAGATGTGAAAAATGTCCATTATGTGGAGAAAGAACCGTTCTTAAAAATAATGATGGAGTTATGACATTATATTGTAGTAATCCAGATTGCGAAGGAAAGTTAATAAACCGTTTAGACCACTTTTGTGGTAAAAAAGGTTTAGATATAAAAGGGCTCTCAAAGGCAACTCTCGAGAAACTTATTGACTGGAGTTGGATTTCTAGTTATATGGATATATATAATTTAGAAAACTTCTCAAACGAATGGAAAAACAAAACTGGCTTTGGTGAAAAATCAGTAGAGAGGATCTTGAGCGCCCTTGAACAAAGTAAAAATACAACATTAGATAAAGTAATTGCGGCAGCAGGTATTCCATTAATTGGAACGAGAGTCGCAAAAGATTTATCTCAATACTATTCTTCATGGGAAGACTTTAGAAAAGAAACAAATTTTGAGAAATATGATGGTATTGGACCTGAAATGAATAACTCATTATTAAACTTTGATTATACTGAAATAGATAAAGTAATTCCTTATTTGAATATATCTGCAACAAATAATAATAAAGACAATACATTGCAAGATAAAGTTTTTTGTATAACAGGCAAATTACATATATGGAAGAATAGAGATGAATTAATTAAAAGTATTGAATCTATGGGCGGAAGAGTAGTAGGCTCTATGAGTAGTAAAGTTGACTATTTAGTTAATAATGATATTAATTCAACTTCTGCAAAAAATAATGCGGCTAAACAAGCAGGTATTCCAATTATAACAGAAGAAGAATTGCAATCTATGATTTAATACTTTGATGTTTTAAAAATTTTCGTATATAATATAAATATGAAAGATAAAGAAAAAAAGAAAAAAATTAAATCAATAGCTCAACAAATTTCACAATTGGAAAATAAGTGTCGTATAGATTCGGTTAACCAACTTAAGTATATGGCAGAAATGCAACAATTAATTGAAAATCTTTCATTAGAAGAGTTATTGGAGATTGATGAATATATAATTGAAAGCAAATGTTTGAAAAAATAAAAATTTTTAGTTATAATATTCATATAAAATAAAATAAGAAAAAAGAAGAGGAGAAAAAGATTATGTTAAAACCAAATAGTAAATTAGTTTATGATTATGTAAAAGCAAATGGAGCAAATAATATTACTGCAGCTGATATCGCTGAAGGAACTGGACTTCCAGTAAGAAGCGTTAATGGTATCGTTACATCTGCATTCCAAAGAAAAGGTTTAATGGAAAGAATTGCTGCTGAAGTTGAATTAGAAGATGGAACTCACAAAACAGTTAAATTTATTAAATTAACTGCTGAAGGTGAAGCATTCGATCCTGAAGCTGAAGACGCTGAATAATTTTAAATAAACAGGAGAAGGAGTTGGGCATAGCTCAACTTCTTTTTAATTAGGAGAATATTATGAGAATTTTATTTTTATTAATAGGTATTATTGGTGTTATTTTATGTATAATAGCATTTTTAAGAATAAAAGATACTAATGATAATAATAAAAAAATAGAAGAAGAAAATAAAAAATTATTAAAAGATAAAGAGATTATAGAAAAAGAAATAAAACTTTTAATTTTACAAAAAGAATATACACAAGAAGATTTGAATAAAATTAAAAATCTAACTTCTGATATGAATAAAGGCGCTTATGAAGCATTCTCTCAATACTGTGATACTTTAGATACAGAATATAATGTTATCGAACAAGAGTATGATAACACGACGAATGAATTAAAAACTGCATATGATAACTTGCAAGATACATTAATGAGCAAGATAGAGATTGTGCAAAAAGAATTGGATAAAATTTCCGCAACCCGTGCCGCCGCATTAGAAGCTCAATTAAAAGAACAAGAGGTAAAGAATAAACAATCTTTCTATTGTCCTCAAATTCCTGAAGATGAGTTAAGAGATGCTAAGACATTAAAAGATATAGAATATAAATTGAACAATCCAAGAGTATTAAGAATGCTTATATGGCAAACTTATTATCAAAAGCCAATGAACCAAGTATGTGCAAATGTATTAGGTGCGGCAACCGCAGATATATGTGGTATATATAAAATTACCAACCAATTAAATGATTTAGTATATATAGGTCAAGCTGTTGATATGTCAACTCGTTGGAAAAATCATGCTAAAGCTGGATTAGGAATAGATACCCCGCAAGGAAATAAATTATATAAAGCAATGAAAGAAGATGGATTAGAGAATTTCTCTTTTGAATTATTAGAAAAATGTAAAAGAGAAGAATTAGATGAGAAAGAAAAATATTATATTTCTTTATATCAATCTGACCAATTTGGATATAATTCTAATTCAGGAATTAGTAAATAGATTATATACCCTCGATAGCCAGGGTAGGTAATTTTGACAGTAAAAAAATTTTTTGCTATAATAATAATAGAAATAATTAAATCATAAAGATAAATTAAATGAATTAAATTATTTTAAAAAGAAAAGAAAATATTTAGTAAAGGAGAAAAAGATTATGAGAAAACCACAAAACACAGAAAGAGTAGAAGGATATATTTATCAACATGATTTAACAGTTAAACAAGTTCAAAATCAATCTAGTGATAATTTTGGTAAAGATTTTATCGCAGGTAATATTGAAGTTGCAACTGATGATGAATGCTTAAATGTTATTAAAGTTCATTTTACTTATGTAACTCCAACAAATAAATCTGGAGCAGAAAATAGAACTTATAGCGTTTTAAAGAAAATAATTGATGAAAATAAAACTATAACTGCTGTTGGTAAAGAAAATGCTACAAAAGTTAGAATTGATACAGCTTTAGCATTAAATGATTTTTATAATCAAAATGATGAATTAGTATCAGCAAAAACTAATGAAGGTGGATTTGTTACAATTATTAATGAATTAGGAGAACCTAAAGAAAGAAATAGATTCACAGTTGATATGGTTATAACTGGAGTAACTCATGTAGATGCTGACGCAGAAAAGAAAATTGACGAACATGCTTTAGTTAGAGGAGCAATCTTTAACTTTAGAAATGATTTATTACCTGTTGAATTTAAAGTAAAAAATGCAGAAGGTATTAAATATTTTGAAGGATTAGGCGCAACTAATGCAGAACCTATCTATACTAAAGTTTGGGGAGATATAGTATCTGAAACTACTACTACAACTCAAGAAGTTGAAAGTGCTTTTGGAGAAGCTGCAGTAAGAACTTATAGAAACACTTCTAAAGAATGGGTTATTACTGGAACTGCAAAAGTACCATATGACTTTGGTGATGAAAGTATTTTAACTGCTGATGAATTACAAAAGGCTAGTGCTGATAGACAAGTATATTTAGCTGATATAAAGAAAAGAGCAGACGAATATAAAGCAAGTAGAGCCGCAGGAACTACTACTACAACAACTAGTGAAACTGCTGCAACTACAGCTACTAAAACAGCCGGATTTAGTTTCTAATCCGCTGTTTTGGTTTATATGTAGGAAGGAGTTTTAACAATGGCTATAGATTTATTAAATTTACAACCTCATAAAGTTAGCCGCGATTTACGTGGATATTCAGTATTCTTTTATGGAGAGCCAAAAAGTGGTAAAACAACTACTGCCGCACATTTCCCAGAAGCATTACTTTTAGCATTTGAAAAAGGTTATAATGCTATTCCAGGAATTATGGCACAACCAATTAATAAATGGTCTGAATTTAAACAAACTTTAAGAGAATTAGAAAAACCTGAAATTAAAGAAAAATTTTCAACTATAATTATAGATACTGCCGACATTGCTTATGACTATTGTACTAAGTATATATGTGATAATGCTAAGCGTCCTGATGGCGGATTTGGTGTTGATTCAATAAGTGATATTGGATATGGTAAAGGTTATGGTATGGTTAGTCAAGAATTTGACGATAGTTTAAGAAAAATTGTTCAAATGGACTATGGTCTAGTATTAATTAGTCATGCTACTGATAAAACATTTACTAATGAAAATGGAGCTGAATACAATCAAATCGTTCCAACATTAGATAAAAGAGCTACTAATATAGTTTCTCGTATGGCAGATATTATTGGATATTCAAGAGTAGTTACAACTGATGAAGGCGACAAAACAATGCTATTCATGAGAGGTACTAACAGATATATGGCTGGATCAAGATTTAAATATACTCCAGATTATATTGAATTTAATTATAAAAATCTTACTGATGCTATTGCAAACGCAATTGATGAACAAGCAAAAGAAGATGGTGGTCAATATTTCACAGAAGAAAGAAGCAATTTATATGTTTCAAAAGAAGAAGAATTAGATTTTGACCAATTAATGAATGAATTCCAAGACTGCGTAAATAGAATGATAAAAGACGCTGGTGAAAGTTTTGAAGAAAAGTATTCACCTAGAATTACTCAAATCACTGAAAAATATTTAGGTAGAGGAAATAAAGTAAGTCAATGTTCAAGAGAACAAGTTGAGGCTTTATCATTAATAGTAGCAGATTTAAAAGAATTAGAAAAACAAGCTATTTAATATATAGGACGCCTTTTAAGGCGTCTTTTTGACTTTTCTTTAATTAAATGGTATAATATATATGAAGAAAAAAGTATAGTTTGGAGGTGCGGCAATGGCTAAACTATTAGCAAAATGTTTTTATTGCGGAGAGCAATTTGACCGAAACCAAGAAGAATGGGTTGCAATTAATGCTCGTAGATATGCACATAAAAAATGTCATGAAGTTGCACAGTCAGAAAAGACTCAAGATGAAATTGATTATGAGGCATTGACTAATTATATTAAACAAAAATTTAATATGCAAACTATATCTGCAAAAATAACAAGACAAATAACTGACTATAAAAAGCAATATAACTTTACATATAGTGGTATGTTGAAATCTCTTATGTGGTGGTTTGATGTTAAACATAACTCTACAGAGGGAACAAATGGCGGAATAGGTATCTTACCTTATATTTATCATAATGCAGAAACATATTATTATGGTTTATATATAGCACAACAAGCTAATAAAGGAAAGGTATTAAAGAAAAGGGTTGAGGAAATTGAAATAGCTCCTCCTCAAGTATATGTACCGCCACCAAAATTATTTAATATAGAGGAGGAAGAAAATGAAGAGTAAGTTTATAGATATACCATCAATTGTGCAAGTTATAGGAAATATATATAATAATCCAAATTTATTAGATAATGAAAAATATACTTTTTATGAAGAAGATTTTCCAAATGAATTTCATAAAATAATATTTGGTTCTATATATAATCTTCATGTTATGGGAGCAAAAGAAATAACTATTAATGCTATTGAAGATTATTTATATAATAGACCAACTTCAAATGGAGTATATCAAACTAATAAAGGTAGAGAATATTTACAAAAAATTAGTGAAGAAGTTCAAATATCTACTTTTGATTATTATTATAATAGAATGAAAAAATTTACTTTATTAAGAGAATATGATAAAGTAGGTTTAGATTTAAAGTGGTTATATGATCCAGATAATATATTAGACAGTAAGAAAAAACAAGCACAAGAGGATTGGTTAGATAATACATCACTTGAAACTATTGCTGAAACAATAGATAAAAAAATAACTGAAATAAAATTAAAATATGTAGATGGTACAGATGAAGAATATGTACAAGCTGGAGATAATATAGAGGAATTAATTGATAGATTACAAAAAAGTCCAGAAATAGGATATCCATTATATGGTCCTCTAGTAAACACAGTAACTCGTGGTGCAAGATTAAAAAAACTATATCTTCGTAGTGCGGCAACTGGTGTTGGTAAAACTCGTGCTATGATTGCAGATGCTTGTAATATAGCTTGTGACCAAATATATAATTTAGAAACTAATGAATGGGAATTAAATGGAACTAAAGAGCCTACATTATTTATCACAACAGAACAAGAAGTTGATGAAATTCAAACAATGATGTTAGCTTTCTTAAGTGGAGTTAATGAAGCTCATATTATATATAATCATTATGAAGAAGGAGAGTTAGACCGTGTTATTCAAGCGGCAAAACTTATTAAATCATCTCCGCTTCATATTAAAAGATTACCTGATTTTAGTTTACAAGATATTGAAAATGCAATTAAGTTTGGTATTCATGAGTGGGGAGTTAGATATGTATTCTTTGATTACTTACATACCTCTTTAAAAATCTTAGGTGAAGTATCTTCTAAAGCTGGAATAAAAGGTTTAAGAGAAGATAATGTATTATTTATGATAGCAATAAGATTAAAAGATATATGTAATGAATATGGTGTATTTATAATGACAGCAACACAATTAAATGCAGAATATACAACAGCTCAACAATATGACCAAAACTTATTAAGAGGTGCTAAATCTATTGCAGATAAAATTGACTATGGTGCAATTATGTTACAAACTTCGCAAGAAGATAAGGATGCACTTAAACCTATATTAGCACAACAAAATTTACCTGCTCCTGATATAAAAATGTCAGTATATAAGAATAGACGCGGGCAATATAAAGATATATTATTATGGTGTAAAGCAGATAGAGGAACTTGTAGAATTGAACCTATGTTTGCAACAGATTATCAATATCAAGTAATTGATTTACCAGATTTAAAAATTAAAATTAATCCTAGCATATCAGCTAGTGCATTTTAGGAAAGGAGGATGCGGCGATGGATAGTAAAGAACAATTAGAACAAATAAAAAATGACTTGACAGTAGAACAAATTTTTGATTTACTAATGACATTAGGGGCAGATCCAGTTCAACATGGAGATATGATAATGGCAAGAACCATATGTCATGGCGGAAATAGTCATAAACTTTATTATTATGATAATACAAAACTATTTAGATGTTATACTGAATGTAGTGATACATTTGATATATTTCAACTTATAGTTAAAATTGAATCTACCAATGGCCGCAAGTTCTCCCTACCACAAGCATTAAAATATGTAATTAATTATTTTAATTTAAGTATAGAAACTAAAAATTTTACAAATGATGATGACCAACTTCAAGATTGGCAAATTTTAAATAGATATGACAAAATTTTAAACACTGAAAATAAAGAAGAGAAAAAGGTAGAAATGAAAATATATGATGACAAAATATTAACATATCTACCTCACCCTCGTATCTTACCTTGGGAAGAAGAAGGTATAACTAAGGAGGTTATTAAATCTCATAATATATGTTATAATCCATCTTCTCAAGCAATAGTTATTCCTCATTATGATATTAATAATAATTTAATAGGAATAAGAGAAAGAACATTAATAAAAGAAAATGAAATATATGGTAAATATAGACCAACATATTTAAATCATCAAATGTATAATCACCCATTAGGATTTGCACTTTATAATTTAAACAATAGCAAAGATAATATTAAAAGAACTAAAAAAGCAATTATATTTGAAGGAGAAAAATCTCCGTTATTATTTGCAAGTTATTTTGGTGAAGAAAATGATATAACAGTTGCAGTGTGCGGAAGTTCATTCTCAAGTTATCAAATGAAATTATTATTAGATTTAGGTGTTGAAGAAGTGATTATAGCTTTTGATAAACAATTTCAAGAATTAGGAGATAAAGAACATATAGGTTGGGTTAAAAAATTAAAAGATATAAATAAGAAATATAGTCCTTATGTTAAAATTAGTTATATGTTTGACAAATGGGGATTATTGGGCTATAAATCTAGTCCTATTGATGAAGGGAAAGAAAAATTTTTAGAATTATTTGAAAAAAGATTTAGTATAGAATAGAGGTTATAATATGAAATATAAATTAATAAAAGAAATAGATGAAAAATTATCTCCAATTCAACAAATACTTTTTAATCGTGGAATCCAATTGAGCGAAATACATCATTATCTAAATACAACAGATAATGATATTTGTAGTGCGGAAATGTTTGGTTCTGAGGTTATTAAGAGTGCTGCGACAGTATTAATAACTGCAGTTAAAGAAGAAAAAGACATGCTAGTTTTAGTTGATTGCGATTGTGATGGATATACATCTGCCGCAATATTTATAAATTATTTATATGATTTATTTCCTGCTTATGTAGATAATCATTTAAAATTTTTCTTACATGAAAATAAAACTCATGGATTAAGTGATTGTCTTGAATATATAGAAAATAATGATTTTAAATTAATTGTTATTCCAGATGCAGCAAGCAATGATTATGAATATCATAAAAAATTAAAAGAAGAAGGTAGAGATATTATTATCTTAGACCACCATGAAGCCCCTCAAGTATCTGAGGATGCTATTGTTATAAATAATCAATTAAGTAATTATCCTAATAAACAATTATCAGGTGCTGGAGTGGTATGGCAATTCTGTAGATATTTAGATACTTTACTTGGTGGAAATAATGCAGACCAATATATTGATTTAGCTGCACTAGGTAATTGTGGAGACATGATGAGTTTAAAATCGATCGAGACTAAGCATATCATCACCAAAGGTTTCCGCAGTGAAAATATTAAAAATCCATTTATATATGGAATGGCTGAAAAAAATAGTTATTCATTAGGAAATAAAATAACTCCTATTGGAGCAGCATTTTATATAGTTCCTTTTGTTAATTCTATGGTTAGAAGTGGAACATTAGAAGAAAAAGAATTACTTTTTAAATCAATGTTAAAATCAGAAGCATTTAAAGAAATACCTTCTAATAAACGCGGACATGCTATAGGAGAAATGGAAAAATTAGTAGACCAAGCATTAAGATGCGCTACTAATGTTAAAAATAGACAAACAAGAGAACAAGATAAAGGAATGGAACTAGTTGTAAATAGAATTGAAGAAAACAATATGATGGAACATAAGGTTCTTATATTCTTATTAGAGCCAGGACAAGTAGATCCAAATATTGCAGGTTTAATAGCAAATAAAATAATGGCTAAATATCAAAGACCAACATTAATGTTAACTAAACATATAACACAAGTAGATGCTATTGACCCAGATGAAAATATTCATTATGATGTAGTATATAGCGGATCTGCTCGTGGATATGCTAGATCTGGAGTAGACAATTTTAAAGATATATGTGAAGAAACTGGTTTAGTAGAATATGCACAAGGACATCAAAATGCTTTTGGTATTGCAATTAAACAAGAAAATATTAAAGATTTTATTGCGGCAACAGATGAAGCCTTAAAAGATATGCAATCTGAACCAGTATACTATGTTGATTATATATTTAAAGGTGTTGATGTAAAACCTGAAACTATTTTAGATATAGCTGGATTAGGAGATATATGGGGCCAAGATATAGATGAAAGTTTGATTTGTGTAGAAAATTTAAAAGTTACAAAAGAAAACTTAACACTTATGTCTCCTGATAAAAAACCTACATTAAAAATTACATTACCAAATAAATTAAGTTTTATTAAATTTGGTAGTTCTCAAGAAGAATATGATAAATTGTGTACTGAAGGATATGTAGAAATTAATATCATTGGCAAATGTAATGCTAATGAATGGAATGGAAATGTTAATCCGCAAATATTAATTGAAGATTATGAAATTATAGGACAAAGTAAATACAATTTTTAATTGATAATATAATAAAAAAATGTTATAATATTTATATAAAGTAAAGGCGGTATGGATAATGAAAGAAAAAGAAGAAAAAGTATATGACAATTATTATTGTGTTATAGATGGATATATAGATACTATTGTCGGTCCATACCCTAAAATGGTCTTCATCCCTGGAAGAGTACTCGCAATTGAGTATTGTGCTTTAAGTTGTTTATTATATGATTTTGAAACTTATTTAGAAGAACATGGATATGATGAACTATTAGCAAGATTAAAAGATTATAAAATGGATGCAGACGAAATGATTAAAGAAAGTGAGGCATATAATGATTTCGCTCAATAAAAAGCAATTAGAAGGACTTGACCTTGCTGTAGCTAGATATAGAAGCGGAGAAAAGACAACTATTATATCTGGGTATGCGGGAACTGGTAAGTCAACATTGGTTAAATTCATTATTGCCGCATTAGAAGAAGATGGAATAGATCCAGATAAAGATGTTGTATATACATCCTTTACTGGAAAAGCAACTCAAGTCTTACAAAAGAAAGGTAATAAAAATGTAAGTACATTACATAAATTATTATTTGAATTTTATCCTAGACCAGATGGAACATTCTTCCGTAGACCTGTTTCTATGATACCATATAAAATAGTTATAGTAGATGAATGTAGTATGGTGCCAAAAGATTTATTAAAAAGATTAGCAAGTTATAAAGTTCATATTATATGTTTAGGAGATCCAGGTCAGCTACCTCCGATAAATAAAGATGAAGATAATCACTTATTAGATATTCCTCATATATTCTTAGATGAGATTATGAGACAAGAGGAACAAAGTGAAATTATAAAACTTACAATGGATATAAGAGAAGGTAAACCTCTTAATCATTTTATTGGAAATGAAGTTCAAATACTAGATAAAGAAGAACTTACAACAGGAATGTTACAATGGGCAGACCAGATAATTTGCTCTACTAATGCAACTAGAGTGGCACTTAATAAGCAAATGAGAGATTTATTAGGACATGGAGATAGTCCAGAAGATGGAGATAAAGTAATTTGTTTAAGAAATTATTGGGATATTGGTAGTGAAGATGGGTCGCCCCTAGTTAATGGAACAATAGGATATTTAGAAAATAGTTTTAATAATTTTATAAAGATACCTGCTTATGTTACAGGCGGCAGGTTATCTCAAATAGATACTGTTATGGGAAATTTTAAAGTTGATGATGATATGACAGTATTTAATAATTTAACAATGGATAAAAAAATGATTCTTGAAGGTGAGCCTACATTAAATTGGAAAGAAAGTTATAAATTAAGTAATAATAAAAAATTCTTAAATAGTTTACCTTTAAGTTTTACATATGGGTATGCGATAACTGCTCATAAGTCGCAAGGCTCAGAATGGGATAATGTACTCGTTATTGAGGAAGGCTTCCCTTTTGATAAAGAAGAGCACAAAAGATGGTTGTATACTGCGGCAACTAGAGCCGCTAAAAAACTAGTCATTATAAGAAAGGGTTAGGTGAAATTGTAATGAGTAGATATAAATTAAAAGAAGTAAAAGATGATAGATGGGCTATATGGTATTTAGATTTTGGTACAACTAAAAGAAATAAATTAGGTTGTTATAAAATCTTTGATTTATATTCAAGTTGTAGAAAATATAAATTTGCATTTAGATATAAACCTAGAGAAGGACAAACACAAGTTCAAAGTGATAATGCAATAATTGATAGAACTATATTTAATTTTAATAAACCTAGAAATACTTTTTTTAGATAAGAGCGGAAACCGCGGTTATGAATAATAGCCTCGGTTTTTAACCGTTATAGAGAGGAGATTGATTATGAAAGTTAGAACTAGTTATTTTTATCAAATAAGAAATTTTAAACCTAATATGATACCTATGTCTACTGCATTATCAGATCCAGCTTGGTATCATAATAATCAAGATAAAAATTGTATCTTTAAAGATAAAAGAGGAATATTAAATGGTCTCCGCCTTAATCCAATCATAGTTCAAGGCAATTGTGGACATGTATGTCCTTGTGAAAACAGAGACCCAGAACATTGTCCTCTTACAAAAGATTATGAATTTGAATTAGACTTAATTGATTTTGATAAAATGTATAAAGCTATGGAAGTTTTTTGTAATGACTATTGCCGCCAAGAAGGCATAAAAGAAGAACCTATAGCTGTTTTAATAGTGTATGAAACTCCAGATAATCTATGTAGTGAAAGAAAAAGTATTCAAAAATTATTTAATAAGCATGGAATAGAATGTAAAGAGCTAGATTATCCAATACAAACTCTAGCCACGATTAAACATGAACCATTTGAATTTTAAATAATTTTGTTGTATAATATATATAAAGAAAGAAGGTTTTATTATGGGAAATAGATTTGAAGTGCACTCACATACATATTATAGCAACATCAGATTGTTAGACTCAATTAATCGTCCTAAAGATTTAATTAATAGAGCGATTGAGTTAGGTTTATCAGGTATTGCAATCACAGATCACGAGGCAATATGTTCTCACCCTGAGATAAACTTCTATCAAGATGAAATTAAAGAAGCACATCCTGATTTTAAAATAGCATTAGGAAATGAAATATATTTAACTGATAATAGAGAAAAAGGACAAAGATATTATCACTTTATTTTGATAGCAAAAAATAAAGAGGGACATAGAGCATTAAGAGAATTATCCTCAAGAGCTTGGATGAATAGTTATTGGGATAGAGGTCTTGAAAGAGTTCCAACATTAAAAAGTGATTTAGAAGAAATATTAAAAAAATATCCTAATTCATTAATAGGAACAACAGCATGTCTTGGTGGAGAATTATCAGTTAACACATTAGAGTTAATTAGATGTGAAACAACAGGAGATGAAAATGGTGCGGCGATCGCCCATAATAATATAGTTAACTTCTTACTTTGGTGTAAGGAAGTGTTTGGTGATGGTAATTTTTATATTGAATGTGCACCAGGTGCCAGCCGCGATCAAATATTAGTTAACAAGAGATTTCCTGCTATTGCAAAAGCATTTGGTTTAAAAATGGTTGTTGGTTCAGATGCGCATTATCTTAAAAAAGAAGATAGATATGTTCACAAAGCATATTTAAACTCTAAAGGGGGAGAACGTGAAGTAGACGAGTTCTATGAATATGCATACCTACAAGATAATGATGAAATTAAAACTAACTTATATGCATCTGAATTTAGTGATGATTTTATAGAACAAATGTTTAATAATAGTTATGAAATATATGAAAAGATAGAAAATTATAGTTTAGCTCATGCACAAACTATTCCTAAGGTAGAAGTAGCTAATTATGAAAGAAAATTAGATACATCAATGAATAATTATCCTATCTTACAAGGAATGTTGAATGATGAAGATAAAGTAAATAGATATTGGGTAAATAAATGTTTAGAAAAATTAAAAGAAAAAGATATTTATAATGAAACATATTTAAGTAGACTTGAAGAAGAAGCAGATATAAAGCAAACAATTAGTGAAAAGTTAGGAACTAATATGTTTAGTTATCCTATAACTTTACAACATTATGTAGATTTATTCTGGGAATGCGGCAGTATCGTAGGTGCTGGTCGTGGTTCAAGTTGTTCAGGTCTTAACCATTATTTATTAGGTATAACTCAACTAGACCCAATCCAATGGAATCTTCCATTCTGGAGATATTTAAATAAAGAGAGAGTTGAGTTAGGTGATATAGATTTGGATTTATGTCCAAGTAAACGTCCTAAAATTTTAAATGAAATTAAAAAAGAAAGAGGACAAAACTTTAATAAAGATATAGATGATTTAAGTAGAAAGAATTTAGGTTGTACTTTAATAGCAACATTTGGTACAGAGGGAACTCGTTCAACAATCTTAACCGCTTGCCGCGGATATAGAAGTGAAGATTTCCCAGATGGTATTGATGTTGATACTGCACAATATTTATCATCATTAATCCCAAGTGAACGTGGTTTCTTATGGAGCTTAAGTGATGTTGTAAATGGAAATGAAGATAAAGATAGAAAGCCAATTAAATCATTTATAAATGAAGTTAATCAGTTCCCAGGATTATTAGATATAATGATGGGTATTGAAGGATTAGTTAATAAAAGAAGTTCACATGCATCAGGAGTAATCTTATTTGATGAAGATCCATATGAATTTGGTTCTTTTATGAGAACTCCAAAAGGTGAGGTTATCACAGCATATGATCTACATATGTGTGAAGCATGTGGAATGACAAAATATGACTTCTTAGTAACAGAAGTTCAAGATAAATTAGCAGAAGCAATTAGAATGTTGCAAGACTATGGAGAAATTGAAGACGATTTAACTCTAAGAGAGGTTTATGATAAATATTTTCATCCAAGTGTACTACCTATTGAAGAGGATAAATATTGGAAAGTTATTCAAGAAAATAGTATTTTAAATTTGTTTCAATTTGATAGTGATGTAGGTAGTCAAGCCGCAAAAAAGATTAAACCATCTAATATGATGGAGTTGGCAGATGCAAATGGTTTAATGAGATTAATGACCGCAGAAAAAGGTCAAGAGTCTCCAATGGATAAATATATTAGATTTAAAAATAATATAGATTTATGGTATAAAGAAATGGACGGATATGGTCTTACAAAAGAAGAACAAAAAACTTTAGAGCCATATTTTAAAAGTTCACATGGTGTACCACCATCACAAGAGCAATTAATGAAAATGTTAATGGATGAAAATGTTTGTAACTTTAGTTTAAAAGATGCAAATGCCGCCCGTAAAATTGTTGGTAAAAAGCAAATGAGTAAAATCCCTGGATTAAAGGCGCAAGTATTAGAACAAGCTAAATCTCCAAACTTAGGTAGATATGTATGGACTTGCGGTATTGGTCCACAAATGGGTTATTCATTTAGTATTATTCATGCTCTTGCATATAGTTTCATTGGTTTTCAAACTGCATATATAGCAACTAGATGGAATCCTATATATTGGAACACAGCATGTTTAGTTGTTAATAGCGGAAGTCTTGAAGAAGAAAGTGATTTTGAAGAAGATGAAGATGGATTTGTTGTTGAAAAGAAAGAAAAGACAACAGATTATAGTAAAATAGCAAAAGCATTAAGTGATATTATAAACAAAGGAATTAAAGTTAGTTTAGTTGATATAAATAAGTCTGATTATAGTTTTGAACCTGATGTTGATAATAATGAAATATTATTTGGTATGAAAGCATTAAGTAATGTTGGAGGCCCTATAATAGAACAAATTAAAGCTGGTCGTCCATATGCGGGAATAGCTGACTTTATGGCAAAATGTCCATTAAATAAAAGTGCGATGATTAGTTTAATTAAAGGTGGTGCTTTTGATAAAGTAGATGAAAAATATGCGGTTGCCGCAGGTGTAGAAACAAGAATTTGGACTATGACATATTATTTATCTAAAGTATGTGATGCTAAGAAAAGATTAACTCTACAAAACTTTAATGGTTTATTGCAACATGATTTAATCCCAGAAGAATTAGATTTTCAAAAAAGAACATTTAATTTTAATAAATATTTAAAAGCATCTCAAAAAGTTGGTAAATATTATGTATTTAATCAACCTTGTGAAGAATTTTATAATAAATATTTTGATATGGACCAACTAGAAGTAATAAATGGTTATACATGTATTCTTCAAACTAGATGGGATAAAATGTATCAAGATACAATGGGAGTCGCTAGAGACTACCTTCAAGAACATCAAGAAGAAATGTTAAAGAAATTTAACACAATGTTATTTAAAGAATGTTGGGATAAATATGCTCAAGGAAATATCTCCGCATGGGAGATGGAAGCATTATGTTTCTACTATCATGAACATGAACTAGCACATGTAAATAATTTAAAATATGGTTTAATAGATTTCTTTGAACTTCCACCTAATCCAGAAGTGGATACAATGTTCAAAAGAAATGGAAAAGAAATTCCTATATTTAAAACTTATAAAATAGTTGGAACAGTAATAAATAAAAATGATAATAAAAATAGTATAACATTATTAACTACAAATGGAGTAGTTCCTATTAAGTTCACAAAAGAATATTTTGCAATGTTCAATAGACAATTAAGTGAACTTGGAGAAGATGGAGTGAAACATGTTGTTGAAAAAGGTTGGTTTACAAGAGGAACGAAAGTATTAGTAACTGGATTTAGAAGAGATGATACTTTCGTATCAAAAACTTATACAAAAACTTCAACACATCAATTATATAAAATTGAAGAAGTATATAATAATGGTGATATAAAATTAACTCATGAAAGAGGGAATGCGGCAGACCTTGGTTAGAGAATTTTAAGCTGAGGTCTCCGCAAGGAGGTTTATATGAAAACAGTAATTAAACATGGCTATCAAATCAGAATGCATACAATATGTCCCTATTGCGGATGTGAGTTTACATACGAAAGTCAAGATATAATTGCAACACCTATAATTTCTAATCATTCATCAACTAATTATGTATATTCGCCAGGTGCTTATGTTACCTGTCCAGATTGTGGAGCAATGCTTTACATATCAATTTATTTCCCTTATAAATACCCACAAATAACTTGAACTACGAGGGCAATATATGACCAATCATTATAAGATTATAGCATTATTTGGACCAAGTGGAAGTGGCAAAGATACACTTGCAAAAATATTGGCAGAACGAAAAGATATAAATGAAATAGTTAGTTGTACTACTCGCCCTATGCGAGATTATGAAAAAGATGGAGTTGACTATCATTTTTTAACTAATGAAGATTTTGCAAAAAAAGTTTTAGACGGTAGTATGTTAGAAGCTACTAGCTTCCGTGACTGGTTTTATGGAACGCCTATTGATTCTCTAAAAGAAGATAAAATAAATGTAGGAGTATTTAATATACAAGGTATTGATTGTTTATTAAAAGATAATAGATTAAAAATATACCCTATATATGTTGCTTGTGAAGATAAACTTCGTTTGCAACGTGCTCTTGATAGAGAAGTAAATCCAGATTGTGAAGAAATTTGTCGCCGCTTTTTAACAGATTTACAAGATTTTGAAGATATACCTTTTGAGTATTATACTCATTATAATGGCGCAAAGGTCGATCCAAACTGGATTATTCCAGACCTTATAGAGCAAGATATCTTAAGCAAAGTAGATTAATCTATATGAACTGGAATTTATAATAAGATAGAGGGTATTTTTAAACCACTCGAAATAATTTATATACTGAGGAGGTTGACTATGAATGTCATTAAAAGAGATGGAAGAATTGTAGAATTCGATCCAACAAAAATTCATAACGCAATTTTAGCAGCTTTTAAGAGCGTTGATGGAGAAATTACTGATTATGCAATAGATAAAGCTGAAAATATTGCAAGCTATATTGAAGGATATTATTTAGATGTTGACGAAACACCTAGTATTGAAGATATCCAAGATTTAGTTGAAAAAGGATTAATGGCAACAAAAAGAAAAGATGTTGCTAAAGAATATATCCTTTATAGAGAAGAAAGAAATAAAAAAAGACAATTTAATTCTTCTCTAATGAAAAATGTAAAAGAAAAAATTGAAGCATCAGATGTTCAAAATCAAAATGCAAATGTTGACGAGCATTCATTTGGTGGCCGCATGGGTGAAGCTAGAAGTGAAGTTATGAAAAACTATGCATTAAATTATATTGTATCTGATATGGCAAGAGAAAATCATTTAAATAATGAAATATATATTCATGATTTAGATAGTTATGCAGTTGGTATGCACAATTGTTTAACTGTACCTTTTGACCATTTATTAGCAAATGGTTTTAACACTAGACAAACTGATGTTAGACCTGCGCGTTCTATTAATACTGCATTTCAATTAGTAGCAGTTATATTTCAATTACAATCATTACAACAATTTGGCGGCGTTAGTGCAAGTCATTTAGACTGGACTATGGTACCTTATGTTAGATTAAGTTTCATTAAACATTGGAAAGATGGTTTAAAATATTGTGAAGATGATGGTTGAGGTGGATTTGCTAAAGAGGATATGCCAGAAGGAGTTTGGGATAGATTATGCTCATACTATAAAAATAATGCTGATAGACAGGTTGTAATAGATAAAAATAATTGGTCTGATAAATATTTACAATCTTTAGGTATTGAAAATCCTTTCTTTAAAGAAAATCCGAGAGCCTATCGATATGCTATGGATATGACTGAAAAAGAACTAATGCAAGCTGTACAAGGAATGTACCACAATTTAAATACATTACAATCTAGAAGTGGAAATCAATTACCTTTTACTTCAATTAACTATGGTACTTGTACTTTACCTGAAGGTAGAATGGTTACAAAAGCATTATTAGAGGGTAGTATTGAAGGTGTTGGTAAAGTTAGAAAAACTCCAATATTCCCATGTGGTATATTCCAATGCATGAAAGGCGTTAATCGTGAACCTGGAGATCCTAACTATGATTTATTTCAATTAGCCTTAGAGTCAACAGCTCAAAGATTATACCCTAATTATGTTAATGTAGACTGGTCAGTAAATGCGGGTTATGATAGAAATGATCCTAAAACATATGTATCTACAATGGGATGTAGAACTTATAATGGTGCAGATATAAATGCAGATGAAGGCGTTAATCCTCAAACTAAGGATGGCCGCGGAAATATATGCCCTGTTACAATTATTATGCCTACTATTGCAATGTTAGCAAAAGGTGATGATGAAATCGGTCAAGTAGATATTGAAAAATTTATGATGATGCTTGATGATAAAATTCATGAGGCTAAAGATATGCTAATTGAAAGATATAAATATATTATTAGCCAAAATCCTAACTCAGCTAAGTTTATGTATGAAAACAATTGTATGTTAGGTTATGACGGCAAGACAGTAGAAAGTGCTATGAAACATGGTACATTGGCTCTTGGTCAAATTGGTCTTGCAGAAACATTACAAATATTAATTGGTAAAGACCATACAACACCTGAAGGTATGGAACTTGCTAAAAGAATTGAACAATTATTTAAAGATAGATGTGCTGAATTTAAAAAAGAATATAAATTAAATATAGGTGTATATTATACTCCTGCAGAAAATTTATGTTATACATCTATGAAGAAATTTAAAAATAGATATGGAGAAATTCCTAATGTAAGTGATAGAGATTACTTTACTAATAGTATTCATGTTCCAGTATGGAAACAAATGAGCCCTTTTGAAAAAATTGATATTGAAAGTCAATTAACTGGATACAGCAATGCTGGATGTATTACTTACATTGAATTAGATGGTGGAGTTAAACATAATCTAAAAGCATTAGAACAAATTGTTGATTATGCTATGGATAAAGATATTCCTTATTTTGCAGTTAATATTCCAAATGATACTTGTTTAGATTGCGGATATACAGATGAATTTAATGATAAATGTCCTATATGTGGCAGCAGCCATATACAACAACTTAGACGCGTAACAGGATACTTAACAGGAGATTATAAAACTGCATTTAATAAAGGTAAACAACAAGAAACAGAACAAAGAGTAAAACATTCTGACTCTTTAGAGGGATGGAATGATTAGAATAGCAGGGATTAATGATAATGATGTTGTTAATGGAGAAGGCATCTGCGTAAGTGTATTCTTACAAGGATGTCCTTTCCATTGCCCTGGTTGTCATAATCCTGAAACTTGAAATTCAGAAGGCGGAAAAGCCTGGTATGAAGACGAATTAATTGAACATATTATAAAATTAATTGGTGCTAATAATATACAAAGAGGCTTAAGTATCTTAGGTGGAGAAACATTAGATACTGATGATAAAAGAGAATTTATAAAACAATTAATCTATAAAGTAAGAGATAAATATCCTACAATAGTAATTGCATTATGAACAGGATATACTTTTGAAGAATTACAAAAAGATTTAGGAGTAAATTATATATTACATAATATAGATTATTTAATAGATGGTCCTTTCATATTGGCAGAACGAGATATAACTTTGAAATGGCGCGGCAGCCGCAATCAAAGAATTATAAATATGAAAGAATTAAGGAGGAAATAAATATGAATGAACCTATTGATATAGTGCTAACATATGTAGATAGTACAGATAAACAATGGCAAAAATCATTTAAACAAATGCAAAATAAAGAAGTAAGAAAAGGAATCTTAGATAAAAGTGATTGTCAAGCTTTTGGAGAAGATAGATTTAGAGATTGGAATACTTTAAAATATTGGTTCCGTGGAGTAGAACAAAATTGTCCATGAGTAAATAAAATATTTTTTATAGTTCAATCTGAAAGTCAAATTCCAGAATGGTTAGATACAACAAATCCAAAATTAAGAATCGTATATCATAAAGAATATATCCCTAGTAGACTATTACCTGTATTTAATAGTAGACCTATTGAATTATATACTTGTAAAATAAAAGATTTATCTAAAAATTATATTAGATGTAATGATGATTGTTATTTTATTAACCCTGTTGAAGAAGAAAGATTCTTTAGAAATAACAAACCTGTTTTACCAGACAATAAAAGAGAATTTAAATTTTTCAATGCTGAAGGTAAAGGAGCTCCATTCTGGGGTGCATTAAATAATAATATGACAATAGAACAAGAATATTTAAAAGGTAGAGATTATAATTATGGTATTGCTCATTTACAAACTCCTTGTGATAAAGAGTTTGAATTAGAAATACTAAATAAATATTATGGAGATATATTAAAAAGAAATAGTTATAGTCATTTTAAAAATGAAAAACAATATAATGTATTTTTATATGATAATTTAGAAAGATTATGTGATAATGCTATAATTGATGAAAATGTATATGAAAATTGTAGTTATTTATTCTTAAATCCAGAGCTTGATTATAACGAAGTAGGTAAAAAAATATTTGTTTGTCTTAATGATACTGATAAAGCAAATGAAAATTTTGATTTAGTATATGAACAATTACATACTTTCTTTGAAGATAAATTCCCTAATAAATCTTCATATGAAAAATAAGACTTATTTAATTTTAAATAAGTCTTTTTTATTTTAAATGAAAAGAGATGAATATATGTATTCTTGGGAGATAGCTCAATTTTTAGCTGAGCATAATTATTGTATTGGCGGAGATGATTTACTTTTTATCACTGATGTAAAACAACATCCGCAACTATGTCGTATTAAATATGACCCTTTTAACAATAAATATGAAATGTGAGATTATGAAGGTAATTACTTTTGTTTTTATGTTATTCCTTATGAAGAAGCATTAGAACAGGGTTTGGTTAAAAAGAAAACTTTGAAAAAATAAAAAATATATGATATAATATTTATATATAAAAGGAAAGAAGGATAAAATAGATGATAAGACCAATTTTTAAATATCCAAAGGATAAAGATATATTAACTACACCAAGTGTAGAAGTAACAGAATTTACTGAAGAAATTAAACAAACTATTAAAGATTTAATAGATACAGTCCAAGCAAATAATGGAGCTGGCATTTCCGCAATTCAAATAGGAAAGCCATATCGTATTTGTGTAATTAACTGGGGTGGAATTCATGTTTTAGTTAACCCAGTAATTACAAGATCGAGAGGTGTCCATGTATTGAAAGAAGGATGTTTATCTGTACCTGGACTATATATTGAAACTCCAAGAGCACAAAAGGTATGGGTCACTGCTCTAGATGAAAATGGACAAGAGTATGAATTAGCAGAAGGCGGAAATACTAGTTATATTATTCAACATGAGTTAGACCACTTTGAAGGAAAATGTAGTTTATTTGTTGCATATGATGCAATGATGTCACAAAAGGAGAATTAATATGAATATAATATCTAAATTTTTTAAAACTAGACAACAAAGAAAAGCATTTAGAAAATTTCTTGATAAACATAAAAAGAATATTTTAAAAGCATATTATGAAATGCTTAATTGTCAAGACCTTGAGTGGATAATGCAAGATCCAGTTATGTTAGATATTTTATGGGAGAGAGTTCTTACTCATGATGACAGTAAATATGAAGAAGATGAATTTGAATGTTATAGAAAACATTATTTCCCAATAGATAAAAAAGAATATATAGAAAATGAAAAAGAGTTTGAAGAAGTATGGTTTAGACATATTCATAATAATGACCATCATTGGCAAGCTAGAACTGATTGGGAAGACGAATATTTTGATATAAATACTGAGGCGGCATGTCTTGAAAATATAATTGACTGGCTTGCAGTTGGTTATGAATTAAATGACCGCCCAATTGATTACTATGAAGCTCATAAAGATGAGATTGATTTACCACCTAAACAAATCCAATTTATAGAAAGATGTATTTATCAAGGAATTGATAAAGATTATATAGAAATGAGAGATAGTATATATGATGTCTGGAATCGTATATAATTTATTAATGTTTCTATTTGGATTAATATTAGGATGGTTTCTCGGAGCTTTATCTGATGAATAGAGGTGAAATAAATGAAGTTCTTTAAAAACAAAAAGAAAAAAGAAACAAAACAAATTGCAATGGGAACTTTATATGATTTAAATAAAAGTATTGTAGAAAAAAATATAGATGCTTTATCTGAAGAAGATATGCAAAATAAAAAGAATTTAATTATTAAATTTTTAGAAGATACTGATAATATTTATTATATGTTATTATGTAATGATAGAAAAGATTATACAGTATTTCATCATTTAGATACTAATATAGAATGTTTACAAGATGTTTTAATTGATGAATGTTTACCTAACCGCGGTTATACTAAATCAATTGAACTAACTAAAAATAATGATGCTATTGAAATATGGATCTCAATTGATGGAGATAGTTATTGTTACTATTTCTTCCCATATGATGAAGCTATAATAGAATGTTAGGAGGATTTATATGAATAGTTATATTATTATTAATTTAAAAAACTTTACTTTTGCTCATGAAATCTATGTATTTAATGAAGAAAATGAAGTTCTTACTAAAACACAATGTTCTATGGGAAATCTTGCGGAAACAGTTGCTGAATATAGTAATTTATATAGAGCAAATAAAGTTAAAATTATGGGAAAGAATGCTTTCTCTAAAAAACTAGGTCAAGAGATAACTCAAACAAGTTTAGCTAAATATGAATTAAAAATAGATGTAGAATATATTTAGGAGGGATAAAATGAAATATTTATTAGAAACTACTGAAAATTATAGAGTTGATAATGAAGCAGAAGCAAAAGAATTAATTGAAAAGGCTAAAAAAGGTGATAGTTATATTTTAAAAAAATATACTTCACAATATAAAGAAAGAAAACAAAAAGGCGAAGTAATAGATGCTTGGTATAGAGTTACATTAGTAAAAGTATTTACTGATGAAAAAGAACCTGATACACAAGTTGAAATTACTTATGATAATGGGAGTGCATTCTAATGTTTGGGGAAATGTTTGTGAATGGCGTTAAAGTCAATCAGGGGCCTACCATTCAAGGAATTAATTATACTAAACTAAGAGACGATGCACATGAACCAACTCAAGGTAGCGCGTTTGCCGCGGGTTATGATTTATATGCTGCTATTGATGAAGAGGTTGCAATTCCTCCTCATCAAACAGTAAAAATTGGTACAGGTTTATCTTTTGAATTACCTGAATATACCTTTGGAGCAATCTTCGCTAGATCTGGGTTAGCCACAAAACAAGGCTTACGTCCTGCAAATTGTGTAGGAGTTTGTGATAGCGATTATCGTGGAGAATACATAGTTGCTATACATAATGATGGAGATGTTGGACAATTTATCCAACCAGGAGATAGAATTGCTCAATTAGTCATTATGCCTTATATTCCTGTTACTTTTGTAGAAACTAAAAATTTAAGTGAAACAGAACGCGGCGATGGTGGTTTTGGTTCAACAGGAAAATAATAAAAATTAGACGGAAAGGAAGGAATTAGGAGATGGATTTAATTTTTATTGGAATTGGACTTGCAGTTATTGCAATATTACTTATTATACTTATTGGAGGATATGTTAAATGTCCACCTGATATGGTTTACATTATATCTGGTTTAAGAAAGAAACCTAGAGTTATTATTGGAAAAGCGACTATTAGAATACCTTTTTTAGAAAGAGTAGATAAATTAACATTAGAGTTAATTCAAATTGATGTTAAAACTCATAATGTTCCAACATCTGATTTCATTAATGTAGATGTTGACGCAGTTGCGAATGTTAGAATTCCAAATGACCCTGAGTTAATTCAAGTTGCCGCAAGACACTTCTTAAATCAAAAATCAGACTATATCGCAAAAAATGTAAAAGAAGTACTTGAAGGAAATATGCGTGAAATCATTGGACAAATGAACTTAGTTGCTCTTGTTAATGATAAACAATTATTCTCACAAAAGATACAAGAAAATGCAAAAGATGATATTAAAAATATCGGTCTTGAAATTGTTAACTTAAATGTACAAAACTGTACTGATGACAATGATGCTATTGTTAATTTAGGTATTGACAATTTAGTTAAAATACAAAAGGCGGCTAAAATTGCAAAGGCTCAAGCTGAAAAAGAAATTAAAGTTGCGGAAGCCGCTGCTGATGAAGAAGGAGCTCGTGCTCGTGCAGAAGCAGATGCTAAAATAGCAGAACAACAAAAAGATTTACAAATTAAAAAAGCTGAATATAAAATTGAGCAAGATAAAAAACAAGCGGATGCGGATGCTGCTTATGAAATTCAAAAGGCAGTTCAACAAAGAACTATTAATGAAAATGAAGTAGCCGCAGAAGTTGCTAAAACTGAAAAAACAACTGAATTAAAAGAAAAACAAGTTTCTTTAAGAGAAAAAGAACTTGAAGCTGAAATTAAGAAACAAGCTGATGCTGAAAGATATGCTGCGGAAATCCAAGCTGAAGTAGATAAAGTTCGTGCTGTAAAGGCAGCTGAAGCAGAAGCTCAAGCTAGAATCGCTCGTGCTGATGCAGAGAAAGAAGCTAACATTAAAGAAGCTGAAGGTATCCGTGCTAAATTACAAGCAGAAGCTGATGGTAAAAAAGCAATCTTACTAGCTGAAGCAGAGGGTGTTCGTGCTAAAGCACTTGCTGAAGCTGAAGGTATTGAAAAGAAAGCAGAAGCTCAAAAGAAAATGGGTGAAGCATCTATCGTTGAAATGATTATGACTGCTTTACCACAAGTTGCAAAAGAAGTATCTGCTCCATTAGCTAATGTAGATAATATCACTATGTATGGTGATCAATCTACTGAGTTTATTGAAAACAATACACAAAAAATAGATAAAGTATTAAAAGTTGCTCAAGATAGTTTAGGACTAGATTTAAAGAGTCTTGTAGCAGGTTTTGCCGCAAATAAAGTTATACAAACAAATAAAGAAAAGAAAAATGAAAAAGACTTAGAAAATTAATCTAAGTCTTTTTTGATGAAATAAAAAATTCAGAGTATAATATAGAAAAGAAGGATTATGGGTTAGGAGGTTTAAATATGAAAATATTAGTTTTAAGTTGTGATAAAAATGATGATACTTTTGAAGCATTTCATCATTGTATGGAAAAATATTATCCAGAACATCCAGAAATAATATATGCAACTGAAACAATAATTAACCCCTATTACAAAACAATTACTAAAAAATATCCTTTAAATTTATGAACTAAAAGAATAAGAGAAACAGTTCAAGAAATTGAAGATGATAAAATATTATTAATGATAGATGATTGTTTTATTAGAGAACCTGTTGACACTCAAAGAATTGAATATTTAAATGGAGTTTTAAAAGGAAATATAGCAATGTTTAATTTTGAAAAATCATTTGATGCAAGTGATGAAGAAACAGATATTATAGGGATAAAGAAAAGAAAACACCCTTCTATCTATGAAGTTAGTTTATTATGTGGTTTATGACAAAAACAAGCATTAATAGACATACTTCAAGATGATAGCGATCCATGGACGGTAGAAGGAAATCAAAAAACTCACGGCTATGATTTTTATATTAATAGCGGAGATTATATTATAAACTGGGGATATGAAACATGAAGACCTGCAGGTTTATTTAAAGGTTTATGGTGTAAAGAGGTTGTTGACTTTTTTAAAAAAGAAGGAGTTGAAATAGATTATGGAAAAAGAGGATTTGCTGATTAGTATAATAACTCCTTATTATAATACTTTAAAACAAACAAAATCTTTGGCTAAAGTATTAGAACCACAATTAACAGAAGATATAGAATGAATTATAATAGATGATGGATGTCATGAAACTGAATTAGATACTATAAAAGCAACAGTTATTCATTTAGAGAATAATAGTGGCGGAGGAAGCGTTCCAAGAAATGTAGGCCTAGATACCGCAAAAGGTAAATATATTTTATTTATAGATAGTGATGATATGATAAAAAGAGATTATATTGAAACAATAGTTAAGAAAATAAAAACTGAAGATTTTGACTATTGTTATTTTGGTTGAGAATCTCATGCTTTTCATATAATCATAACAGACCAACCGCCTGCATGAAATTGTAGTATTTGAAATTGTATATATAAGAGAGAATTAATAGGTGATATTAGATTTAATCCCGATTTAAGAATTGGAGAAGACCATGAATTTAATAATAAAGTAAGACATGGTAAGTGCGCACATATCCCTAAAATTCTATATTATTATAGTGATACTCCTAATTCTTTAATAAAGCGAGGTAGTAAAGATGTTTTATAATAATATTTATTATTTTTATTATCTTTCAGATATAGGTGGAACTGAAACCTTTTTATATGAATTATCAAAAAAATATTGTAATTATGATTTAACCATTATATATAGATATGCAGACCCTAGACAATTGGAAAGATTAAGAAAATATGTAAGATGTGTAGAATTTGTAGATGGTATGGTTATTAGATGTAAAAATGCTTTCTTTAATTATGGAATAGATATTATTGATAATGTAGAAGCAACAGATTTTTATACTTTCGTTATCCATGCTGACTATGAAGATATGAAAAATAGAGGACAATTATCAAGTAAGATACCTGACCATCCTAAATTGAATAGATGGATCGCGGTAAGTAAGCGTGCAGCTCAAGGCTTCCATGCAGTAACAGGAAAAAAAGTAGAAGTATGTTATAATCCTTATGAAATTAGAAAGCCTAATAAAGTTTTAAATTTAATTTCCGCAACTAGATTATCAAAAGAAAAAGGTAAAGATAGAATGATTCAATTTGCAAAACTATTAGATAAAGCTGGTATTAAATATATATGAACCATCTTTACGAATGATAAGAATGAAATTAAAGATAATCCAAATATTATATATATGAAACCTAGATTAGATATTTTAGATTATATTGCTAATGCAGATTTTCTAGTTCAGCTATCTGATAATGAAGGTTTTTGTTATAGTGTAGTTGAATCATTATGCGCGGGAGTCCCTGTTATAGTTACTCCATGCCCTGTATTTGATGAAATAGGTTTAATTGATGGAGAAAATTGTTGGAAAGTTCCTTTTGATGTTACAGGATTTGATCCACGTAAATTGATAGATAAACCATTAAAATTTAAATACACTCCACCTGCAGATTCTTGGGATAAATATTTAAATAATGCACCTAGCACATGGCAAGAAGAATTACATACTAAATATAAAGTAATGGCTACTAGTGCTTATAAAGATAATCATATTTCAGATAGCCAGTTACGTAAAACTCCAGAGCCTGGAGACACATGGTGGGTTACTCCAGAAAGATTAAGAATCTTGCTAGGAGAAAATTCTAAAAGAATAAAATTTGTAAAAGTAGTTGAGAAAGTCGTTTCAGAAGAATAATCAACTACTTTTTTCTTTTGCGCGTCTTGAAAATTTTTGTTATAATGTAAGTAAGAGAAGGAGATGACTCAAATGATATTACTATCTTTAGATTTATCAACAAAGAGCTCTGGATGAGCAATCTTTGAAGATGGTTTTTTAAAAGATTCAGGATGTATAGCATCTTCATCTACTGATTTACTAAAAAGAATTAATATAATGATAGATGGGATTAAAACAATAGTAGAAAAATATAATCCTAATAAAGTAATTGCAGAAGAAGTTAGACCTGAAAATGGTATGCAAAATTTAAAAACACATAGAGCGTTAATGTGGTTACAAGGCGGAATTGCTTTAATGCTATATGATTATAATAAAAAATTAGAAATGGAATTAATATATCCTAGTTCATGGCGTGCGGCAATTGGTATTAAAACTGGTCGCGGCATTAAAAGAACTACTTTAAAAGAAAAAGATATTCAATTTGTAAAAGAAAATTATAATTTAGATGTTAATGATGATGAGGCGGATGCTATTTGTATTGGTTATTCACAATGTCATGATATAGAAACAGAAATAAATTGGGACTAAAATTAAAAATTTTTAAAAGATATGAACACTTTATCATAAAAAGTGTTTTTTTAATTTTCCTGCCAAATTTTAAGCAAATAAAAAAAGCACACTATTAAAAGTGTGCTTTATTTTTTTTTATAATTTTGTTTCTACTTGCGTTGCCGCAATAGTCATATTTCCACTAATTGAAAGTGGAATTGAGAATGTAGACATCATAAAGTCTCCATGAATATCATCTTGTTCAGATGTAACTGATATTCTTGTATTTGGTTCTAAATGATAAATAGGAATAGTAGTTATATTAATATTACTATTATAATTTGTATGTGCCCATAATAAATTTTTAATTTCATTAAAACAACTATTATGAAGTCCACCTATTACTATCATTTCATATATAGTAGGTTCTACAATACAATAATCTTGATTACGTTCTTCACACCATTGTGCTTGTTCTTCTGCTGTTTCATCATTTTTTATAATAACAATATCTGGAACTTCAGATTCAAAAACGCAATTATAATCATCACTATTTTTAGTAATACTTCTTCTTCCTATATTTTTTACACTAAATTGATCGATTACTGTATCGCTATCAATAAAATCTAATCAATAATTAACATCCCAAGGATTATCTTTAACTTCTTTATAAAAATCTCCTACAAAAATTAAATCTCCACTTACATCATCAATATAATAGTCTGCCATTAAATTATATAATTTAGGTCATTCTGCAGCTAACTCTGCATAATAATAATTACTTTCTAAACCCAAAGCTTCTGCAGCGACCCCTTCAAGGTATAACTCAGAGCGCCAATCAGTCGCTTGAACTTTAACTACAGGAGTATTAGTATAAGGAAGATATTCATATTGTTGAGCTAATAAATCATTTTTATCTTCTTCATATGTAATAGTTAAATTATCTATCTCTTCTTGAATAATATTTATTTCATTTTGAATTACAGCGATTTCAGCCCCATCTTGTTCAATTTCTGCATCAATTGGAGCTAATTCTTCTTCTACCGGAATTAATTCTTCTTCTAAAAGTTCAATATCTTCTTCAAGTTCATTAACCCTTTCTTCTAGTAAATCTATATCTTCTTGATAATTATTGGCCCTTTGTTGAGCTGCATTCTTAATAAGTGTTGCATCTTCAATTTCTTGTTCTAATTCTGCTTTTCTTACTGGATCAGTTTCAACTTCCCATTCTGCAGTTAATGTTGCTATTAGTTCCTCTTGAGTTGTTACAATTTCTAATTGTTCATTTTTTAATCCAGTAACTCTTGTAATTTCATTATTAATAATAACTTTAGTTTCTTCTAAATCATTTATTTGTTTTTCAAGTAATTGTTTTTTATTTCTTAACAATATACTTCCTGATATTAATCCATTAATATCACTTTGGATTGTATTGATTGTATTTTGTTTAGTTTGAATTTGTGTATTATAAGGCCTAATATTATCTTCATAATCAGCTTGTAAAGCAATTAATTCAGCCTGGATATGTCTATAATGCGTTGAATTTGTATCCAATCCTCAAATTCATTGAGTTCCATTACTTGTACTTCAATATACATAATTGAATTCACCGATTGAAGGGAAATCGCTTACAGAATTATATTGAAGATAAGGTCCGTTATCAAGAGATACATAAGCATTTAACTCACTATCTCATTTATATATAATTCCAGTATTTTCATCTAGATAGAATATTCCATCTACTCCAGTTGAAGGAAAATGTGCAAAATTCATATATTTAATAGGACATTTTGCTTTTGTTAATCCATCTGCGGGGTCTTGATAAAAAAATACTTCATATATATTTCCTGTTTGAGGTTTATTATCAATAGCTAAATGATAACGAATAGGCACTTTATAACCATCTGCATTTTCTTTTATTCCTCATACGACAAAATCATTTTTAATTCTATTGTATTGAGGACTATGTGAAAAACTAATAACTAATTGACTATCATCAAAACTATACATTGCTTTTCCTTTTGAGATATCAATTACATAATCATTATTTGTAATATTTTTTATATCTACTGTTGCTTGAGTAGTATTTAAATAATTTTTAATTTCTTGGAAAATAAAATTTCCATCTTTATCATAATAATATTCATAATTACCTAATGTATTTTTTATTTTGTCAAGAATAGTACAAACATTATCTCCCGCATTCGCATTTAGTTCTCCTGGATAAGTAAAATCAGTATAAATAAAACCAACATCTTGTCCATAAGCAAATTCTTGAACTATTCCAAATTCTAATGCTTCTGCTTTTGAAGTTGTAAATTTATGTTCTGTCCCATTTGTAGCTAAATAAAGTGGATTTGATCCAGTCCACTTCATTACTTGTTTTACTTTTTCATCTATATCATTTATAATAATTTTTCCTAATTGTTCATTTCCAAAATGATTAACCAATTCTCTAATAATCATTGATATTGTTGGTCTTGAAGTATATATTTCTCCTGTTGCAGTATTTACTGTATCATATTTATCTAATGTTACTGCGGAAGTAATTACTCCTCCGCATTCTCCATTTAATAAACACATTTTGTCTTTAAATTGTGCAGATAATGTAGTTCCTTGGCCTAAAGAACTACTGATACTACAAGAGGTAATTACATATGTTCCTTGCGGATACCATAAAATAGGATAATCTGTATATTTATCTGTTGTATTTTCAATTCCAATTTCTATAAAAACTTTTTTATTTATAGAGATTAAATTATTCGCATCAGTTATTTTTCCTGTTGATACGTCCTTTACATTCATTGTTAAATTACAAGTTCTACGAACGGAAGAATTCCCATTAACTGAGATACTTCCGCTTGTAGCAATACCTTGAATTTCTTGTAAAGGTTTTTCATTTCAATCTAACAAAATAATTTTAATATATTGTTTTTGTAAATGTTGTAAATCAACTTCATATAGGAAATTGTCATCTTTTAAATAAGGATATATCTTTTTCATATTATTCTCCTTCAACAGGATCTATTAAAGGTGTATTATTTTCACTAACTGAAATTTTATTAAATACTCTATTTTGATTATCCCATAAATATAAATCTTCATTATCTGCATAAATTTCTCTGTTACTATGTGACTGAGCAATAAGCTCATTAGGTCTATCATTCCATAAAGGAACTGAAATAAGATTATAATTTGAGCGTTCAGAATTTCATAAATAACATTGATTTTCAAAGATATATAATACATGGTCTTTTCCTTCAGCAGGGAATTCTTCAATACTATCAATAAACACAACTCTTTGAATTGCGGAAATAGTAGGTTCACTGCTTCCACCACCTGAAATAGCAGGACCTTTATTAGTGGTGCTTATAATATTATATTTTCCATAATTTTCTCAATTGCACTCATCAACTTCATATGCAGTAGATTGAAAATTTCATAATCTACGTCCTAAAGTTTGATTAGGTTGGAATGAGATATTCATTAATCTAACTAAGAAATTTCCTTCAGATGGACTACGGAATAATTTTACCCCATCATCATATAAGAAATTTGAAACCTTTTCTCTAAAGAATCTTTCTCAAATAAAATCATTATAATATTTAATATCTTTCTTTTCATTATATTCTTCATAAATATTTAAATTATCTTGATAAACTTCTTTTTTTGTAATAAATAAGCCATCTTCATCCATTGCAGAAGCAATTAAACCATTTAAAGGAAATTGAACATAATCTACAAAACCATTTCTTTTAATAAAAGGATATTTACTTCCTATTGTATCTACTTTTGATTCTTGTATTGTTCTTTGGAATGAAGTAATTGAAGGATTAAATTTAATTTTTAATTGTTTATCTCCACTTGTTAAGAATATATCTTCAAAATAACAACAAATAGGTTCTTGGAAAAAGTACATCTCTGTTCGATTACCTTCTGGAGTAATTCCTTGAACTCCATATAAATAAAATATTCCATTTTCAACAGTATAATCAAACCAAGTAAAATCTATATTTCTAGCTTCTTTATATGAAGCAGTATATATATCATCTCATATATTATAATTGTCTTTACTACTAGCTCTTCTTATTACAATCTTTCCTGTATATGGATTTGTTAAAGTTTTAGATCTAGTTATACGCATACCAATTCTACCATTTTCTTCATCCATATAAGGTTTAACTCTTAATCCTAAATCAGTTTGAATTGCAGGTAAAACTGAAATATAATATGTTTTAGTATCAGTAAATAAATTACTAGTAACGTAAGTAAAAGTAAAACGATATGTATGTTCAGCTTTAAACCAATATTTAATAGTATAATTAAAATTATTTATATCAGTAAAATCATTTGAATAAATATCTCCGCTATCTAATAGTAAAGTATCTTCACTATTATATACTTTAATACGATAAAATTTCAATGTTTCAGTTTCATTAGGATTTGCAAAACTTATTTTACCGATAACTTGAGTATTTATAATACTATCATAAATATCAATAATACCGCCTTCATCATAATCTTTCATTTCAACAGTAGGTTCTGAAATACCTCTAATTAAACATACAGTAGACCATTCACTAAAATTATCTAAATTTATAGATAACCATTCATTTATGGATTGTACTGCATCCTCATCAGATAAATTAATACCTGGGTCAGTAGCATTAACAGAAGTAAATCTAATTTGAACTTTATAATAAGTATCAATATCAAAATTATTTCCATTTAAATCTTCAGGTTTAATTTCAATATAATATTTATCATTAGTTTCTCTTTCTTCATCTATTTGAATTTGTTTTAACATTATTCCAGATGGATATTTTATAGAATGTAAAACATTTTTATTTGTATTTTGATTTCTTACAGTTATTTGTGCGTTTTGTATTTCTTCTAAATCATTATACATTGATAATGAAAAATAAACTCTACATATATATTTATCATCAGTAGTTGTTACTGTCTGAAAAGTTGCTCTTTTAGAAATTTCAGTTGGCTCTGGTTTTGTGGCAAAGAAAATTGCTTCAGTTAATGTTTCAGTAGAAGAGCCTTCTAATAAAGCATCTAATAAATTTTTATATTGAATATGAAGTAATCTTTCTTCTTCTATACGTTCAGGATCTGCAGGATCTGGATAACGTTCTGCAATTTCTGCTAAAGCAGCTTCATATTCATCTCATAATTCTTCTACTCCAGAGATATCCGAATTTGTAATAAATTGGTCAACAGCAGCTTCATATCTAATTACATCTGAATAAGAAGTAACTATATATGTTTTTGTAACTGTATGAATTCCACTTGAATTATCTCCAACTAAAAAAGCTGGCATATATGTATCCACAATAGGTGGATATAAATTATTTGTTACTGCCATATCTATCTCTCCTTTTATCTCAATCTTTTTTATCTTACTAAATAATATTAAAAAACTAGTAAATAAATTATTTATATTAGGCCAAAATAAAAAAGGAGCTATATAGCTCCTTCTGGTTCATTTTTATTTACATGCCAAGCATTATCTTTTTTATAATATATTTTTTTTGCTTTAACTCATTGTCCATCTATTTTATACCAAGTTTTACCTTTTACTCATTGGCCATCTATTTTTATATATGCGGCCGCCTGATCTGCAGGTGTATTAACAATAATATTAGATGAAATAATTTCAGTATCTTCTCCTGAAGTTCCTTCATGTAATGCTTTTACTTTAACTTTTAAAGTATATTCAGTTTCTTCAGTAAGTCCATCAAAATCATAAGAATTGCTTGTTTGATATGTTGTTCATGTTTCTCCTGCGTCTAAACTAAAACTATAATTTAAAGTTCTAGAAGGAGTAATAACAGCATCAATAGTAGTAGTAAAACTAAAAGGCAATAAATTAGAAATTTCAACTGAATTAATAATAGGAACTGGTAAAGTAGTTGAAAAAGTTACTGGACTATTTACTGTAGTAGTTGTACCTCCAGGATTAGTTACACTTAAGTAAATATTATAATTTGAATCAGCATCTAATCCTGTAATTGTTCCTATTGTAGAAGTTCCTAAATTTAAACTAGAATAATTAGTTTCATTTGTTTTTTTATAGTATAGAGTATAGTTATTTATATTTAAACCATCTGCGGCAACCGCAACAGTAATACTATTATTAGTACTAGATTGATAAGTTATAGATAAATTACTTGGTTCAATTGTACTAAAACTTAAAATAACTGTTTTACCATATTCTATTGTTCCTGAGGTTGCTGCAGAACCGCTTGCAATTCCATTATATCTATATCCGGGTTTTGCGGTAATTTCTTCTACAGAGTATGATAAATTATATGGTTGAGAAGTACAACAATCATTTGAATTACGAGTAATTCAAGAATTATTAACCTTAACACTAGCAGTCCCATAATCTCCTAAATTTCCACTTACTACGCCGCCATCCAATTGACCATTTAAATCTAAAGTATAATTTTTATATCTTGTTCAAACTTTTGTAACTCCGCCATCAAAATATTTTCTATATCTTCCGCTGCCAATATCAGTAGCATTTTCAACTCGATCAAATTCTAGATTATCACGTTTAATATCTATATTATAAATCTCGAAATATGATGTTTCATAATATGTAAATGTTCCAGGTTGATCTCATAAGTTATCATATGAGGCATCAATTTCAGATACATATACTGACATTGTTCCTACATCTTGCGTTTCTCTATCATCAGGAGTAACGATATTAATATTATTTCAATTTCTTCTACGAGAATCAAAAACAACTCCACAACGATAGTTATTAATATTTGACACTCCTGAACCTTCAACAGTTAAAATATAAGTAGCTCCATTTACAATACCTGAAATTTGTCAATTACTAAGTCCTGTTCAGTCTCCTTCTGAGTAATTTTTCCCCCAGTAAACGGATTTATTTCCATAAGTTAATGAATATGAAAAATCTTGAACGACAGTATCTCCGTCATACCTTCTTAAATGAACAGTTCCACCTGTACTTTGAGTATCTTGGTTTCCCCCACTTTTATAACCACTAATTTTTTCAATAGTAATAGAACCATTATAATTATTATTATATTGAACTCTAGTATATCCAGTATAACTTCCTAAACTCCCAGAGCCCAAATATTGTAAATTTGCCATAAATTAGCACCTCCTAAATTGATGGAGGTAAATCTTCTATTAAGATATATATATCCCCATTCTTTCCTAAGCTTCCTGAAGGAGTTGTTGAGCCATAATATGCTTTTGTTGTTTCTGAAAGTATTTTATCAGATGTTCATATACTATTAATATTTGCAGTATTATCAACAGGATATCCACTAACAGCTTGAGAATTTAATACTACACCAGCTCCACCTGCATCAACATAATCTGCTTTATTCATATCTCCAGTCCCATCTTCAATAGAAGCTGTAGTTGTTCCTTCTAAGTCTGTAAGAGTAATGGTTGCTGTTCTTCCGCTTTTTGAAACTGACGCGGATGGACAATATCCTCTATCCCCAGTATCACCTTTTGGCCCTTTTATATTTACTGCAGTTGGATTTACTAATCCTTTATCATTAGTCCAATGAATTACTCCTTCATTGTCTATATAAGGAATAAAAGTTGCTCCATTATCTCCCATATATGTTGGAATATATTGATATTCAGTATTTCCATTTGTAAAAGTATAAGTTATCTTAGTCCATAAAAATTTTCCTGGATCAACAGTAATAAAAGTATTACTTCAAGTACCAGTAGGTATGGTTGTACTATTATTACCTTGTTGATATTGCATAGTAATTGAATTAACAAAATCTCCATCTTTAGCTTTATAAACATTAAGATATGTTATGTATTCAGAACCATCTGAATATGTATAAGTAATTTTTTGCCATAAATATTGTCCTTGTTCAACTTCTACAATAGTATCAGACCAATCTCCAACAGGGATTTGTGTTGGACTTGTTCCTGCCAAATATTGAATTTTAGTAGAAACAATTCCCCTTCCATCATCTCCCTTTACACATATATCAAAATCTAAATCATTATCTTTATTATAAATTTCTATATCAAAAGCAGTATCTACTTCAAGAGGTTCATACATTACAGTATCAGTTGCCATAATTATACCTCCACTTCTCCAGCTTCAGGCCAAAGAGTAAAGATTTTTGGCCCATTTTTATCATAGCCGATTAAAGTAGTATCTCCATTTAATTCAATTTCATACCAATAATCAACAGAGTTATTTTTTAAAGGCTCTCCAATTTGAGTGTCTTGAGATGTTAATTCAAGATCAATAGCATCAGTATTTTCAGTTATATCAAATCTTTTTTGAAAAATAACATTACTATAATCTCCATTTTGACAAATTGAAAATAAAATATAATCTCCAAATCTAAAAACATCTGAATTATTAATTAAATGAATACTTCCCTTATCTCCCCTATTGATATAAATATGTTTATTTTTAATTTCCATATTATCTCTCCTTTTATATCTTGCGGCGGCCGCTATTTATTTTCTTTATGATTTTCGTCTATTGCTTGGTAAATATGTGGTGGAACTATAATATCATGTGCTTTAGCCCATTTATTAAATTCACTAGTCATATACCAATCTCCATGCAAACTTACAAAATATGTTTCAGCAAGTTTTAAAATTGTATCTATATTTTCAGGTTGTTGTTCTAAAATCATTAATAATTGAATTCTTAAAGTGTCTTTTCTAGTCTCTTGTGCATTTTCAATTAAAAATTTTACATCATCTTTAAACATATCAATACGTTTATCAGAATCTTCTTTGTTTTGTTTTACGATTTCTCTTGTCTCTTGAAGAGCTTTAGTGAAATCTTCTCTTGCTTTATGTTCATATTTAATTATTTCTGCATGAGTATATTTAGCTTGTTTATCAACATAAAAAGAAACAAGTAATAAAACTATTCCTAGAAATGCAAAAATACTATATGTTAATTCTGGAGAAGTATTTAAAACTTTGACTACAAAAGTCGCAGAAACTCCAACAGCGGCAAGTACTCCTGCAACTCTTGCCCATATTGTTTTTATATCATTTCAAGGAGTTTTTATTTTTTCATCTTCGTTGTTCATTTATATTTTTCCTCCTCCAAAATATATTTTTTATCTTACTAAATAATATAAAAGTTTGTTTATATTAATTATACATATTAGGCCAAATAAAAAAAGATAGATAGTTAAAATCTATCTATCTTAACTTCAACCATTTTCAGCTAAAGTTGTTCATTCAGAATAAGTTTTACATTTATTTTGTTGTGTAGAACTTAATCCAATATAAGTTAGTGTCTTAGTTCCAGTATAGTCGCTTGTTAAAGTTGCTAAAGAAGCTAAAATATTATGCAAACTTGTATCACTAAGTTTAGTACAACTACTAAACATATATTGACATGTTTTTGCTTTTGGCATATTTATTACTGGAACACTATCTAATTTACTACAACTTTTAAACATAGAATTAAAATTAGTACAAATTGGAGTTAAAATTGTACTTGGAATATCTGTTATTTCGGAACAAGAATTAAACATATAACTACAATTTGTGCATTTAGATAAATCTAAACTACTAGGTATTGATATTAATTTACTACAATAATTAAACATATAACTACAATTTGTAGCTTTAGATAAATCTAAATTACTATAAATATTAGTTAACGCCCTACAATAATAGAACATATTTGATAATGAACCAGTACAATTAGATGTATTTATTCCACTTGGAATAGTAGTTAATAATTGACAGCTATAAAACATATAAGAAGCTTGTGTTAAACTAGGTAAGTTTATTGTAGAAAGAGTCGTTAATTTTGGGCAATAATTAAATAAACTGTTAGCATTAGTACAATTTGGAAGATTTAAAGGGATAGACATTTGTTCTAAATTTGAACAACTTGAAAACATCCCACTAACAGATGTAGTTGTACTTGGAATAGTTAATGAATTACTATCTATTTGTTTTAATGCTGAACAACCTAAAAACATATTACTAAAATCAGTACCAGAAGATGTATTTATATTTTTAACTTGTTGTAATTTAGTACAATTATAAAACATTTGAGAAACAATTGTTGCAGATGAACAATCAATATTTTCAACTTTTATAAGATTATTACAATTATAAAACATTTGAGAAACATTTGTGGCGGTAGAAAGATTAATATTATTTACTTCTTCTAAAGCAGTACATCCATAACAAAATTGTCTTCCTGATGTACTTTGACATAAAGGCATATTTATATTAGATAATTTTTTTAAATTAGTATAATTTTTAAATCATGTTGAAATAGTTGAAGTAACACTTGCAAGATTATATCCATCTATTTCTTCTACTGTTGTTGGGAAAAATTTAATTCCTGAAGTTAAACCTGATAAATTTATATTATATACTTTTTTTATATTAGAACAATTATAAAACATAGAACTCACATCATTATAATTAGTTATCTGAGACAAATTAATATCTTTAATAATTTCTAAGTTTGTACAATTTTGATACATATAAGAACATCTAACTGCTTGAGAAAAATCAAGAGCAGGAGTTTCTTTTAAACCAGTACATCCACTAAACATGCCATAAAAATCTCTTCCTTTTGAAGTATCTAACGTTCCTGCAGGAATTTTTTCCAAGCTTTGACATTTATTAAACATATAATTAAAAGTTATTCCATTTGAAGTATTTATAACTGGAATATATTTTAAATTTTTACAATTAGTAAATAAATAAGAAAAGTCATCAAGAGTGCTATAATTACAATTTTTTATAAAAGATGCATCTTCAAATAAAGAATTTCCAAATTTTATTTTATTAGAAATAGCAGAAGGAGTAGATGAAGTATTGATAATAGTATCTGCCATATCTCTAGGTTTATATACAGCATTCAAATTGTTAGTTTTAATTCTTAATGCATCAGCAATATCTGTTAAACTATTTTCATCTATTAAAACATTCATATTTTAAACCTCCTTCTAATATCCTGTAGTCCAGCCCATGGCTTCTAATGCCGCCCAATTTGATAAAGATGTACATGTAGTAGCTTGACTTTGAGAAAGTCCTATATGAGCTAAAGTTTTAGTTCCTGTGTAATTAGTTGCTGTTGAAAGTGTTTGTAAAATATTATTTAGACTAGTGCTTGTAAGATTTGGACATCCAGAAAATATGTCCATTAAAGAATATTGATTTACAACATTTGGAATACTAAAAGCAGGAATATCTCTAAGCGCATCGCAATAAGCAAACATATCTTCTATATCTTCTGCAGCGGGAATCGTAATAGAGCTAACTGACACAAGATTATAACAATCTAGAAATGAACAATTAAATCCAGTTGCTTTTGGAGCATTTAAAGATGGAATTGAAGTTAAACCATGGCAAGATACACAAATATTATCCAAATTAATCGCCTCTGGTAAACTTCAATTAGGGAAAGTAATTAAACCGCATCCTTGAAAAGTGCCATCAAAATCTTGTCCTTTAGAAACATTGTAAACAGGAATAGTTGTTAAATTACTACATCCTGCAAACATTCATCGAAAGCTTGTTCCGTTAGAAAGATCAAAATTACTTGGAGAAGGAAGAGTAGTTAATTGAGAACAGTTTGCAAACATATTTGCAAAAATAGTTCCTTTTCCAACTCTCATTCCTTCAAAAGTTGTTAAATTATTACAAGCCTGAAACATGGTTCCAAAATTAGTACCATTTCCTGTTGGTAAAGAATTTCCTTGTGCTAAAGTTATTGTTTCTAGATTACTGCAACCTGAAAACATACCACTAAAATTTAAACCTGCATCAGCAGGAGTTGTACTTAAATAAGGGAAAAAATTTGTTCCTACTCCAGTATTGGAAAACATGCCACTAAAGTCAGTTCTATTTCCAATAGGATTATTTGAAACCATATTAAACATATAAGCCATTGCAGAAAGGTCGCTTCCTGAATTCCCAAAACTTATAGTATTAATATCTGCTTGGGAAGAAGTTGAACTAATTGCATCTGCCATTTCTGCAGGTTTTAATTTTAAATATGGATTTCCTTTTACTGTTCTAATTGCATTTGCAATATTTTTTAAAGCAATTTCATTTACTCAAACATTTGCCATTAATATTCAACCTCATTCCCATTTATATTGCTATTAAATAAATTATTTATATACGCGCAACTATAAGCATCTGTTGTACTTGTAGAAAAATCATCTACTACATTTGAGAATGTTGCAACAGTATTTTTCGCTTTAATTAAATAATTTACTACAATATATGGTTGTAAGTTTGTATGAGCTTCATCTCCTCCAGTATTATTTGATGTTACTGTTGCTGATACATGATCTGGACCATCTGCAGGTGGATATTGTCCTGGGTTAGATGTAAAATTTTGATCATCAACAGTTCCTAAATAAGTACTATGAGAATGACTAGGTATTTGAGAAACAGTTAAAGTAACTTCTTTTACTCCTCCTATTTCTCCAAGCGTATCAAATTCTGTCTGAGTTAAATCTAATCCAACTCCAACTCTACCTTTTTTATTAGGTATATTAAATGTAGTACTTCCATCTCCAGCTCCATAAGTTGTTCCTATTACATCAAATAATTCATTATATTCAGTTCTACTTATTGCACTACCATCACATATTAATCAACCAGTAGGAATAGAAGAACCATAAAATTCAATCCCAGTTCCAATAGCCATACTATCAAGAGCTTTTATTGCAAGATCTACTCATTGTCCATTGTATTTAAATTTCATAATCTGTCCTCCTCCTATAATGATGATGATGCTTTTGTATATTCTAATACTATAAATATTTTATCAAAGGTGTCTGTAAAAGTAGTTACAGAAGTTCCTAGATTAATATATATTTTAAGATTATCTATATCAAAAGAACATTTATCTCTTGTAGAATTATAATATCCTAATTTAGCATATCCAACAGGAAGGTCTTCTTCAGCTGGATATCTTAAATATGAATGAGTATAATCTATAAAAATCATATCTGCCCCAAGATTTGATATATCAACCTCATTATTTGAAGATGTAATAATATCGTTTGGATCATATTCAACACATATTCTATAAATAGGTTTTCCATCAATTCATATTTTATTAGTTAAAGTTTCAGTAGTAGAGAATACATCTGGTTCACTACCTCCACCACCACTTGCAGAAGATACTTCATTTGGATTAATCCATAAAATTGCGTTTCCAGTTGGTTGAGTAGTAGATATTGAAATTTCATTATTGTCAGATGCAGCAATATGTAAAGAATTTGCTGTTCTTGTTATATAATACATTTCATTGCGTTTTGTTGTATTATTAAATATATATGCAAGAGCAGGTTTATTTAAAATCATATTATCTCAATCCCCTATAATCAAAGAGTTTGCAGGGAATGTAAAAGTTGTAGATTGAGAAGTTTGTGTATCTGTATAAGTAATTGTTATTGGAGATTTTACTATTGTAGCAGAAGAATTAAATAATTGTTCATTATTAGTTACAGAATCAACTACATTTATTCTAAGATTTAAATCTATGGCGTCTACAGGGGATTCATCTGTAAATATAGTAGTATTTGTAACATTTGAACCATTATATGTGAACATTTTATATCCATAATCACTAACTACAATAAATGTTATATAAGGTTCATCTGGATCTGCAGTAAAATTATAACAACAAATTGCAGATTTTGCTCCAAAATCTATATATCTAGAATCTCCAACTCTTATGCGGAAGCTTGCGCCTCCACCTCCGACAACATAATAATGAATTCCTCTAGGAAAATCTACAGGTCCATAAGCACCATTAATAGTTTCAAAAAGAATTCCATCTGTATTAGAAATAACATTATTTGCATCTATATTGATTCCAGTACCAGCAGTATAACTAATATCTCCAAGTTCAATTTTGTTTTTAGTTATAGTTCCAGTTACCCAAGTTGTAGGATCATTTCCTGATAAAATAAATTCATAATAATAAGTATCTCCAGCAGTCTCATTTAAAATTCCTAAATTTCCAATAATAGTAAATACCATTTTGTCTGTCGTATCTCCTGAAGCCTCTCCATGAGAATAAGGTACATAATAATTTTCTGACTTTTGTAAAGTAGTATTTATATTCGAATATTGTAAATATAATTGTTCATTCATACTAGCAGATTGTAACGAAGCTAAATTAGAATAAACTGTTCCTTTATTATCAGTTGCATTTATAGTAAAAGTTCCATTAACAGCATCTATAGATAAAATTGGCATAAAAATTGCTTCATCTTTATGTGTACTAGTTGTCTTTGTATAAGTTTTTGTACTACTTGCCACAGTTAAATTTACAGAAGTAAAGACATCTTGCCCTACACTTGGAGCCTGATATGGTAAAGTAGTTGAAAATATTGCAGTGTTATTTGTACTTATATTTAATAAAGGAATATATAAAAATACATTTGTACTTTTTTGTCATTTACCAATAACTTGGTATCCTTGAGAAACTAATGTAGCAATTTCTGTTCCAGTATAATTAGTTGCATTATTACTATCTAAAGTAACAATAGCAGTAGGTTTAATATCATAATCAGTTCCGAAATCAGCTTGAGTCATTGCGGAAGCCGCAGTTACATGACCTTCTGCATTAGTAGTTATTTTATATAAATCACTTGTAAATGCACTACCTTTTGCAGTTGCATGGTCATATGCAATTTTACCTCTATCTCCACGATATGCAGTTGATTCAGTTTCTCCTAAAGCCAAATCTGAAGCTACTACAACATATATAGAACCTGACCATCTATAAGATTTATTAGTAGATAAATCTACATATATTTTACCTGATTCTGGAGTAATCTCTGTTGTATAAGTAGATTCTTTATAGAATTTACCATCTGTTAAATTATAATAACCTTCAATAATATCATCTACATAAGCAGGTAATTGCGAGCTAGGAACCTTTCCAGAACTATCAAGAGTAGCAATTCCATTAGCTTGACCTAATTTTGCATTGTCTGCAGGAGTAAAACCTAATGCAGCAATTATTGAATTTGAGCTTACTTCATTCCAATATTCATATTCTAAACTATCTTTTGATAAATAATAAATTTTATTATAGTCGCCAACGGAAAATAATAAATTTGCTATTCCCATATTACCATAATCTGTATTTAAAAAATTATAAGTCATATAACCTAATTTATCAGTTTTTAAGAAAGCTCCATTTTTTAATATACAAGTTGCCTCTCCATCAAAACCATCAAATTCAGGTAAAGCAATTCTATCTTTCCATTCTTGGAAAATATAATTACTATTATTTTCAATATAACTCTTTATAGGTAAAGTATTATCTTTATAGAAAGTGAATTTATTTATTGTTCCAAAAATAGTTGTACCTGGACAATATTCTCCCCAAGAGTCTTCATACTCTAAAAAATTAATACCTCTTACATCAATATTTACATTACAAACATCTGGATAAACATAATATGTTTTAATTTTATCTGGGTCAAAAATAATAATTTCATTATCTTCATTATCACCATCTTTATAAGTTTCAGAATTTCCATTACTATCAATGACAGTCCATCCACTATTTGATAAATTTAAAATTGCATAACTATTAGCAGGGATTGCATAAATAGGAACAACTACATCAGTTCCATAGCTTGTCTTTCCTTTAAATAACCAAAAACGAGTAATATTTTGTCTACCTTCATAAACAAAAGTAATTCCTCATCTAATAGAAGAATCCACATCATTATCAACATATGCAGAAGTAGTCCATTCAATAGAGGTTGGATTTCCTATCTCATTAAATTCTCCAGCATTAATTCTTACATTCATTATTTCTTTTCAATTAGATATATATTTTCCTCTAATATTGGCATTAGAACTATTTCCTTGTAAACTATGTAATTCATTTATGTTTTGTTTTAAATTTGAAATTGTATATAGACCAGTTGCAGTTGTATCTTCTGAACGTCTATTAGGATTTATAATCTCAGGTAGATCTGCTAAACTAGATACATGACCGCCATATATAATTGAATCATATAAATTATATATATCTTCAAAACTAATTTTTTCTTGAATTGCATTAGTTAAAAAATATATCATATAATTTATTTCGCCTTTGTCATAATAATTAGCTAAATTACTTACCATTCTAGTAATATAATTACTACCATTATCTAACTCTGCAACATCAGTAGGCATAATTTGAATTCGTTGCTCTGAATCTAAATCAAGATAAATTAATTTTTTGTCTGTTATAAAAAATATATTTCCTTTTTCCTTATCATAAGTTGCTAATTCATTATAAGCAATTCTATAAGGTTTAAAAATATCTTGTGCCATTTTTAATCCTCCTTTTATATCTATGCGGTGGCCGGTTAAAAGATTCTTAGACAAGGCTCCCGCAATATTTTTTATTTTTTATCTTACTAAATAATATTAAAAATTAATTAAATTCATTAGTTATTTTAGGCCAAATAAAAAAGATAGTATCTCTACTATCTATAATCATCTTTTGTGCACAAGTTTATTCTAATATTATTTTGTTTATATTTTTTTGGTATTTTCTTTTGTATCTTTTTTAAATCTTCTTCTTCATATATTGATGCATTTAAATCTTTAACATATTGATCTATTGTATATTCTTCAGCTTCACCATCATATTGAATTTCATTTAAGAAAGCTTTAAAATCCTCTACTGGAATTATTCTTTTTATTTTAGGTAAATAGCATAAATGATAAAATTTATAACAATAGTATTTAGCTTGGTCTATAAAGAATTGTTTTTTAGATTTTACTATCTCTTTTAATACATCATAAAAATCTAATAATCTATAACAAAAGAAATAGATTTCATCTTCTTCTTTAATATTATCTAATCCACCTTGTTCTAAAACATAAATTGAACTATCTACCATTCCGCAAATACTTCTATCTATTAAGAATTGTTTATCATTACCACGTACTAATGAATCTTTATGGTATGCTCAAAAATAAGTTGGAGTATTTATTACACCAAGAGACTCTCCTTTATAAAAACTTTTCATTTCAAATAACATATTAAATCCAACATCTTCATTAGCTCTAAAAGGCGGAAACCATATATTATTATCTTCAATAAAATTTCTTCTATATAATCTTGCAAATACATGAGAGTCAACTTCACCATTGATAGCGCCAAATTCACAATTCTCATTTTCTTCTAATATATCAGACCTTAAAACAATTAATTGTTTATTATCTTCCATTATTCCTAACATTTGCTCTAATGATTTAGGTAATATTAAATAATCATCAGCATCAACAAACATTATATAATCATTTTTAGTATTTTTCATACCCTGATTTCTAGCTTCACCAGGCCCGCAATTCTTATCTAATTTAATTTCTTTTATATCCATAAAATTAGAAAATAATTTAATAGTATCTTGATAATCTCCTTCAGGACAACAATCATTAACAATAGTAACATCTACTTTATCAATAATAGATTGTATTGCTATTGAATGTAAAGTTTTTTCTATTGTCTTATGTGCTTTATAGGCGGGAATTATTATATCTATTTTTTTATCTTTCATATAAAGCCTTCTTTCCTTATCTTTATTATATCATAAAATTCATAAAAGGTCAAAAAAAAAGACTACTGACTAACAGTCAATAGCTCCTTTAAATTCAGGTAATGTTTTTAAATAATTATACCCATCTGTTACAGTAAAATCTTCAACATATTCTGGTAACATATACCATTTTAATTCTTTAAAAGTATTACTTCCTTTTAGCCATAATTGTTCTTCTGCTGGAGTGATAGGTTCATCATTATCTATTTTCTTTTGAATAACCTCAGCTTCAGCTTCTAATTCTCTTTTAGATTCATCTATATATGAGTATAATTGAATTCCTGTACTTTCATTTGTTTTATTTGTAATTTCATAAATTCTATGGTATGAAACCATAACTCCATTATATGCTTCTCTTTCTAATAATAAAGCCATTTTAATTCCTCCTTTTATGCCGTTCTATTTCAAATATATACACAAACATAAGGTTCAATATTATCTGTATTACCTACATTTCCGCTAGGTGCTCCAGTAGTTCCAGCCGCAACAGTGTGAGTATGTGAACTTGTATGACTATGATTAAAACTATGATTATGAACCATTGTATGCGTATGATCTATTGAGTGTGTATGCCCATTTATACTATGAGTATGATTATATGTATGGCCATGTGAAAAATTCCACCATACATATCCCCAGAAGTCTGCATTTGTACCATCATGAGCATAACGTCTATTACCATCAGCCCAACCAATATAGATACCCGCAGCATCTGAATCACTTTGTCCATCTACGAACATTAATTGATCTGGTAATTCATCTCCTAGATTTCAAGATAAACCAGGGTCTGCAGCATCTAATCCTGGATCTCTATCATCTGTATCAATAGATGCAGTTGATATTGTAGGACTTGTTGAACTTGAAGTTCCTGCAGCCGCTTGACTAACAGTAGGACTTGTACTACCTGATGTAATACTTATTGAGTGTGTATGCGCGGGAATGCTATAAGAACCATAACTAGTTCCTGCAGCATAAGTATGAGATGAATCTAATTGACCTGCGCCAATTAATAGTCTACCTGCTCCATATGCAACCCATGTTCCACCAAATATAGAACCTGGATTTGTACTTGATGTAGAAATATATATACTTCCAATAGGATAAAAATTATCTACATTTCAAATTTTTCCTGATATATGACTGTCTCCAGCCACAATTAAATCTTTTATAAATGCCATCTTCTACACCTCCTATGCTGTCCTTTTCCACATGTATACTCCGATACATGGTTGTAAGTTTCCTGAAGTTCCAGCTCCAGTAGATCCAGAAGTTCCTGTAAAAGTATGAGTGTGCGCAAAAGTATGAGTATGTGCTTCTATTGAATGTGTATGAGCACTTCCATGACTATGACTTGCGCTATGATGGTGACTGTATGAATGTCCATGATTTGCACTATGTGAGTGTCCCATCGCATATCTTATTTTTCTCCAAGAGTTACTTGATGTACCACTTGTTTTAAATTGATGGTAATCCGCAAAAGTAAACCAAATTCTTGAAGAACTATGTGAACCTTTTTGCGAACAGAAAAATCTTGTTGGAGAAGCAGCATCACCAGCTAATTCAGTACTACTTGTTGCTGAACTGTTTCCTGATGATGTACTTGAATTTCCAGTATGTTCAGTCGTAGAACTTGAATTAAATGCATCTTTATTTGCTATTCCCATATCACCTGTGAGTGTCTCTGCAGCAGCCTCACTTGAAGTTGCAGAAATACTATGAGTATGGTCTTGTATATCTAAGGAACCGCCTTGTTCATTTGCGGCAATAGTTTTTGTTTTACTTTGCCCATCAGTTCCAGTCCCAACTCCCATTAATACTCTTCCAGTACTAAATACTTCTCAAGTACCACCAAAAATATCTCCTGGATTAGTTGAATTAGTTGATATATAAATAGAACCAATAGGATAAATACTATCTACGAAATGCGCTTTTCCCGCAATTCTTAAATCTCCTTTTACTATTAAATCTTTAAAAAATGCCATATAAACCCCCTCTTTCCTAAGCCGTTCTCTTCCACATATATACACCTTGATAAGGTTGTAAATTATTTGCTGTGGTTTGGTATGTAATTGAAGGATGACCTGTAGAGCCTGAAATGGTATGACTATGCGCGGCAATAGTATGGCTATGAGAGAATGTATGACTATGTGCAGCAACACTATGTGTATGTTCAGGAATTCTATGGTAATGACTAGGTACTGTATGAGAATGGGAAGGTAAACTATGATTATGAGACATATTAATATGCATATTTGCCCAACCATTTGTTGATGAACCACTGTCTTTAAATCTTCGATTACTACTCCACTTAACAGCCGCTCTATCTCCACTGTTACTATAATAACACATATTATTACTTAAGTTATTTTGATGAGTCATGAAGATATTTCTTTGGTGGTCACCACTATTACCACCTGCTCCAGACCAATTACCTGTTCCACCTGAAGTTCCGCCAGTATTCCCACTAGTTCCTCCACCAGTTAAGCCTTCAGTATTATCACCTGTATTACCTGTCGTAGTTGAAGTAGTTGTATTATTTGCGGAAGTCATTGCCGCAAAACTATGAGTGTGTGTACCTATATTATAACTACCCCCTGTTGTTCCTCCAGTAAATGTTTTTGTAACACTATCTTTATCTGTATAACTACCTGCACCGATCAAAGAACGACCTTGTCCAAATGCTTCTCAAGTTCCTCCAAAAAGTTGACTTGGATTTGTAGAGGCAGTAGACATATATATAGAACCTATTGGATACATACTTTCCAAAACGTTTATTTTTCCTATAAATCTGGCGTCTCCGCTGACAAATAAATCTTTTAAAATCGCCATATCCTTCTACCTCCTTTTAATGAATTTCATATCCATTAAATATTATAAAAAATTGATTAAAATTGTTATTTATATTTGCCCAAATAAAAAAAGATAGGCATAAGCCTATCTAGGAATCATACTAAAGTAATAATATACTTTATCTTCTTTTGCATCTTCATCACAAATAAAATCTTTACTGAATTTAGCATAATATTCTACATTATCATTAAATAAATCATTGTAATCATTATAAGCACTATTCATTACGATTCAAAAGTCAACAGGTCTAATATTCTCATAATTATATTGTTTTCTTACTCCTTCAGTATCTTCAAGAGTTCATTTCATTCCATAAGGTTTCATATTTTCAATTAAACCTTTTGCTATTTCTTCGTTTAACACTTTGCCTTCAGACATTTCATATAATTTTCTTTCAATTTCTTCTTTATCAATAGCATTAGAATGCTCAATGATATGAGATATAAAATTAATTAATTCATCTTTCTTATCATTATTATCTGAAGACATTATTTTACTGACATATTTTTTTATTTCCACAATAGCCTCCTATTATATTGATGTATAAGGACATTGATAATAACAAGGAGGATTTAATACATATCTACCTTGTAAATTTAAAATTGAGTCAGTTGAGTTTTGAATAGCGGCAGTGATTGCTGCAGTTTGATTTGCGTTAGATAAAGCATCTCTAGTTGTTTGTAATTTATCACTTATTTCTCTAATATAGTTATCTTGGATCATTTGTCTAGTAGCATTTCCTTCTTGAGCAACTAGGTTGCCAATTGCGGCGATACTATTACTTAATTGTAATGACATATCTTTCATACTTACTAAATTATTATAAGCAGAGTTTAATACAGTATCAGTAATTCCACATTGTCCTTGAGCTAATCCTCTGATTGCATTATCTTGAGATTGGAAATATAAGCTATTTTGTAAATCGCTTTGACCTAAAGCAGTTGCACTATTTCCCCAGAATCCTCCATTTCCACCAAATAATAAGATGAAAACGATAATTAATGCTAAAATACCATTTCCTCCAAATAATCCGTCTCCGCTACCTTTAGTTAATGCTAACACATCAGCAGCTGACATTCCTGTACTTTCATTCATTTTTCTTTCCCCTTCCTAAATATTATTTATTTATATATAATAAAAAGTTAGTTTCCTAACCTTTATTACCATTAATTAATCTAATCATTTGCGCAAGTTGTTCTTTACTTATTCCGCGTTCATTACACATCTTAGCGATAGCTTCCGCCTGTTCATTATTAGGTCTATTATTAATATTGTTAAAAAGTTGTAACTGTTGCGGATTTAGTAGACTTAACAACGCTTGTTGTGGTTGATTTGACATCATCACTTGCGACATTAGACTTTGTAGATTGACCATTTATAATCCCCTCCAACTCTTTCACTTTTGTTTCTAATTCTTCTATTTTTAAATCCTTTTCATCTTTAGGAATAATAATATCATAACTTTTACTTATTGTTCCATCAACTTCTTTAATAGATATTTTCCCTTTATGTTCATCTATAAATAAAGTTTTTTTAGTAATAAGAATATTATTTATATCATCATCTTTTGTTAGATATTTTATTTCAATATCAGAAGAACTAGATGTATTAATGATATTTTGAACTGGAGCTTGTTGATTCATCAATCCTTGACTATATTGATTTATCATATTTTCAATATTATCTTTTTGTCGATATAATTGATTAATCATTCCATTATAATTATAAGGCATATAAATTCAATCCCCTTCCTAAAAACAAAAAACCGCACAGTAGAAGTTAACGAATTAATCTACTGTGCGGTTTAATTTATTTTCAATCCATTTCCAAGAGTAAAATCAATCCTTTTCCTTTGAAGTAAATTAATTCAATCCCTCTCTAATTCGAGATTAAGAGAAAAAGATACATCAGAAATTCTTTCTTCTTTTCCCTTACATGTATATATGAATTTTAGCTTAGCCAAATTATAAAGATTGTCCCAAAGTTGTAAAAATTTTTGCTAAAATTTCATAGCTTATTAAATTTCAATAAAATCATTAGCAACAATATCTTGATTTTGAAAAATTTTTGCTTTATCTGTAATAGATAAACTATCATTATCTATACGAAGATATACATCTAAATAACCTGTTGTAACAACAGCTTGGTTATATGCAGGAATCCCGCCATTATGTCTTGCAGAAGCCCCAAAAGCACCTCACCAATTTCCTTCAGTACCATTATTACAACAAATATAAGTATTTGCACTAGCTACTTTATATGCTCCTCCATAATTTGATGATGGTGTCGTATATCCTGTAGTTGTTATGAAAGTAATATTAGCTGGAGCAACATTACTATAAGTTGCTATATTAGGATTATAATTTTGAACCCATCTAAATTTAGATTCATTTGCAGTATCAGTTGTTTTTTCTTTTACTAATATTTCTCATTTAGTAGCACTATCAAATAAATTAAATTGTGCCCATCTATTCGTATCTTTATATACTCCATTTGCAAAACTATCTGAATTAGAGAAAATATAAGATGCAGGATTATTATGATGCAATACTTGAATTCATATAGAACCATCTGGTTCAGTAATAATTACTGGATTAATAGCAGTTTGAAAAGAATAATTATTCATATAATTATTATTCCATATTCCATTTTTATATACACTCATAATTATTCCTCCTTAAATTCATATGCATACATATTATTTGCGTTATCTACAAAACCGGCAGTGTCATATAATTGTTTTACATCTGCGGCAGATAATGCAGTTGCATATATACGGAAGTCAGATAAACTACCATAATTTTTTGTATTTCAGCCTGTTCCTGTATAAGTGTTTCCAATTGAATTATTTAATAATGGAATAGTAGTATCTGTATAAGTATTTTTTGTTAAAGTTTGTTCAACTCCATTTAAATATCATTTTGCCGTTCCTTTATTAAATACATATACTGCATGATATCAAGTTCCTGCTGTTAATAATGAACCTCCTGCAGTATATTTACTTCTATAAGCTCATAATCCACAACCTTCACAATTTGTTGCTATTCATAAACCAGCCCCGGCAGGATTGTTATAAGGAGACATTATGCAACAATAACCACCATTTGAAGCATTGGGTTTTACTCAAAAAGAAATAGTTAATTCAGCCATATCAGGTATAGATAAATCAGTTTTTAAACCATCAATTCCTGTTGCACAGCTACTTCCCCCATTATATCTTGGTGCGGTAGAGTCAAAATTCAACGTTCCAACTTTTGTAGCATTATATCCATTTCCGCTTACATCAGTAAGTATCATATTATCAAAACCTAATTTAGAATACATAACATCACTTGAATTTGGTATTCAATCTGTTGCAACCTCTCCAATTTCAATTTTAGGATGTCTATACTTTATTGTTCCAGTAGTATCTCTCATAAAGAAACTTACATTTAAACCAGCTATATCATAATTTGTAACAGTTACAGTACAACTATATTTTACTCATCCAGTTGTAACTGCTGTAGGGATAGTTTTTCCGCCATATCAATCTAATCACTGATTGCTTCCCCCTGTTGTAGTATTTCTTGTAACAGACAGTTCAAAACCAACTCAAGGATTTGTAGTACCAAAGGTAAGTGCTTCTGTAATTTTATATTCCATAGAAAAAGTCAATTTTTTATTTTTAAAATCAGTTAATCCTGCAGTATCCATTGTTTGTGAAAAACTTATTCCAGATGCTTGAAGAGTATCAGAATGAAAAGTTACTTCATCTCCATCAAAAGTATAAATTCCTGCATTAGTTTTATTAGACCAATCACTATTTTTAATATAATTTTTACCAGCTCCCATCTCCTCCAATTTATAATGACAAACCAATCCCTTTGAAATTTCTTTTATTTGTTTACGAGATAGGCATTCATCATATACACGTAAATCATTCATTACTCCTGTAATGATATTATTATTTTCTCCTATATGAAAATCGGTAATTAAATACCCGCCTAATCCAGTATCTGTGTATAATAGACTTCCATCTACATAGGTGTAGAGATTTGCACCATTATAACTTACACAACAATGATGTCAAGTTCCTTTTTGGCTTTCTTCAATTAATACTCTTGTCGCCTGCGTAACCCCAAAAGGTGAATTATTATGAAAACTACATGCTCTTGTAGATTGTGTTGCTTCAAATCTAAATTGAGCAGCAGCAGTTCCATCTGCTTGTTTACAAGTAAATCCAAGAGAATCGGCTCAATCTGATGTACAGCTATCTACTTTTAATCAAAAACATATTGTGAAATTATCTAACCTAGATAAATTAGTAAAAGTAATTCTAGGAGATAAACTTAAACCCTTTCCGATTTTTCCTCCATTAGAATATGTAGGAGTTCCTGATACTGATAAAAAATCTATACCTTGATTTTTTAAGTTACCATTAAGAGGCAACCATACTCGTAAAGCCATATGATTACCTCCTAACTAAAGATAAATTCAATACATTTATCTGTTGAATTATATTGAACTGTTGCGGCAGATGTTAATCCAATCTTACCATTTCCAGTTGTTATTTTATTTGGGAAACTTGTATTTCCACTTGCGTCTAATAATGTAGCAGTTCTGGTTATTGTAGCAAAAACACCACTATATTGTCTAACATAAATAGGTTCATTACTATCGTCTGCAGTAGCAATTTCTAACCAACCTGCATTAGCGGCAGTTGCTCCTGCGGCAATTCTACCATAATCATTATCCCCAGCTTTAAATTGAACTTGTCTAGTGCTTGTTCCACTATTGGCAAATAGTAAATCACCTGTCATAGTGTCTCCAGCTTTTAATACATAATCACTACCGCCACCTCCGCCAGTAGGAGCATAAATTTTTGTAGATGTGCCATTAATCTTAATAGTACCTATTTCAGTTCCTTCTGTTAAAGTTTGAGTAAATGAAGTAGTACCTGTATTTAAAATTGTTCCACCTGTTGTTGGGAATGTATGAGTAGATTCAGCAGTGGCAGACGCTGTTGCTTTTACTGTCGCAAATCCAGCCTTTTCTGCATATATTCTAATTTCGCCATATTTATTTCCTGCAGTTTCTGTCGCAGTAGCATTTCCTAAAGAAAGAATTGATCTACCTGCAGCACTTGCAGTACCTTGTAAAGAATAATATCTTAAACCATCATTAGCATTAACTCCATTGGTACCAGATGTAGCTGTATACCATGTAGGGTAATACCAAGTACCTGTTGTTGGATTAGTATTTGAAATAGTTACTTTATTATTAGTATCTGTATAAACTCTTGTAGTCCAATTTCCCCAAGTTCCATTAGTACAATATCTTACATAAGAATTGTTTGGGTTATTTGCATTTGTAAAAATTTGTCTTGTTATATAATCTGAAGTACTAGCTCATCTAATTACATCAACATCTAATAAGAAAGGTTTACCTGTAACCGGGATATTAGTTATATTATTAGAGCCCCCATCAGTTTTTTCAATATAATGCATACTATTAGGACTTCCCGCAGATAAGTTTAAAGTATTAATATCTAAAGTTTGACTTGAAATATCAATTCTATCATAACCTTTTGCATAGAAAGCTCCTGTACTTGGATTTGCAGTAAAATTAACTGATTTATTTGAACCAGCAGTTTCAGTAGTATCATTAGCTGAATTAGATAATAATAATCTATAAGCTGAAGCTGTTGTACTATTTGTTTGAGTTACTTTATTATTTGTATCAGTATAACAACTACTAGGAATTGTTCCACTTAACTTTGTAGCATCTAGTGTACTACTAGCAGTTAATGGAGTAATTGTATTACTTCCAAGAGTAATAACCCCACTAGCAATTTTCGCATCTGTAATTCCATAACCACTTAAAGTTGTTGGATTAGTTCCCGCAGTAACGTGTCCTGTTGCATTAACAGTTACACTTCTATATGTTCCCGCGGTTACACCTGAATTGGCATGTGATAAAGTTCTAGTTCCACTAGTTGTAATTGCGGAAGTACTATCAATAGCAATAGGTGAAGTCGCTTTAATTGTGACACTCGTTACAGTTCCACTAGGTTCATCACCTGAAGGAATTAATACCCAAGTATTAGCACTTGAAGTTTTTGAATCACATACAAATGTATCTCCAATTTTTGCAGCTTGGCTTGCATAAGTACCTGCAGTGATAACTTTATAAGTATCACCAACTGATGCACTACCATCAACAGGTAATGCAGTAATAGTACCATTTGTACCTAAACTACCTTTAAATACCATTGGATCTGGTAAATTATCAATAGCAGTTTGAACAAAGGCAGTTGTTGCAATTTGTGTGGTATTTGTTCCTGCAGTAGCTGTTGGTGCAGTAGGAATACCATTAGAAATTCCAATTGCTTCTTTATATGTATTACTTACTGTATTACCTAAACTTAATTTAGCATTTGCATCATCAGTAGTACTGAATGTTGTAACACCAACATCTGCAGTAGTTGCCGAATAATCTACTTTAAATCCATCTGTAGAACCTGTTACTGTAAATAAATTTGTACTAGCTATTGTTCCACTTGAAGCAAGAGCACGAGTAATAGCACCTGTCATTGCTCCACCAGATTTTTTAAGATAAGTAGAATTAATTGCATTCCCATCACTATCATTAGTAGCTTTACCTGCACTAGTCGCATAAGGGACTGTAATTGATTGTGCATTTCCACTACTTGGCGTTAAAGTTATTTTATTATTAGTTGTATCTGCAGCTAAAGTATAAGTAGTATTATTATCTGTTCATGGAATATTAACTGATAATTTTCCATTTTTATCTAATCCTACTGCATATTGTTTATTTGCAGTAGAACCCATATCTACGGCTTCAAGAGTAGATTTAGTCTCACTCTTTAAATTTGCTTTAATTGTACCTGTTGTAGTAACATCTCCACCTGTTAAACCTGCTCCAGTAGAAACTTTAGTTACAGTACCTGTATTAGTTGTATAACCTTTACCTTCAACAAAAGAAGCAACCGCTTGAGATGTAGGTAAATTAGTACTTGTACTAGCTGCGGAAATTGAAGTATCTACAGCTTTAGCACTTGCAGCCGCTAAAGTATATCCATTATAAGTTTTATTTGTTAATGCTTGTGTATCACTTAAATTAACAACTTGTTTACTATTACTATAAACATGTCCATCAGTTCCAACATAAGCAGTATCTTGTGAATAAGTTTGTGGATTAGCTGCTTGAGATTTGGCTCCTACGATAAAAATTTTATCTGAAGTATCTGTTGAACCTGCAGTATTTTTTGTATCACTATTATTATCAGTAGAATGACTCATCCAAACCCAATATGTACCATCATACATATAATAAAGAATTCTGTTCGCATAACCATAAGCAGTTGTATTAGTGCCTGTATTTCCAGCTCCACTATGAGTATTATTATACCAAATATTTTTAGCTCCTGTACTATTTACATTTAATGTTATAGGACTATCAGTTGTAGAACTATAAGTGTTTGTATTTGTAAATTTAACTCCTACAATAGTACCTTTAGCTAATTCCCAACCTGTTGTATCTGCTAAAGTAACTTCTTTATTTCTTGTATCTGCAGCAGTACTACAAATACCATAGAATGCTCTACGATTGTTTGTATCGCTTCCAGGAATTCCTAAAGCAGTGATATCCGCTTTTGCAACAGCAGTAACTGACTTAATATGTCCTTCTGCAGTTGTTGCAATTTTATATAATCCGCTATCTGCGGCAGTTGTTAATCTATTACTATCAGTTGCATGAGTATAGGCAGTATTTCCATAATCACCTCTATAAGCAGTTGTAGATGAAGTTCCTAAAGCTAAATTACTTGTTCCTGCACCTATATTAGTACGGGCATTAGATTTTTCAGTTTCAGATAAACCTTGACTAGCAACAGTACTAACTGCTTTAAAGTTTCCAACATTACTTAAACCAACATCTGATTTAGTTAATGCATCTCCTATAACAACATGTCCAGATGAATCTTTTCCTACTTTAACTGCGGCAGCCGCTACAGCATCTACAGTAGGATGTGTATAAACAGTAGTTTCATTTCCATTAATTTTAATTTTTCCATTAGTTGAACTTGATTCAACTTTTGTTGCATCTGCCCTAGCATGAGCAGTTTGACTATGATCATAAGCTATTTTACCACGGTCTCCACGGTAAGCTGTAGTATTTGTTTCTCCTAATGATAATGTTTCACTAATAACTATAAATGAAGTCCCACCCCATCTATAAGTTTTATCACTTGGTAAATCTACATAAATTTTTCCTGCTTCTCCAGGGATTTCTGTAGTATGAGTTTCTTCTTCGTAGAATTTATTATTATAATAATATCCTTCAATAACATCGTCAACATAACTTGGTAATTGTGAAGTTGGTACCTTACCAAATGAATCTAGTTCAGCAACTCCGCTATTTGCACCTTTATCGCTAGTAGCAATAGCTCCAACATCTGCTGCAGTTAAACTAGATTTATAAGCTAAAGAACCTAGACCATGTACAGCAACTTCCGCTGAAGTTCCATTAGTATTTACACTAATAGTTCCATTAGTTGCACCTTCTGATACTCCACGAACTCCTTTATTACTAATTACATCATTAGTAATATCAATCCCAGCTCCGGCTGTATATGAAGCTCCCGCATCAATAGTAAATGTACCTGTTGTTCCATCTGCTCTAGTAAAAGTTACAGTACTTCCGGATACAGAGAAACTAACAACAGAATCTCCAGATACTAATATTCTTTGGGATGAACTAATATCAAAATAAAGTTTTTTAGTGTCAGTGACTAATATTAATTGCCCTTCTTTAATCGATAAGGAAGATAACCTTGCATTGGTTGTTTTGACTGGTTTAAAAAGTGCCATATATAATTCCTCCTTCTTCTAAATCTATATTAAAATCGTCCATTTTATATTATCTATTTTAGCCCAAATAAAAAAATAGGTAGTCACTTAACTACCTATTTATATTTTATTTAAACTCTTAAGATAAAGTTTCCCATTCAAGTAAATGTTCTGCGTAAGCTCTACCACCATATACTGTAATATTATTATAAGTATCGCTTGAAGTACCTAATACATTTGCAGCAGCACCAGCTGGATCAAAATCACTTGCACTTGCATAAGCAGCTGAATCTAATCCATGAACTGCAACATCAGTACCATCAACAGAAATTGTACCATTTGTAGAACCTTCAGTAATGTCTGCGGCTTGTAATGCGCTATCAGCTTTACCTAAACTAGTATTAACTCCAGTACTTAATTCAGTTGTTCCAATTGAACCTGCAACAATAGTAGCACTAATAACATTACTACTATCAATAGCTAATTGAACTTGAGTAGCATTTTGTTGAGCAGTATATACATCAACTAAGTCTTTTGCAGCAATATAAATTGTATCACTTGCTGCATTAGCAATAATTAATTTAATATATTTACCAGCATCTGCGGCTGTAGCTGTTCCACCTTGGCCTTTAATTTTTTCAGTTACATCTGTTGCACCATCATATAATTTACCATTATCATATGTAATATCAACTACAGAACCTTCTTCTACTACCATATCTTTAGGAATATCAATATTTCCAATAGTAGTTTGACTACCTGAAGCACCTTGTTTAACTTGATATCTCTTAGAATAAACATCTCCAGCTCCACCAGATATTTCAGTAATTGAAACTGTATAATCAGTTTGTGCAGGAACATTAACATAAAGACCTTCTTCTCCAGCTCCTGTTTCTACACTTAAGCAGTTTCCTGTTTTAGCAGAAACTTGAACTGCAACTTCATTATGGTCTGTTACAGTAATCGAATCATCCCCTGCAATAACATCGGTTAAATAAGGAGATAAATCTTCATTAGATAGCTCGATGCCTTTTAAGAAGAATTGATTAGTGTCTGTTAAATAGTAGAAATTATCTGCTTTATTTGTAATAGCATCATATTGTGCTTTAGTACATTTTATAAATTTAATCATATTTTTCTTCCTTTCTTAATTAAATACTTTGATCTCCCATATCTTCTCAATTTAATTCTGTTCCCCCAACAGTAAGATAGTCTTGGAGATCATCGTTCCAACGATAAAAGTCTCTGTCTTTAACATAAATAGTGTTATCGACTCCCTCTTCAGGTAGACCTTCATCTGCAAAGACTACCAATGGGTCTTCTCCTGTAAGTTGATGTCATTCATTATTAAAATAACTTCAAAATACACTTTCTTGTTTTGTATAATAGAAACCTTCAATAGGCGAAATCATGGCTTTACGTACTTCATCATTTAACAATATCATGATTTGCGCATATAATTGTCTTTGACTATGTACATCTAGAAAAATTTGTCTAGTATCTTGAACAAAGAGTAATTGACCATCTTTAATTGGGATACTATTTATTTTTCCAGAATTTGTAGCAATAAATTTCATAGAAGGATTTACTGTTGCCATCTTCTTCACCCTTCCTATTCAATTATATATAAAACAAGACTTCCTGTCATTTCAGTAATAATTTCTTGTTCCATTTCATATTTATCTTGTTCTGTAAAATAATCTATTCCTTTTACGGGGATAGGAATATAACCAGCATCTATTTCAGTGTGGTCAGACATTTTACAGAATAAGTGTCTACTCTCTTGGTCTAATTTGACATCGACAATAGACACTCCATCTGCAGGAGTAGGAAAATGTATATCTACGGAATTCCCATCATTAGTAATAATTGTAAGGGTAGTTCCATCAACAATCATATCCGCAATACCAGAAACTGCGGAAGTTGCTATTTTCTTACATAACGCATATGTAATTATATCCATATATATTTCCTCCTCAATTATTTTTTATTATTTTGTATATGTAACCCACACATTATAAGTATAAATACCTGCATTGGCACTTTCCATAAATAAATTTGCATTATAAGTTGTGCCAGATTTTAATAAATAAACTGCGGCAGTAGTATCAAATACTCCAGCATTTGCAGTTACATTCATGCAAGTGTATGGAACTGGACAAGTCCAGCTTTCACTAGGAGTAACAATATGTCCACCTTGAGCAATAATATTAGAACATTTAGAAGCTAAAGGAATATCTTGTCTTACTTTTGAAGTAAGAGTTGTTGTTCCAGTAGCATGATATCCATAAACACCATTTCCGAAATAAATTTCTTCATTTTCAGGCCATGTGTTTGGGAAATTAATATCATAGCATCCAGGTATTGTTATTGCACTATTTTTAGCATCTGTTTCTTTCGTATATTGAATAATTGCTAAATCATAAGTTCCTGGTTGTAAGAATTTTAATTCTATACTAGAACCATTAACAGTTCCGCTAGCAGGGCAAAAATCTTTATCAGATTTTAATGTAACAGAGATTATTTCATCTAAGCCATTAATATATGTATTTAAACCAGCTGTTAAATATTTTTCTCCTTGCCATTCACCAGTAATACTAGTTAGTACAACTTTTTGATATAATGGTTTACCATTAATCCAAACTCCGATTATTTTTTCATCTTCTGTGTAAAAATCACTCACATTAGTTTTTAATGCTAAATTCGCACCTAAATAAGGAGCAATTTTTTCTGAATATAATGTTTTTATATCTCCCTTAGTAACTAAGGTATTATCATTTTGTATAGCCATTCTAATTCCTCCTTATTTTAATTTTCTAATTTTGTATATTGAATAGTTAAATAGAAACTATTTCTTTCTTGATCTGCTTGTAATAATCTTAATTTGCCTTTTGCAGTATAAGGAATTGCATAAGAACTAGCATCTAAATAATAAGATGGAGTACCATATCCTTCTCCATAATATCTAGCTCCTCTTATATCAATTACTTTATCACAATTATTTGGTAAATCTCCAATAATGATATCAGACTCAGCTGATGCTGGTACTGTAAAGTCATAAGTTTTTTGATAAACAGGTTTTCCATCAATCCATCTACCTATAACTTGTTCTTCAGTTGAATAATTTAAACCATTTCCCATTAATACAGGAGTAGGTAATCCAACTTTTACAATATCATTAATAGAATCTGCAGATAAACCAATTCCTGAAATAACTGTTTTTTCACTTTCTTCATCATCTACAACTTTTAATCCTGTAAATTGTACAACAGGTTCTTGTACAAATGAAGTCCCAGCGCCATTTTGAATTGAATGTCCTGGAGTAACAGTCTTCCATTCTACGTCTTGGTCTGCACTACTTTTCTTTACAAGAGCTTGTCCTGCAGTTCCTCCTATTGGAAATTGTGCATCTTGAGCTCCTGCTCCTAATTCTTCCCAGTTTGAGATAACAGTTGGATCGTTGCCAATTAAATGATAGACTTTATTTTCATTTTGAACTGAAACTATCATTCCTTTATAGAAATATGGGAATGAATTTGCATCAGTTAATTCAGTCATAGATTTAACTAACATTCTTGCGTCTAGAGGAGCAGCAGCATTATTTTCGATATTACTACTTAAAGTAAATGTACCTTTTTGTCTTGCCATAATCTATTCCTCCTTTTAATTCCAAGTAATTTGTATTTTTCTACTACCAGCGCTATAACCACGATTATCTGTATATCTGTTATAATTTACTGAAGTATTAGCAGCATTTTTATGTGTTGTAATTGTTTTTGTAAATTCGTTAGAACAATCTTCATATTTTCCTGATAATTCATTATAAGCTTTAATTGAAGTAATTGTCCAATCTGCAGGGATATCAAATTGTTCTGGGTTTAAAACTGTTTGAGTTGGGAATTCAAAAGTATAAACTCCTGTCGTTTTACTAACTAAATTTAATTTAGCTATAGTAGTAATATTTCCAGTATTAGCCCAAATTGCATTTACGAATTCATAATTTATAGTATTAGAATCTACAGAACCTGCAGCAAGTGGTTTATCATAATTATTTCCTTCACTATCCTTAGGTTGTTCTCCAGATGCATAATTAACAGTTGCGGTAAATGATTTAGGACCTGAACCAATAATAGTTTGAGTCCAAGAATTTCCCGATTGAGCAGTTCCGCTATTTAATTTATAACCTGCAGCTACACCAGAACGATGTCCTGAAGTTCCATAAGTTGGATCAATAGATCCTCTATCAAATGCACAAGTAAATGTAACTGATAAAGAACCACCATCTTCAATAATATTATTTGAAGGATTTGCAGTTAATTTAGCACTTGGATCTGTAAATGTTGGATAAAGAACTGGATCTAAAATTGCTCTAAATAAAGTTTCAAAAGAAGTTCCTGCTACGAAGATATCTCCGCGTTTAACTCCACCTACATCTTTAGATGCTTTTAAATCTGCAACAAGTTCTCCGCCTTCATCTTTACTTCCAGTTATTGTCATTGTAGTAACAATTAATTCTTTATTTGAATTATTAATTGCAGTTACTTTACCAATAGTTCCTTCTGCATCATAAATTAAAGTTTCATTTAATACAATTTTATTAATATCAATTCCTGCTACACTATTGATTGCAATAGTAGTAGTTTCATTTATAGTAGTATTTAATAATTCAGAAGTAATATATGTTCCATCTGATTTTTCTCCTACTATAGTTGTAGTTGTTACAATTAGGTTTCCGCCTGAATGATTAGTAACAACACCCATTGTACCAGCGGCGTCATAAATTAAAGTTTCTCCAATTACGATATCCGCAGGTGTTAAATCTATTACTTCATCTTCAGCAATAGTAGTTGTTCCATCTATTGTTGTATTTAAAGTATTAGTTGTTTTATAAGTACCATCAGTTTTTTCTCCTGCAAAACTAATTGTAGTTGCAGTTAAAGTACCATTATTCTCTGCAGTAATAACTGCAATAGTACCAGCATTATCATAAACTAGAGTTTCATTTAAAACTAAATTAGCAATAGTTAATCCTGCAATAGAAGTATTTCCGCCAATAGTTGTAGATAATGTTGTATCTGTTTTATAAGTTCCATCTGATTTTGTATCAGTTGTAATTGTTTCAATAGTTAAAGAAGTTCCATTTTTTCCTGTAATAACACCAACTTTATCATTACCATCAAATACAAAAGTCTTACCTAGAACAATGTCATCTGCTGTTGCGGCAATGGCATTATTGTCTGATCTTTTTAAATTTGAAATAGTAATTGTTGTTGTTCCACTTGCATTTAAATCTGCAGTAGATTTCCAAGAATAAGTACTTCTATCTGGAGTTCCTAAAGCAACCCAGTCTAAATTATTATAATAATAATTTGTTTGTTCTGCAGCAACATAATACATGTCTCCTTCTTGAATTCCTGTTTTAGGTAATTTAGACATGTCTGCAACTACACCTTTATAAATTAATGCTCCTTCAATTGAGCCAGTAGTAACAGCTTTCCAATTTGAAAGATTACTATAATCATCAGCTGTTAAAATATATAAAGTTCCTTCTGAAATAACATAAACTTGCATACCTTTATAGATAAAGGCTAGTCCGTCTGAAACCCAAGACTTTGAGTCTGTTAAATCAGCTAAAGTTGGAACTGTATATCTAGCATCTAAAGGTAAAGCAGTTTTTACTTCAAAGTTAGCACTAACGTTCATTGTACCTTTTTGTCTTGACATATATTATTCCTCCTTAATTGAATTGAATTCTAACCTTTCTATCTCCAGCAGCACAAGCTCTGTTATCAGTATATCTTACGTAGTTAACAGTTTCTCCGCCTGCATTTTGATGTGTAGTACTAGATGTTGTAAATTCACTAGCACAATTTTCCCATTGATTATTTATTGTATTTAACATTTCAATAGCAGTAATATTCCAATCACTTGGAACTTCAAATATTTCAGGATGTTCAATAGATTGAGCTGGGAACTCAAATACATAACTTCCAGAACCTTTACTAATTAAATTTAATTTAGCAACATTTGAAATATCTGCTGTGTTTGCATATAATGCATTTACAAATTCATAATAAATTTGATTTGTTGTTAAAGAACCTGCAGCTAATGGTGTTTCATAATTGCCGCCTTCATCATCTAAAGGTTGTTCACCTTGAGCATAATAAACAGTAGCATAGAAAGGACCTTTATTAGTGTCACTTACTGTTCTAGTAAATGTATTTTCTGCTTGTTCATTTCCTCCATTTAATTTATATCCTGTTGCAGCACCTGCTCTGTAACCAGATGTTCCATATGCTGGATTAATAGAGCCACGATCAAAAGTAGCAGTGAAAGTTGCGTTAATAGTTTGACCACATTCAGCTAACTTATCTCCTGTTCCTTCTAAAGTTGCGCTAGGATTAGTTAAAGTAGGATAATTTGTTTTTAATAGCATATTGATTACAATTTCTTCTAATGATGTGCCTTTTGGGATTACTGTTCCAACTACATATTTTCCTTGCTCACATTTAACAGTTATATCTCTACTAAGTGGGATATTTGGTAAAGAACGATAATCTGCATCAGCAGAACTCCATGCTTTAAATTCATTTGTATCTTTAATAGCATATAGAGTATTTTCTTGTCCTATCGCAGGTAATTCATTTTCACTTGCAACTTGCTTAAATGATTCAACATTTGCGTCCATGACAGTTTTAACAGTAACTTTTGTACTTTGACTTGAAATAATTAAACCTTGTATTGCATTTATACCAATAACTTCTGAGCCTTCTGAATAAGCAACAGTTGGAGCAATTACTTCAACTAAGTCTGTTTTGTTAATATCAATAGTTTGTCCTAATGTAGTAGGTAAACTAGTAGATGTTGTATATACACCAGATCTACCTGCTGTACCCACAGCAATATAGTTTTCAGTTGATTCGTCCCAATAATAAGTTTGACCTGTATCTTTTGTAAGATATAGAGCGCCAATACCGCCCTTTTCAGGAAGGTCATCATAAGAATTTACTTGCGTCAATCTGTTTCGATTTGAATAGCTTTTGCTAAGTGCGTAAGTAATTATATCCATATATTCACCCTCTTATCTTATAAAATTATTGTTTTACCCATTCTTTGTTAGAGTTCAACATATACACATCAGCAGTCTCAATTACATAAACAACACTACCTGTACAAATATCTTTATAACTTGGGTCATCAAGTACATAAGGTAATTCGTCAAGAGTGTCAATCATAATTTCAAAGTAATTATAATCTTGTCTACCACCTTGTCTTATTGTATACATATTTTATTCCTCCTTCTAAATCTATGTAAATTTTATCCAAAATAAATTGACTTATTTCGGCCACAAAAAAAAAGAACTAGAATTATTCTAGTTCTTCTCCTTCATCGATATCTTCTGAATCTTCAATAAATCCTGTTATTAAAGCATTTGCAACTTTAACTTGCATTAATTCAATAATACCTTCTAAAGCTTTTTTGCCTTGAGTTACGATAACAGTGATAACGATTCCTAATACTGCAGTAGCACTTAATACATCAAGTGTTTCTCCAGAAATTAATTCAATTCCACATTGAGCGGAAATCATATCATTAATGAATGGTAACATAGTAAATGCTACAGAAATAAATACTGCGCAAAGATAGAATACTAAAGATTTTCCTAAACCTTTTAATAAAATACTCCAACTAAATGATTGTCCTTCACTCATGTTTTTAATAATTCCGCAAATTGTATTCACAAATACTAAGATTGCTAAGACAATTCCTAACCAACCCATAATTTGTAAAATTGACATAATTTTATCGTACATGTTCTTCTCTCCTTTTAATTTTTCTTTTTAACTTGTGCACCGCTACTATCTTCTACACATAGCCAAGTATTTTTAGTTTTACCCCAAACATTTCCTTTGCTATCTGTTGCGAATTCTCTAATAGTAACTGTTACACCAATTTTATATTTAGCATATCCCTTGTTGTCTGAAATACATTTAGGTTTTGCTTCAGCTGATAATCTACTATATTTTACTTTATTAGTAGTTAATACTTCAGGAGTACATCTTATATATTTATGTTGTAATGTAATATAGTCTCCTGGTTCCCAAGTAATTGGAGTAGGTGCTGGAAGTCCAACCAATTCTTTTCTTCCGTAAGCATAATCAGTTGGGTTAATAGATGAACTATTTCCACCTTTATCAATTTGGAAATGTAAATGTTTTCCTGTCGAATGACCTGTATTACCCATTTCCGCAAGATATTGACCTTTCTTTACATATTCCCCTTCTTTTACGACAATACTGCCGCTTTTTAAATGATAATATGCAGATTGATAAGTCTTATGTTGAATTCTAACCTTACACATAGTACCATTATTTTCTCCCTTATTTACCACTTTTACAACTTTTCCATCTGCGGTTGCTACTATTTGAGTACCTCCAACTAAATCAATACCATAATGATGGTCAACTACCCATTTACCATTATATTTGTATTTTCTAGTTTTATTAGGTCCTGTGTACGCAGATGTAGTTTTTAACTTGTTAGTTACAACTGGTTGCATATTAGGCCTCCTTCTTTTCATCTTTCTTTTCAGATTCTACTTCCTCAGCAGGGATATCTGCTTGAGGAGTAGATTCTGATTGTTCTCTTTGAAGTTGTTGCTCATAAAGCATCGCAACTTCATTGAATATATCTTTTAAAACATAATAAATTGCATCAATAGTTAAATTACTATTGTTAATATCTTCCGCAATTTTTTGTTTAAAGTCATTTAATATCATTTTAAAACCTTCTTTCTTTTTTATGTTAATTTAATTTTATATATCCATACACTTCTGCTCAACCCGTAAGAATTCCAGTATCTTGTCCTATAGTTCTTGCTGGATGACTTTCATCTACTTGTCGAGTGGCTCAAGAATCTGAAGATTTTATTGAAATATTAAAAGTTCTCGGTTGATTTGTAGCAGCTCCAAATATATTAGCAAAATCTTCAGTTTCTTGAATTTCCATTCCATCATCAGTAAAAGTTATATTATCATTTGTAATTGGATGTTGTCCCCAGTCTGGAACATTCCCACCGATAAATGCATAACTATTATAAAAACCATAACCTGTTTGTCCTAAATTACTAACATGATAAACTTTTAAATGCTTACATTTACCTTTAAAATCTTGCTTAGGTTCGTCATCCCCCCAAATCATACAAGTATGTTGTAATATAATTTTAGCTTTAGTTACAGTAAAATTCGCGGGAATTCTAATACTAAAATTTATTCAACTTTGTCTAACCTCAAAAGGTCCAAAATTTGAATCACAATTTCAACCAACTCATCCTGCAGTATCTCCATCATATCCATTTGTCCAAGCTCATCCTCATATCTCTCCTGGAAAAGTTAGATTCGTAAGGACTCCTTTGCTTCCATCAATTACTCCTCCATTAATAGTTGCCAACTTACATGTCAATTCTCCATTAGCGTTAACTGAGAAATTTTCATTACCCCATCTAATTTCTGGAGTGTTTAAATCTATTTTCATTCCACTTTGGCTTTCAACAGAATAATTACCACTAACAATTGTTGCTGTATCTTGAGTAGGATCTAATATAATTTTACCTTGGCTAGCTTTACCAAACTCTGCCTTTCCTGTCTCTGCATCTAAGAAGATAGTTCTTTCTCCATTGTTAAATGCAAATAACCCTTGTTCAGTTTTTCTAGTTTCATTTTCTTTTACTTTTCCCATTAATAAACCGGTAAAAGTATTAGTTACAGGATCCTTCGTTCCGGCTCCAATTTGAGGAGATAAAATTGTTCCTTTTCCATTATCTAATGAAATATGATTTCCATCTCATCCATTAATTGAAGCGATTCCAAATTTATTTAAGAAGAAATGAATTGGTATATGAAGTTTTCCAACTTCTGTTAAATTAGCAGTTAAAATTTTGACTTCTACTGCATTAGTTACATTTTCTCCATCATAATTATCATCAGGAACAAAAAATTTTGAATTTCCTGTTAAATTATCTGTTGTTAAATGTAAATCATCAACCCAATCAGTTCCATTAAATATTTTTCCTCTTATACTTCAATTATATGAAACTTTATATTTATTATTAATTTCAGTAATATCTTCTCATATATTGTTTATTTTTTGTTCTACTTGAATTTTAAAAGGATTAGTATTACTATATTGAGGTTGTTTTCCTGCACTATCATATTCTACATATCTAAAACCAGAACCTTTTAATAATTTAATTTTATAATCATTATTTTGAGTTCCAACTATAACTGGTAAAGTACAATAATAAATTTTATCTTTATAAGTAACAGTCGCTTTAACTATATCCGCGCCATCCTCAACATAATCATTATAACTAAATAATCCATTATCATAAATAATAGAACTAGAATCATATAAAACATTAGCATATCTATTTTTTAAAATACTCCATTCAATATTTACATTTGATGTAACACTCGAATTAGTTCCTTCCCATTTCATTTCTCCATCTTCTCAAATTTGAACTCTAAACCATTTTCCATCATTAATAGGTGTAAAATTTGGTGTTCCATTCATTATCATTGGATATTCAGTAAATTCTTCCCTAGTATTAGGAATAATTTTACAAATAATACTAGTTCCATTTGTTCCAGGTTCTCCATCTTTTGAAAAAGTAAATGATGTATTTGCATTTAAATTTAATGTTTTATATTTTACATTTAAATTAATTGTATTATTTCTAATCTTAGTTATATCATATTTATCTTCAATAGAAAAAGGTAATTCTAACTCATTTAAACTTTGACCCTCTTCTATCTTTATTAAACTATTATTTTTTGGAATTGTCCAGTTAATTTCGCATTGTTCTAGAATATCTGTTCCTAATAATCTACCATTACTATCTATAATATTGAAAGATAAAGGTAATATTTCAATTGGATTTTCTAAACTTCTATTTGTAGGTGAGATACCCATATTATCATAACTAAAAGTTTGCATACCATTATTTATTACTAAAAAATATTCTCCTTCAATAGACAAATTATTAGTAATAAGAATTGATGCTGTTCCTATTGGTAAATTATTAATATCATATGCAGTACATTTAAAAACACCAAAATCTATAATTTTAGATAAATCCACATTAATAATTTGATTACCTTCAACTCTTTGGATATTTTTATAACTGTCTAAAATAGCTTTTTGTGTATCTAACTCTTCTTGAGTTGCATTAGGCATTAATACCCCTGCATCAATTAAAGCCAATAGTCTAGTATATTCTGCTTTTGCGGCATTATATATATTATTATCTTCAGTTGTTTCTGCTAGTAAAGTCACTTTCTCGTTATTATCATAATAACTCCATTTATAACTAATCTCTGAGGCAGGAACATCTCCAGTAATTCCTACTAAACATGTTAATGTAGGGGAACCATTATCATAATAAAATTCAGTCCCACTATCACTTTCAATGGCAATTTCATAATTAGCTCCATAATTATAAATTTCACAATAACCTTCTGCTATTATTTCACCATTTCTAACTCCGACACATTTAATTAGCATTCTTAAACTTTTTACACTATATTTATCAATTAAATTAAAATTAACTCCAGGAATATAATTCTTTTTTCCAGTTGTAATATCTGTAATAGTATAATCATTAATACATTCTCAACCATTTCCGCCATATATAGTATAATTAACTGAACTAGTATCAATTGAATTATTTTCCTTAAACCAATAATATTGAATTCCTTTAGTAACTTCATTATTTTTATAAGTTAATTTAGCATTCATTTTTATTGTGCTTGTACTTGAATCATTCTTATTGAAATATCCTTTTCCTTCTTTTATAATGGCCATTGCATAGTTATCGCGATCTAAATTTTCTTTTTTATCTGCGGCACTTAATTCAAAAGCGCGAACAAAAATGTCATTAGGATGATTACTCTCTGTTTTTGGAAAGTGCTCTTCAAATATATAAATTCTTTTAACACTTATAAAATTATCACTATTAATTTTAAATAAACCATATTGTTTAGCTCAATCAGTTAATTTATAAGGATTCCCTTTCATATTGTCAACATCTATAATATAATCTTGAGTAACTGCCTTCCCTGAGGCATTATCTTTAAAATCTATTTCAAATATAATTCCATAATTTCCTTCAGTTTGTTGCGCATTATCTAATTTAGTTTTAAATTCTGCTGCGCAGATTAAATATTCACTATCTTTTATATTTTGTTGTAAAGATATAGTATCTAAATTAATAATATTAATAGATGCATCTCTATCATATAAAACAGTTGCTTGATCTGCTTTATATGAACATAAACCAAATTCATCATCAGAAAATAAAGTATTTCCGCCAATAATTCGATATACTTCTTCGTCATTTAAAACTACATCATATTCAGTTTTTTCTTTTTGAACTGCATTAATAATAATCTTATCTTGATCGAAATCCCCATTAGGCACTAGAATATTTACAAGAACCCCTTCAGGATAAAAAGCATTTAAATCAGTAGCATACGCTTCTATTTCGCTATCTTGATATTTTAATTTATATTTTCCTAAATCTGCATCTGTTCTTTCAATAACAACAGCTTGAATAGTTTTATTAAATTGAGCATTTGAAACTTTATCTGAAACGACCATTTCAATTGCATCAAGTAAATTGTTTTCATAATCATTACTGTTCATCAAAAAAACATCTCCTTTTCTCTCTAAATTTATTCCTTATTATATTTTTAAAAATTAAATAAAAATATTATTTATTTTGGTCCAAAATAAAAAAGAGATAGTCTTTTATTAACTATCTCTTCTTTCTCCAATTCTTTGGCTAGCTGAATTTACTAAGTTGTTTAATGCGGCTTCTATTTCCGCAGAGTTTCTTACATTAGGGAATTGAGCATCAATATGAACAATTTGTTCAAGAGCTCCATCATTTGGAGTACTATTGATACTAGCTGCGCTAGCTCCTGCTAATCTAGCAAGAACATTACTTCCTAACATTTCTGTTAAGTTTCTCATTATAGCAACAGTATTAAGCATATTTGCAGTATCACTTGCATTTAATACTAATTCTTTTTGATGTAGCATTGCAAGTCTACCACTATTATCCCAAGTACCAGTATAACCACCAGTATCATATCCAGTAATTTGATCTTGTCTAATCCATCCTAAAGCTCCACCACTAGTTGTTGCAATATGAATTGGATATGGTCTACCATTTTTTACAATAGTAATCTTAACTTGAGTACCAGCTTTCTTACTACCGCTTCCACCTCCACCATAGGAATCAGCATAATATCTTCCGCCTTGGTAAGTAACTACTTCTCCAGGTTCAGGAGAACCGTTTCCGCCTCCGCCAGAACCTCCTCCAGTATTTATATCTGTGCTTGGTGCGGCAGGTTGTGGAGCAGGAGTAGGAGTTCCACTTGCACTAGAAGTTGTTTGAGTTTGATTTTTATATTCTTCAGCTTGTTTTTCTTCTGAAGCATGCTTGTAATTATAAGCCTCTTCCGCAATTTGTTTAGCAACTTCTAATTCCCTTTCTCTCAATTTTAAATTTTCTTTTAATTGAGAATATATATCTTTAACTGCTTGTAATTCAGTTCCATAAGTATTTATAATTTCTTCATTTACACCAATTAATTTTTGTGCTTCTGTAATAGCCTCATCTTCACCATTAATAATAGTATCAAAAGTTCCATCTGCTACTCTATTAAGGTCTTCAATTTTTTCATTATAATCTTCTTCTGCGGCTATCATCTTATGATATGTTTCATCAAGAACTGCAGCAATTCCGCCTTCGCCAATAACATAGTCCATAGATTCTTTCATACCATTTGCATATGTTGGAATATATTCTTCTAATATAATTTGTTTAGCTCTATCGGATGCATTCATTAATGAGTCAATTGCTAATTCATTAGATCTTGATATTTCTTCAAAAGCTGAATTAGTTAAATTTTGATTTGCAACAGAATAATCTGTCATAACTTGTTGTAATAACTCATTATATTGTTGAATAATTAATTGACGTTCTTCTAATTGTTTAGCTGGATCCGCGATATCAACTGTAGCTTTTAATTTTTCTTCTAACTCAGTTAAACCATCACTTCAATCTTTTGCTAAACTATTAAATCTTTCTTTATCAAAATTATATAAACTATTATATAAATCATCTACTTTATTTTGAGCCTCTGTTATAGCATCATTATCTGCTATATATTGATATGTGTAATTACCTTGACTATCTCTTCTTAATCTCATTTGAGATTTATTTTGTTGAGCTTCTTCAAGAGCAATTCTAGCTAACTCAATTTCATAAAGTTTATTGGCTCTATCAACATCATATTGAGTAAGTCTATCTCTTTCGCGGAGACCAGTAAGTTGTTCATCCATAACCTTTTTCAATTTTTGTTGTTTACCAATATTATCTGTTTTATTAATTGCATCTACATATTTCTTTTCTAACTCTCTTATTGCATAAGTAGAATTAATTGTATCTAAATATCTATTTGCATTTTTATTTATTAAATCTCATTGTTCATTTATATAACTTAAACCTAAGCCATTAGTAATAACTTCTTCCCATTCTTTATACATACCATTAACTAAATTATGTAATTCATCTTTAGTCGCTTCTATGGCCGCAGTACTAAGTTCTTTAACTTGAGTGATTGCCGCTTTTAATTTTTCAGTAGCATTTTCTCTTTCTTCTTCTGTAAGTTGTTCATTTTCAAGTCTTTCTCTCCAGAAGTTTTCTTCCATTTTAGCATATTCTAGTTGTTCTTTTAATGCTTGTTGTTGTTTAGCATAATATATTTCTAAATCTTTATAAGCATCTTCCCCAAGTAATAATTGAGTTAATTTAATATCATGATTAATTAAATCTCTTAGATATTCATAATTTTCAATTTGTTTATCAAATTTTTCTTGAACCTCATCCATTTTATCTAATACATCTTGTAATGCATCATTTTCTAGGTCACGAAGCTCATCAATTGAATTCATTATTTTATCTAATGCTTCTTGTAATTGATCTAAGCCTTTAGCTTCATTATTTCCGAAGATATTATCTTGACCACGTTTCATTTTTTCTAAATTATCTAAAGCTTCACGTAAATGTCTAGTTTCGGTTTGAATATCTCCATTTCCACTATTATTAAAGTAAGTATTAAAATCCTTTAATCTAGTAGAGATATTACCAAATATATCTTCATCTTTAAATCCCTTAATATTTTTCTTATACCATTCATTCCAATCTCTTGTTGCTTGATTCATATCAAGAGTAACTTCAATTTCTAAATTGAATTTTTGAATATTTAATTCAATTTGTTTATCAATTGCATCTTGAATAGATTGTTGTAAATCTGGAATAAAATCAGTAACTAATTCATCATATCTATCAATATCTTTTTTAAATGCTTCAAAATCTTTTTCAGCTTTTTTAAGAGTATCTTCATATTTTTCTTGTTGTTCTTTAGACATTTTATTGTAATTGTCATATAAACTATTTACATAAGCCTCTTGCGCCTTAATTGCTTCTGCATAATTTGCAACAGTACCATCTGAATTAAAATATACTCCCTTATTAGATAAATTATTTGCTAATTCTTTTTGTTCATCATTAGCAATTCTTAATTTTTCAGTATAATTACTAATTTGAATATTTAATTGATTTCATTGAGCATTTAAATTATTAATTAAATTACTACCAACAAATTTTTCTTGTTGAGATTCTAATTTCTTTAAAGCATTATCTACTTTTGTTATTTGAGCATTGACTTTATGATATCTATCGATGTCTGTTTCAATATGCTCTTTTTTACTTGGTTTACTACTACTTCCGCCTTTTTTACCTGTAGCAGCAGCTTTATAGTTACCTTTACTTCCTACTGTTTGTTTAGTTTGTTTTACTTCAAAATTTCCATCTCCAACAACAGTAAAGTTTTCATTTTTAGGTGTTGTAGTCTCAATCCATGCATAATCTATATCGATAACTCTCTTTTGTCTCTCTGGATCAGTAGATGAAGGATCATAAGCTGGGTTTGGCATTTGACCTGAATAAGTATGTTGAACACTTTGACTTTCAGTAGAGAATGTCGCTGTTTCAAAAGTTAATTTTTCAGGTTTATTATAAGAAATTGGAATTTCAATTCCAAGTTGTTTTGATAATTCATTGATTTCTGCTATAGACATGTCAGTAGCATTTATCATATTTGCTAAAGTTTGTGCATATTTTTTTTCTAATGATTGACCCACATCTTGAGAATCAATAGCTTGAATAATATCTTCAAAACTCATTCTTGCATTGCTTAATTCTGCTAAGGCTTTTTCACTAGAACCAAAAGCACCTTTTAAAGCATTTAATCTACTTAAAGTATATAATGCTTCATAAGCTTTTTCTGCTTCTTTTTCAGTTCCTGTTAATAATATATTAATTTGTTTTAATGTTTCCGCATCTTTAAAATCATCAGAAGTAAGAACAATTCCCATTTCCTTTAATTGATCTACAACTTCTCCAACAGCATCTGCAACATCATAACTTACTTTTTCACCATTCTTCATGGCTTTAGCATAAATTTTTATTGCATCAGCATTATTTTCGTAAGCTTTTCTTGCATCGTTATAAGATTTATTAAATTTATAACTTGCTGCAGCTGCGGCCGCAGTATCTTTAGTTCTAGACTTTTCAATATCCCCTGACTCTTCTAATGTAGCGGCATATAAAGTTAAAGCAGTTTTAGTTGTTTTTAATGCTTCTGCTTGTCCTTGTAAAGTATTATTATATTCGTCTAAATCAGATGCAATTCTTTCAGGTAATCTGCCTCATTCATCTGTAATATCTAATAATCCTTTATAATATTCTTCTATAGATTGACCATCAGGAAGTAAACTTTCTAATTTTCCAATTTCACCAGGATTACCTGCAGCTTGTAAAAGACTTAATTCACCTGTTGTTAATTGTTTAAGATTATCTTCAGTAAAACTATCTGATTGAAGTTTTAATAATGCTCCAGCAACATTTGATTTAGAAGTATCTGTTTCTATTGGTGAGCTAATCGTATCAACTCGATCATATACTTCTTTTACTTGATTAAATATTTCTTCAAGATCTTTCTTACCTTCATAATTTGCTCTATTGCTTATTCCTGCATCCTTAGCTTCAACATATCGTTTAGCGTCCTTATCCATTCCTCCTGCAGCTGCATAAACTCCTCCAGCTAAATCTAAGACACCTGCAATAGGATTTCAAGTTCAAAAATCTTTTACACCTTGAGCTTCTCTAGAAGCTGACATACCAGCACTAAATTTATCCATCCAATTTCCTGAATAAATTTTATTCATTGCTTGTGCAGTGGTTGAACTATCTATATTTTCTGAATAAGCTCTATTCCATTTGTCAAATTTCTCATAATCTGTCACATAACGATCTCGAATTGCACTTTTTTGCATTTCAGTCATTGAGTTATATCTATTAGTTTGGTCTTGATCCATTGTTGCAATCATATGTTGAGTGGCAGTATAACTAAGTTGTTCTCTATCTTCTGCAGTCAATTTTTGGAATTCTGGATTTCAATTTTCAATAGATTCTGAAATATCTTGACCATTTTGTTTAATTGCATCAACAGTTTGATCTGTATCATTTTGTAAAGCACCTAATAAAGGTAGCGCTCATTCTCCCTTTTCGCTAATTTGACCTATATTAACAGGATTTTTAGAACTTGCATTTTCAAGAATTTTTCTACCTTGATCATTATCTATCCAGTAATAACTTCTTCTATTTACATCTTTAGTAAATTCACTAGTAATTTCATTTTTTCTTTGTTCTCTTCTATAATTATCTACTCTATATTGAGCGTAAGCAGTATCTGCTTGTTGTTGTAATAATTTTTTATTTTGTTCAAAAGCTCCTTTTTCTAGAGCTTCTTGTGAAATTTCAATTTTTCCACTGCTTCCAACAACATAATCTTTTCCTGCTATTAAATTTAAAGTATCAATTAATTTTAATGCTTGCTCATTTGATTTTATAATTGCTTCATAAAATTCTACAGTTCCTTCGGTTAAAGAATCTATAGAAGATCTAGCATCCTCATATGAAGTTAATGTCTCTTTAAAATCACTATATGCAGTTTGAGCTTCTTCTAATTGTTTTTTATTTAACTCTAATGTTTGATTTAATTTATATTCTTCTGAGTTTAATTCTTTAACATGCTCTAGATATTTATATATTGCTACACCAAGTGCTGCAGCTCCAGCTACAGCCGCCACTGCTAAAACAACTCAATTTCCCATTAAAGCATTTTTAATTGTTAATAAACTATTTTCCATTATCAAACCAGGAATAGTTTTTGTTGTTCTTTGAGTATTATTAGCTCCATCTGCTACTGTATTTTTAATTTCTGCAGAGGTATTCTCATTTTTTACTGCGGTGTTAGCTTTTGTAAGGCCTGTCTCAGTAGTTAATAAAGCATTTCTTTTTGTTAAAGAAACATTTTGTTTTTCTAAAACTAATCTAAAATTTGAAAAAATTGAAGTAACTTTGTTTCAATTTGCTAATAAAATTGGCGCTTGTACAATAAGTATGGCAAAAATACTTTTAAATTTTTCCCATCCACTCATTTCTTCATCGGACATTTTTAGTATTTTTATAATACTACCTAAAGATTGTAATGCTGAGAATGTAACTGCTATTCCAGATATTAAATTTTGATAAGCTTGTGCAGTTGCCGCTTGTTGTTGTGCAGATCTTACAGATTCATCTATAGCATTCTTATGTTGTTTTTCTTTTTCAAGAGTTCCATCTTGAGTCTTTTGATATTGTTTAGCCGCTTCATTAAAGGCTTCAGATTTTTTACTTAAATCATCAATTTCTTCTTGACGTTCTTGAAATTTATCATTTATTTCTTTGTTTATTGAATGAAGCTTTTCCTCATCAGCTAAATCTTTAATATATCCTTTTCTTTTCTCTTCTTCGACTCCCGCAACTTCTAAAGCTAAATCTATTTCTTGTTCTCTTGATTTTATTATATCTTCTCTATCCTTTGAAGAAGCAGAATTTAAATCAAGCATTAATTCATCAATAGCAGATTGCGCATCTGATAATTTTTCAGTTTCTCTTGTTGCTTGTTGTGATAATTGAACACTTCTTAGTTGTAAATTATTTATATTTCCTAAATATTCTTCATCTTCTTCTAACCAACCAGCTGTATTTTTTAAATTTGTTTCTCAATTTTCGGCTGCCCCAATCGATTCAGATAATTGTCCATATATTTGTTGTTGAGTTGCTAATTCTTCATAATCTTCTTTAGAAATATTTTGTCTAATTTGAAGTAAATCTAAAGAATATTTAGCTTCTGCTTGAACTCTTTCATCACTAGGGCTTTCGGCACCATTTAATTCATAATCATTACGGATATTATTAGCAAGTTCTTGTTTAAATGCATCTGCATCTCTATTTTTGGTTTCAATATCAAAATTATTATTCATTCTTGCTGCGGCAGAACCTAATTGTTTACTAAATAAAGCAATTACATTTCCACCTAATATTCCAGTTAGATTATCTCCCAATCCAGTTAAATATGTATTAATACCTTTTAAAGCTCCGGTTAGCATATCTACGAAACCTTTAATTGATTTTTCATCTAAAAGTGTATCGTAAAATTTTTCAGCTTCAGTAGATAATTGTTGTAAATGAGCTTCTAAGCTATCTAAATAAATTTCTTGTTGAGATTCTAATTTACCTGCAGATGTTTCCGCAGTAGTTAAATTAGTTTGGAATGTTTCCCAATTATCCATTAATGCAATTAATTGAGTATATTGTCTTGTACCGGCAACATTTTGTGCTAAAGCAACTTTTTGCGCATTATTTAATGTATTCCATGTTGCACCCATTTCATTCAAGATAGCATCCATTGTTTTTAATTCGCCATTACTATTTTTAATACTAATACCAACACTATTTAATGCTTCTGCATATTTACCTAATGTAGTACCATCTTCTAAAGTTTCTCCTAATTCCAAATCTTGAATACGAGCAAATAATGTTTTAAATGCAGTACCTACAGTATCAGCACTTTGACGAGTCTCTGCAACTACAGTAGCTAGTGCACTAGTAGCATATTCATAACTTAATCCTACTGTACCAGCAACTGCCGCGAATTTTTCTAGACCTTCAGAAATTTCTTCGGCACTTGAAGCTGTACTTGCTCCTAATGCAGTAATAACATCTGCATAATGTTCAAGTGATTTTGAGCCATCATCAAAATTATTTCAAATAGCAGTCATATATTCAGAAACTTCTTGAGTAGAAGTTCCTAATACATTTGCCATTTTTACAGTAATGTCAGTTCTATCTGTAACATCTTTACCTGTTAAACCTTGTTGATAGTAAATTAAAGATGCTTTTGTATAATCTAAAGTAGAAGCACCTAATTCTTTTGCAGATTGATTTGCATATTTAGCAAATCTTTCCATTTGATCTGCAGTTTGACCACTAACAATTCTAATATCATTTAAAGATGTATCTAAATTCTTTACATAACTATAGGCTTTTTCTAATGAACCTGTAAATGAATTAAATATACTTGAAGAAATACCAAATCTAATAGTATTTGCAAAAGTTAATGCCATTTTATTTAATAATTCACTAGATTGTTTTAATTGAATATTTGTATTTAATACAGAACTAGCAATATTATTAAAAGCGGTTGTTCCGGCTGAACCAAGGTTATTTAATTGTGTTCTAAATTGTTGAATTCCGCCATAGGCTTGATTAATTTCTTTTTTGAAATTAGTTATATTTAATTGTCCACTTTTTAAATCCCAAGATTTACTTAAAACGCCAGAAAGTTTTTCAGCTTCTCTTGCAGCTTCTTGGAATCCTTTTTTTAAATTAACTCCACCCATCCAGTTTTCGGATTCAAAAGATGATTTAATTTTTTGTGCGGACACAAGTAATTCTTCTAACTTTTGTCTAGACGCATCTAAATTCTTATTATCAGTTTCAAACTTAAGACCTATGCGTAGTTCATTCTTTGTAACCATATCCTTTTTCCTCCTTTATATTTTTACAGAAAATAAAAAATCCTTCTTATCATATATTATGATAAAAAGGATTATTCTATTAATTTACTTTGACCTAGTTAGGTAATTGATTATTGTTTACAGATTTTGCATATTCTAATACATTTTTAAATTTTTCTTTATCAAAACCATCAACTAATTTTTGAATTTCATCTGCTTGAGTTTCAAAATTAGCTAATAAATTATTAAGTACTCCAGCAAAAGTATTTTGATTTTGATAAATATCTTTCATTTGTTGATTCAATTTAGATACTAAATCATTATATTCTTCTTCATTCATTGCCATAATGATTTTATCTAATAAACCATTACTTTTTAAAGCATTATATATTTTTAAAGGTTCTTCTTTTTGTTTTTCTGTAAAAGTAATATTAGTATACATCATTACTATATATAAATTAAAAAATGCATCTAATAAAGTTGGATTAAAAATAGAATCTTGTTTAGATTGTTCTAAAGAAATATTAATTAAAGCATTTTTATCTTCAATAGGTAAATATTGTAATACTTCAATATCTGTACCTTCAACTTTTTTAATTTCTTCATTTATTTTTAATTTTAGACTTGAATAAGTTATTTTTGCCATAACTAATTCCTCCTTTTCTCTCTTATATAAATTATAACATAAATTTTTTTACTATGCAACTTTATCTAAATTTAAACTTAATTCCATAGTAATATTTCTATTTCTAATATCATTGATAATCATTCGGCTACGAGTTTCGCCTTCTTTGTTGCTAGTAGGATCAGTTTCTTTTTGATAATATCGATTATGAGCATTTTTTATATTATATTGATGCTTTTGAAGGTCTGATGAAACATAACTTTGATCATCTTTCTCATTAGAAATTTTTTCCATAATTTCTGCAACATTATATACTTTATCATTAATTACCATAAATCATGCAAAATCATCTTTATCAAGCGATCCCGCTAATGCTAATGGTAAAAATGCAGCATGGAAATAATCATACATATCTTGCATTGCATTTTGCGCATCTTTATTTAATTCTGCTGGTAGTTT